TTAACTTACATATCGTAATCCCATATTTCCATTACTTCTTTTTTTCCATATGTAACCAGATTCATCCCCCACTTTCATCTCATCTGTTACAACAGAACTTTGAATATATAAAGACTGATTTGTAATATATGCGATTTTTTGCGACCCCTGCATGAAATCAATAGAAGTGTTAGTAATACGAAGTTTAAATTCATTGTCAGATTTTCCAAGTTCAATACACGGAGAACCCGTATCGTCTGTAGACATATTAATATAAGCGGTTTTTGTAGCAACATCGTTTGCAAGCTGACTTGCATTATTTGCAAGTTGATTTACTTCATCGACATCACCTTTTACATCTGTAATATCACTTGTTACTTTATCAATGATCGTTTGATATGCTCCCATATTAAACGTCCATCCATTTCCAGTTTGGGTCATAAGAGATTGACCATTTTCATCGGTCACAAGAGTTTCGATAGAATTTTTTAAGATTTCTAGGCTAGATCTTACTTCTGATGTTTGTTCTAATGCATTGTTGGATTTATTTTCGGAAGAATTTAAAGAAGATTGAACGTCCTCTGGTGCGGGCGACCAGTCGGTAGGTTTATTGCCTAATTCAAGTTTTAGATTAGAAAATCTAACTGTTCCAGTAACATTGTTTAATAAAAATTTAACACCTGCATTTGTAGAATTGCTCCATGTGTCAGGAATTTTAAAAACTTCTTCAACATGTCCAGATTTAATAGTTTCAGATAAATTTATTGAGGACAAATTAGTGGATACATCATTATAAGATTGAACGATAATTGTTCCGCTTGTAGCATCATCAGTTACATAATCATAGGAAACTGCCACAACAGAATATTTTCCCCCATGTAAAGACTTAGAACCGTATTCGCTATACAAATATTCATTTGACGCTTCACTACTTTTTCCTGTTCCGACAACAACTCTTTCTTCGCTTGTTTTAAGCAATAAGTTTCTACCACCAATTTCTAAATTATCTATTTTATCATTTGCCGAATCAGCGGTTTCTTTCACTTCTTTGACGGACAACTTAATCTCGTCAGAGGTAACACTTATTGCTGATTTCATTTCGTCTTTAGTGGCATATTTTTTTTCTGCTGAAATTACAATTTCATTTGCTTTTTGGTCTACTTTTGTTATATCGCCCTTTAAATTTTCTATTTGAGACGAGTTATTAGTAGCTGTTTGCTGAAGTTGTGATATATCACCCTTTGCATTTTCTACATCAGATTTAATCGCATCTCCTGAAACTTTTAATGATGATATATCGCCTTGTGCAGTCTCTACACGTTGTTCAATATCGGTTAATGTTTGTGTTACTTGAGTTACATTACCACTTAGGTCAGTTATTTGACCTTGTATCGTTCCTGCCGTCTGTTCTAGTTCAGATCGTAACGTCTGTGAAGTTTCGCCAAGCTTATCGTTTGTAACATAATTTTGTTCTACAGTTTGTTTGAAACTTTCTGCTGTCTGTTCACTCTTAGTCATACGCTCTTCTAATTTTTGAACAGTGCTTCCATCAGCTTTTGTTTCTACGGTAGTTTTTACATCAGACACTTCGGTAGAAATCTTTCCGATTTCTGTTTTCTGCTCCGCTACTTGATCACGAATCTCCTTGACTGTTGTATTGTTAAAATTGTCTATTTGATTTGTAATATCTGATTGCCATACTTTATCTGTTATTGATTTTTTCACTGCATCTACAGTAGAAGATACGCCGCTAATTTGCGTTTTTATTTCTGTGATTTCAGATTTTATAGATTCATTTGTCAACACAGGGATTGTAATTCTGTCTAATTCATTAGACACCTTTTCTGCTTCGCATAAACTACATTGAACACTGACAACCTTGTTTGACGATAGTGTGTATTCAATAGATGATTCATTTTGAGTAGATATATATTTTGATGTATATGTAACCCCGTTTTCCGACTCTTTAACTATAAACATACCCTCGTAAGGAGAAGTTGTAGTTGTATTACTTTTTCTCGTATATGACGTAAATGTAATTTTATTCGGAGATATCACATCATTAATTTCTTTGTTTAAAAGTGGAACAGAAGAGAAGAGTTCGTATATGGTCATAGATCCATCTGCTCCATCCTTGGTCTTACACCAAGAAAATTTCTTTACTATATTTTTGTTTTCAATTTTAAATGTAATATCTATTGATCCATTAAGGATATTCGATCCGCCAAGATTCGCTCCTTTTGCGATATTTAATATGATTAAACCATCTTTTGTTGCTGTAGAATCAGAAATAGAACCAAGAGTTATGCCTGATGGTAAAACACCTACGACAGCAGAAACAGGTATTTTTTCTAATCCTGAATATCCAGTAAAAGGAATTTCAATCAACATTTGTTCTGGGACAACCCCTTCATTGTTACAAGGGACATTCTGCGCCTCGTTTCCTAAAATTATATTTATTGCAGATTGTCCCGGTTGTCCATCGGATACATTAGATATTGTGATTTGTCCGTATGTCTTTATAATTCATCACCGTCCATCAAAAAAGAGAACGCAATTTTTGCGTTCTCTTAGCTTGTATTTTACGCAAGTGGAATATCCGCTTCACACATAAATGCAGTAGATCCATCTATGATTGTTCTATCAACAAAGACCGCTTTCCCGGTGTTCCAAGGAATTCCAGCTTTATCTAGTTCAACTCCCTCAGAATTGCGTCTAAAATATTTATAAGTTCCTTTAGGTAGATCTTCACCTGTAGCATCAATCCACCCAGTTCCATTATGTTTTTTTAAAATTACTTTTTTTGCAACTTTATCGACATGATAATAAAAATCTCCAGTTTGTCCAGAAGGAGAGGTAGTAGAAAAGACTGTTGATTTAATTGCATCAATTTCTTTACCGTTTAAATAAGCTAAAACATAAATAATGCCAAAGTCAGCATCTTTTGTAAGTTGAGAACCTACAGTTGACATGACAAGTAATTCTACAGGGTCATTTTTATCGGTTACTGTCCAGTAGGCAATATAATTCCTTCCGTTATATCCAACAGTACATCTAAATGACGCTAATGAATTAACCATATCCGGTGTTACTGTAATTGTTTTTTTGTTTGCGCTTGGAATATCTGTATATTTTCCGCCATCAAATTTAGCCCATTGATATGTTACACCAGATTCTACAACGGAACCACCATCTGTAATCTGTGCCTCCAACAATACGTTGTTTTCTGCGTTTACAATAACATTTCCCTGGGGTGCATATATTTGTAGCATTACTGCATTTGTAGCTTGGATGCTTTTTGTCCAACTAAACTTTTTATCAACAGAAACACCCTCGCAAGTAAATGTAAGAGTAAAACTACCTGATAAATCAGAAGCTGACCCTAATTCATTCCCGGCAGGAATATTTATTGTAATTGTGCCCGGAGAATTAATAGTACCAGAAGTGTTTGTCTTAACTGTAACGCCGCTTGGAAGAGTTCCAGTTGAACATGTAACGGGAATTCTTTTTAATCCTTTATACGCATAAAAGGGTATTGTGATATCTTTGGCGATAGAAACAGTTCCGTTTGGTTTACAAGGAATAACTTCAGCTTCATTTCCCATAATTATTGAAATAGCATCAATACCATTGTTTCCGGCTTCACCATCAGATCCGTCTTTTGTTATAATAACTGTTTGAGAATCTAGTATATTTGTAACGCCACCAGAAGCAAATAGTTCACATTTGATTGCTCTTATAGAAGATGACGAAGGCACATATGTTTTATTTGACTCGTCAGAACCTGAAGTGTATTTCGCTGTTCCAAATACAAGACCGTCTGGTGATTCGTATATTTTAAACCTACCATTATATACAGTTTGTGATGTTTCAGCACCGACTTGTTTAAACGCAGAAAATGTAACATTTGCAGGACTTAGTGTTCCAGACTTATTAACATTCATAGAAAGAGTAGAAGATTTCAATGAATAAACAACTGCGGCTTCCCCATCAAGTCCAGCATATTGTTTAGTTAAAGTAAATCTCTTTTTTAATGTTGCGCTACCACTTTTGGTGCAAGTAAATTCCACATAGCCAACATCAACTGTTAAGTTTGAAACAGTATATTTATTGTTTTCAAATGTTCCAGACACTCCTTCTGACTCTTGTGTGGCGATAGACCATTTTGACGTTACATCTGTTCCGCCTTCAAATACATTAATTGATGTTTCAGCTCCGATGTATGAAGATACTTCACCTTTTGAGTTACAAGGAAGAGTATGATCTTCGTTGCTCAAAACAACAGCAATAGAGCTATTTCCTGCTGCACCATCTCTAATCTTTGTAATAGTATGCAGATCATAAACCGTAGGATCGTCTGTTACTAATTTTATAATTGCAGTGTCATTCACAAACAAAGCAGATTCATTTGCTTTTATAATAATTGATGTTCCATTTGTGGTCGGATTGTTTGTAGTTGGAATTACCACAAAAGAACCATCAGATTTTTTATACTGCCATTGGGATATATTTACATTTGTTACATTTGCAGTTAATGTAATCGTGTCTGATCCAACTAATGTCTGATTTGTATTATACAAAAATACCGATTCTCCTGTGATAGAGCAATATTTTGCTTCAATCGCTTGCTTAGACAATGAAAATGACATTTGTGATTGAGTTTCTAAAGTCGTATTTGTAATGGGGTCTGTGTATTGAATTCCAACAATATATGTTAATAATCCACTTTGAATTTTACTCAAAAAGTTTTGTGACACGGTTAAAATACCATTTTTTACAGTTTCGCCTTCTTTCAATTCAGAAGCGGGTTCAGATCCTTCTTGTCGTTTCCAAGTCACTGTCAAACCTGTACATGGTAATTGTAATTGTTTTTCATTAAAATAAATAATCGGTGTTAATACTAAATTGTTTTTCGTCCAATCTGGGGTATATGTAATAACATCTCCATTTGGATTTTCAATTACCGTCTGCGGCTGATTACTTGTTAAATAAACACTAAGTCTTCCGACATCAGCAATGTCAGATATGGTAATTGAACCATAAACTTTCGGCATATGTTTTCCTCCTTAAAAAATTGCTTTTGTAATAAGATTTTCTCCATCAAAAAAAGAACAAGTAAAACTTGCTCCTATAAACACATCAGCATTTGTTATGTGTAAACTTTTCGTTCCGTTTTTATGTGCTTCATTCCAGTAATGGTCGCCATCTGTATCTGTCGATTGTCTTGTCCATATGAATTGACTATCTGGATAATTCGCGGTAACCTCAGTTTGTCCAAGATATAAATTTGGAGTTAGATAAGTATCAATTAGTCCTCTTCCAAAAATAGTTCCGTTCGATGAATAGATGTTCATTGTATAAGGGATGTTGCTTTCTAAATTATCAATTTGTCCTTGTATATTTGTTACAGAATTTTTTATCGTTGTGAATTCTGCATCAATTCCATTTTTATCAATTACCACCTGTCCGTTTTGCACAATATTTCCGCTGTCATCCGTCTCCAAAACAGAAAAATTGAATTTTTCTTTTCCAATGGTTCCATTAGAAATCATATCATTTACAATAAGTCCATCAGAAATAGCAGATTCCTTTATTCCTGTTGAATCGATCAATATGCCTTTCCCTGTTTCATCGTACAGACAAAATGTAAAATTATTATTTGTATCTCTGCCTATCTGGATTCTTATGACACCGTTTTTGTCTTTGAATTGCATTGTATTTCCAACAATTTCAAGTCCGCCATCATCGGAAGCGATATGGAATTTATCGGCAGAAATATCTCCGGCTTTTAACATGGAGACAGTAATTTGAGCAGCGATTAAATCACGAATTACAGCTTGATCAATATTCACATTTTCAGCAGTAAGTTTAATAATATGACCTAACTCCGCACTAAGATTTCCGGCTAATAAATTATCAATCGCAGCAACTAAAGCCGATAGGTCTTTAAATTCACCACTGTTCGCAACAATTTTATTTGCAGCAATAAGTTCTGATTGTATATATTCAAAAAAACCGTTATTTCCATAAATGTCGCTAGGCTTTAAATAATCACCGCCAACACCAGATCCATTACCTATACTTCCGTTTATAATATTTTGGATTTTGTTTGAAAACAAAGAAGATTGTAAAATTTTAGATAGAATTTGATATATATTATCATCTGATAAATTGACACTTCCAGAAAAAGAAGTATTAGCGGAAGAATTACTTAAGTTTCCCGCCATATCAAGCAATGACACGAAGTCATTTCTTTTCTTTCCAGATTTAATCATATTAGAAAATTGCAATGAAAATTTATTATCATATAAACAAGGATTAAATGAAATTGCCATAACACGCAATTTGACATAATAATCATCACGAATACCAACTCTAATAAAATTGCCATAATTCAAATCATTTGCATGTAATTCATTACCCGCCGCAGACAATATGTTGTCAAGTGTAGTTGAATAAATGGTTTGCGGCAAAGAATATACTGCGATATCCTCTAATGCGGTTTCACATAATTTTTGTTGAATATCTACATTTTCAGATAGATTGTCCAGCGATGTCGTGAATATATTTTCGTTTGTATAAGTGGTCTGATTAATAATATGATATATTTCGTTTAGTTCTTTATCACTAAAACCTTCGGATTCAGGACTAGATATATCTGTTTGTCCTCTCCATGTTTCTAAGCCCATTTTTTGAGCTAATATATTACGATTATTACCGATTTCTTTTTGCTTTGTTTCCTTTTCAGATACTTCTTTCTTTCGTTCTTTTAATGCATATGCACATGAATCAGTATTGCTTTCATCTAACTGGTATGCATTTTTTAAATATTCATCATGTTTATCTTTGAACCCATCTTCTGTGAGAGTAGGGTATTTTTCATTGTCTTGCTTAGATAATTCTTGATATCTTTCCCATGTCAAATCATAGTGGCTTTTTTTTAAAACATTAACAATGTCTTGATAAGAAGTCAATTTTATTTCAATTTCATTGACACCATAATATTCCCAAGTTGTTTTATATGTTTCAATAAAGTCTGTTTCGCCTTCAGAAGTGGGAAGTTTTCTATTTTCAATTTCAATGTCGATATTGGGAAGAATGGTATCGACAATTTGATGATAAATATTTGCATCAGGAGAAGCATTAAGAGCATTAATGTCAAAATGTCCTTCTTCATCAACATATATTTTTTCGTATCCAAGTTTTTGTGCTTCGTAATCAGATTTAAAATTTAAAAGTTCTTCATCGTTTAATTTATCCCAATTTTCAGAGTTACAGTCTAAGTTTGGAACTCGTGTATTTAACTCACCGATTTGTTCTTGGAGTACATTCCATTCTTTTGAGTATTCTCCATATTTATATCTTGCGATATTACAAAAAGAAGACCATTTATTATACTTATCAATAGTAGTAGGCGACAAATATTTCTCATTTAGCCAATACCTATCAAGTATAATTAAATAATTACTTCCACCATTAAACTGTTCAATTCCTAAGTTATTTCCACCTACGACACGAAATTTTGTAAATATATTGTCTTCATCAACCGTAATATCACTTGTTTTTTGAACATTGCGGAAACCAATTGTAACACTGGTATCTTTACCAAAATTCTCTACACGATAGAAATTAACTTTAAAATTTATGTAATCAAATTCAACAACGCAGTTAAAGAACTTTTCAAGATCCTGCATCATAAAAGCATATGCATTACTATAACTTATATCAAACATACCAATTTCATCAGCAAGTAGAACAGGAGTCTTTACTAATTCTCCATTTTCAAATGACCCGTATATTTTTGGAATGGGATCAACGTAACCAACTTCCCATCCGTCAACTTTTGATACAAGAATATCTACAAGGCTCAATTCTTTATTTTGAGGATTGTGGAATTTGATATTTTCTTTTGCAAATTCAACACCATTTATTTTTTCCACATTTCCCTCTACAAGCATTTCTAAAGAATCAGTAGTACCTTTATTCACTTTCCACATATCCAATGGGACTTGTCTGTATTCTATTTCAGCAGAAGACGCATTTATTGTCTTGTATTCGTTATTTCCTGTGGAATGTATTTCAGGGGTGTCCATAATAAACCATCCGATATTTGTGACATATAATCGCATATATTTTGATACCAATTCATAGCCGTTTGATTCAATTTTATCGCCATTTGAATTTTCAATATAACGATTAATATCAAAAGAAATAGGAGATAAGTCATTACATTTTCCAGTAAAATCAACTTCGTCAATATTGACTCCATTTAATGCGCATAGAATACATTTTGTCGGGGTTGCAAGATATATTTTGGAAGGCTCGTTTCTACCATAAAAATCTTGAACTATTTTCATGATACCAAACCTCCCTTTTTCGGCTCTAGGTAATCAATTGATAAATTAAAATTCCCGAATACACGAAAACTATTGTTACCATTTATCAATCTCATCCAATAAATTTCATCTTCATCTTGAATTCCCATTTTTGTAAAAAGAACAGGACGTTTCAATGAATCGTAGATGCCAAGCATTTTACAATCGATATCGATGTCTAATGCTTGATTTAAAGCGCAATAAAAGAATCCACCGCGGCATATAAAATATTGTTTTTCAGTCTTCAAATAATATGCTATATATTTATGCTTGATACCATACATATCTGTCATATAAAATAACAAACATGTATTATCACATATCATCTTAACATCAAGCGTATCTGGATTGATTACATATTCAACTTTCAGATTGTTTATATTTGAATATGATGTGATTTTATCTTTTAATGTTGTTATATTGCCTACAATATCTTCCGTTATAGTAATTGATCCGTTTTCTAAAATTTCGCTATCAGATAAATTGTGGATATATATTTCTTCATTTTTAGTTGGTACAATATGCAATGTAGGATATACATAGTCATACTTTTCACTACTTTCATTGTTTACAAGAAAATTAGTACCTCCACGAATTTCTTTTTCGATAGTTTTTTTATTAAATGTATATGGAGAGCTACATGTAAATGTGGTTCTAATACCATAGCAAATTCCCCAATTATCATAAGGTTCAACAGAAGAAAAATATCCATTTGCCAATATTTTTTCTCCACTTTCTTTTGTAATATTTAACCACTTATTGTCTTGAGGTGAAGTAAGCCATGAAACCAATGTTTCATATTCTTCATTTGTGAATTCCATTTCTTCCTGAGACTCGCACATGGAATCGTCTTTTATGATATGGATATCAAAGGTTAATACATCTGTATATACAGTTCCAAAACCGATTCTTTCTGGTCTATACTTATTCATCTCGCTAAATTCCATGTCACGGCTTAACGCAGATGGAAGAGAAGTGTCATCATCAAAATTTACAGATATAAGATTTTGTTTTGACAATGAATTATTATCAAACTTAAAGTCCTTACATACTAATATCATTTTTTCTTTCACCTCGCTAATTTTATTTTTTATATGAAAATCCAACAGGATTATATTTTCGTTTTTTAATTTCCGCATAATAAAAGAGCAGGAGAGGGGATGTTCTCTTGCTCTTTAAAATCGTTGACTATTATCTTGTATACATATATAATATATTTTGACAGAATCCAACATTTTTATTTCGGCTAGATAGAGATGGTTAGGCGGTTGAGTCATGTCAGAATGGTGACATTCTGTTTATTATATAGATACCCTTGCTAAGAAAGGAGGGTGATATAACATGATTCGTGATGCATTAGAGATATTAATTCCGGGCATTGTAAGTGGAGTAACATCTACATACATAGTTCGTGTTATTGATAATTTATTGCACAAAAATAACCGCCATGAGTGAAGTGAGCGGTCATTTTTGTGTTAATGTTTTGAAAATATTAGCCTTTGTGATTTGCAATTTATAGGCTCAACCGTCTAACGGATTCTGTCTTTTTATATGCTTAATCTTACACTATTTTTTGCTGTTTGTAAACATGTAAATATATTTACAAACTATATTCTCTCAATTATTAGCAATCTGTAACTGACACAACGCCAATCACAAACTACTATCCAAAACTAACTACAGTTTCTTTTGAATTCCCATCAATCCAGCGTCTTTATACATGCGTTTTGATGTGTATTCGTATGATTTTTGAAGTAATTTCTCTAATCCCGGCAACGCATCTCTATCAACATTTCCATTAACGGTCAGCAAACTGTCATAATGATTATTAATTGCAATATTTTCATTGCCATTATTTCTTTTAACAGTAGAATTTAAAATCTGATTTGTGTGTTCAGCTAGTGTGAATAACTTACTGCTTAGATTATGTGGAACAACAGCACTTCCATAAGTAAGTGTGGTATAGTCGTTTCCACCCCGTCTGATAATAAGCTCATTGCCGATCTCATTAATTTTTGCAAACTCTAAATCTTTCTTGACTCCACGAGTACCTTTTGCATATCCAGAAATCTGATTTAAACTCACCCATCCCAAATCGCCGTATCTACCGTCTGCGCTTCGGATGTGTATTCCATAGCCACCGTGAAAGTTTGATGCGCCACCAAACTCTGAGCCAGAATAACCGTCAATAACAACACCACCTGCAACTCCAGAATATAGATTCCCCGCAGGCATCTGCCCCCATGAATCGTAGTAATACGATCCTGTAAATGTAACCTTATCACCAACTCTAGGAATACCATCGCCCCCAGACGGTTTAGGAGCAGGCGGTTTTGGTTTCGGTTTTGCAGTGACAGTGACGGCAACAGTAGCACTAATTCCACTACCGTCAGTTGTTGATACTGTAATCTGGCAGGAGCCGGGCTTAACAGATTTTATCATACCATTTGATGCTGTGGCAACTTTTGAATTAGAAGAAGTCCACTTTAATGTTTTGTTAGCTGCATCAGTAGGTCTAATAGTTACTGATACATTTTTACTTTGACCTTCTTGAATGCTAATAGAAGTCGGTTTTACTGTAAGTTGTGCAATCGGTCTATTTGTCGTATTTGGTTCTTTTTCTATTTCAGATTCGATTTTATCATTGTTGCTTTGACTTGAGCCAGATTGGATCTGTCCGGTGTTTGTTCCAGACGCAAAATCATCAGGGGTATAATTCGGTGCGATAGTGTTACTATCTTGTATTTGACTATTTGCTCCTGATTGTGTGCCTAAATTATCAATATTCTGTTGAAAGTCATCAGATGGTTTAAAACCTGTGTTACCGATGATCTGATTAATTTTATCGTAAGCATCCTTGTAGTTATTTACTACATGATTTAACATCTCAGAAATAACTTCTTCTTGCTTTGATGCGTTATATTTAACCTCATCCAAAGTATCCTGAAGTGCATTATTCAAATCATCGCTAAGTCCTTGATATCCTTCTTTGCGAATATCATATTCACGATCTTTTTGAGTCTGAGATAATTCATCTTTAGCCTCAGCTAATTGAGCTTGAAGTCTCTTTAATTCTGCTTTTGCACTTTCGTTATTTCATTTACCTTTTCACTTATTCGCTACATAAATGAGAGAGTAGTAAACTCTCCTCATACTTTCATATGAGATGAGACTATATCTTTTACTTGAATAATTTTAGATATAATAAAAGAGCAGGAGATTAACTCTCTTGCTCTTGATTTATATTGTCTGTGGCAGAATCAGAATCAATATCTTCTTCTGATACATCACTATCTATTTCACATTCATTTATTTTTTCTATAGAATCATGTTCCTCTTTTTTATCTTTAACATTATTCTTCTTTTCATTAGAAGATTTAATTAGAATACTATCATACAGCACAATATGAGCATCAATGATTCCTTCATACTTATTTATGTTCTGGTGCTGAAAATGTGCAATAACAACAGTTTTACCTATATTATGCAATGTCTCTACAACTTTAATATAATCCGTATCTCCAGAAACCAGAATAGCAATATCATATGCATTCTGAAATCCCTTTGCTAACATATGCGTTGCTAAGTTTATGTCTGTTTCTTTTTCTTCGGTTGTATATGTATGAGTATCGTTGATATCAAACTGAACTCCATCTTTACTCCGTACTTCTTGTCTACCTTCAATCACTTCAAAATACGGAGTTTTTCTCATATTTTCTAGCCAATTATAATATTTTTTATATCTTTCAAGTTTCATTAACTGTTCACAAGGCTTATATGCGAACAAATACGTTTTTAAAACCTGCGATTGAAATGGTAATTTCCCATTTATTTCTTTTGCAAGTCTCTGATAATTTATTGATCTAAACCCTTTACCGGATTTATTATTGTAATGTGTTTGCAAATTAATATTAAAATTTTGATAATCAATAAATACCATTGTACGTAACATATAAAATACCTCATAAAAAATTAATGAGGGAGTTTTCACCCCCTCCCTGCCATTTGACAGAAAATTCGATATACGCTCCTTTGAGCCATGTGATTAATATTACATATCCATTATATTCCATATATAATAGTTATGCAATCCAGAACTTTTGTTCTGATAATTATGTATAATATTTATTCTCTTAATTTATTCAAGTAATCTATTTGTTTCAAACCGCCAATCGCTTGCGGTTTTACATGGGCTACACTCATCACCCATTAGTCGTTGAACGTTCTCCTATTCGGAGCTTCGCTGCTGATTGCCAATTTTTATATTTATGACCTAGAAGATTACATCTAGCATAAACATCTATATAATTTTCAAACATTCACGTTTAGTCATATTTCATACTTGCGTTGTAGTTTATATAGCTTTACGGTTTCCCAGCAATTAAAATAGATAGGGCATTACCTATACCCCAGAAAGTGCTGATATCTGTGCCTGTATAGCATTGATATCTTTCTGCTGTTTTCTAACATTTTTCGAATACTCATCGTTGCGTTTCTTTGCATCGAGCAATTCTTCGTGTTTGTCAATACTTGATTGGATTACATCATTTTCCTTTTCAAGCATTTCCTGCCAAAGACCAGTAATAGAATCTTTATAGTCCTCAACAACACCAACAGAATCTCTAATGTTATCCAAGAAATCCTTTTGCTGCTCGTCATATTCCTTAGTAGAAATGTTATCTGCTTTTAAATCTTTATCAAGTTTCTTTAATGCTTCCTGATAATTTCTGATTGACTGTTTCGCAGCATTCATTCCTTGACTTATCAAAGCAATATTTGCTAATCCTTCATCAGTCAATCCACCATTCTTGCCAACAAAAGCATCCGAATCTAACAAATCTCTGAACGTATCAGTTTCATCTATTAGATCTTTTAAAGCTTCTTGTCCATCAAAGAACGGTTGCCATCTAACTTCCCAGATTTTATTCTTCAACTCTTCAATATCAGTAAGAAGACCGTAGATATCGTCATCAATATCTGCGATTTCTTTCGCAAGTTCATCATATTTAGCTGAACCAACATCATAAATTGCTTGCTGTTTTAAGAGTTTTTCACGCTTATTATATTTTTCCTGAATAGACTTATCATTTAAATCCATCAATTTCTTATAGTCTGATTCAAGAATAGGTTCGTCACGAGCTTCTTTTAATTCAATCGAATTGTCAAGAGTATCGCTAATACGAGATAAGTTGTCAATAATATCTTGATATTTTTTAAGAGTAGCTTCAAAAATACTTTCTTGCATTTTTGAAATTGACTCCATTGCCGAATACCATTCATTAGAACCTTCTTTAATAACTCCATCATTTACCTGTTTTTCAAGTTCCTTAGTGAATTTATCAAGAGACTCCTGCAATAATGTAATAGGAGTAAGATAACCAAAATTATCATTATAATCTGTACGATTCTCAAAATACTTCTCGATATTATCTAGTTTCTCAACAGCAAGATCTAACAATTCCTTTTGCATTTCTGCAATTTTATCTTGTATGTCAATTGACTTTTCATACCACTTAGTATATTCGTCAATTGATTTTTTAAGATCTTCATTTTGAATAGTTTCTATATTTATAGCACCATTCTGTACCTTCTGTTTCCAAGACTCATCCAATCCAACAGAGTTAGCTTCTTGAATATATCTATTATATGCTTGTTGCAACGTACCAAGATTTGTACGAATCTGATTCATTGCCTGTGTTGATACTTCGCTTTGCTTAGACAAATCGTATGAATAGGTTTCAATCGAATCTGTCAGCCGTTGTAAGGATGATTCCATGCGGTCTAACAAGATTTCAATTTCATCTATCTTCTCTTTGAACTCTTTGTCAGAGTTGGAATTAGAATTTGAGTTAGAGTTGGAGTTAGAATTTGAGTTAGAGTTGGAGTTAGAAGCAGGAGTGGATGAATTACCGGATGAAGTTCCATACCCATATCCGCCCGTTTCCGGCACAGGCAATCTACCACCAGTAGCAAATGCAGAACCTCCGGCAAATGCTAATTTTCCATGTGATCCGGTTAAATATCCCTTAGTCAATAAAGCTTTTGATTGTTCATGATTAAAAATAATATCATTCTTTTTTAAGTTAGCCAAAGTAGGATATCCATCATTTAAGATTGACCAATGCCCATCCCTAACAAGAATTTCACCACCCAATTCATTGATGAGTGCATTATTTGCATCATGATACAATCCCCAGTTTCCACCAGCATAGGATTTTCCTGATGCATTTCTAAAATGTTGCCACATGGCACTTCCTTCTGAAAAGGCAGTTCCATAATAAAATGCTGATCCATTATTGTATGCAGTGCCGCTTGTCGAAGCTTTTCCAGAAGCGGAGCTAATAGCATTTAAAGCAGCAGAGACACCGCTTGCAACATAATTTACAGTACGAGTTATAGAGGGAAAGAAGTTTGGAAGACCGCTAGTAGAAGCAACATATTCTACAGTTCTTACGCCCCCATCAACTACACTTGTAACCTTGTCAACTTCTTCTGTTTCGGCAGTGAATGTAATAGTACCATCTTGATTTTGTACCAAAAAGACTCTTTGTTCTACACCATCTATATCTGCCGTATAAGTAATTGTACCGTCCTGATTTTTTAAAGCTTCTATATCTGATGATAACCCATCAACCTCAGCATTGAATTTAATTGTTTGTCCATTAGTCAGTTGTTCAAGCTCATTGGCTAAGTCTTCTTTTAAACGAATTCCAAGTTGACTAACATCAATTCCTAAAAATTTTGCCAAGTCAATACGTGAGATACCTGTTTCTGACATAATAGCATTTACGGCTTCTTGAAAACCATCTGTATTTAAATAATTGTTCCAGTCAACAACTTCGCCATCTGAAAATGCATCCTGAAAATCATTTTGAATATCTAAAATTGCAGATATTTGATCTTGGGCTTGCTCTCGTTGTTTTTCAGTCATGTCGTCATTAAAAGAAGATTCAATTAGCTTGATTTGTTCGTTCAACTTTCCATACTTTTCATCAAAGCCTGCTGTGTAGCCATACTTTTCTTCTTTTTTATCACGATACATTTTTTGAGCTGCAATACGACCTGCACCTATTTCAGCCGATCTATTACCAGATTTCCATTGCTCATCAAGCTCATCAATTTTTTGTTGAATAGTTGACATATCGTACTCAAATTTAATTTTTACAATTTGATCGTCTGTCAACAGGGAAAGATCATTTTGATACTTGGCATATTCTTCATCCCATCCAGCAATTAATTTTTGCAATCGAGATTTTTCACGTCCATCATCTAATTCTTTCGTTATAGACTTGATTTGATCTAAATATCCTTTGTATTCATCGAGTCCTTCGCCACTAAATAATACACCGTCCCATTCAAACCCATACTCTTCAAGTTTACGCATTGCAGTTTCAACTGCATTTGTACTAACACCGAGTTTGTCTGCTGCTTCAGCGGTATTTTTGAAGGTAGGAATCACTTCCATTAGCGCGCCATTTGCGTCATAAGTAATATTTGCAAGGTCAGTATTGTCTAAATCATGAGCAAAATTATGCATACTTTGAAGTGGATTTTCAGAGTCGAACCATCTTACCACTTTATTATATGCATTTTGCCAAGCTTCTACATATGCATCGGCATCATATTTATATTTAGGATCATCTTTATTTATAATATGTGGTGACATCCATTGTGCGACAGTTTGGAAGTCGTCTGTTCCAACCAAGCCTTCTTTAAGCATATCATGAGCCTTAGCTATATTTTGAGACATTGCATCCCATTCATTGCCTTGGTTTGCTGTTTCAAAAGCACTTGTAACGCCTTCAAATGATCCATCTATTTTAGAAATACTATTAGATGCATTATCTGCTGATGTAGCCATGTCGTTGAAATACTTTACAACATCGCTTAAGTTGTCAACCCCTATTGTAGATGCAGAAATGCCTACTTTTTCAATCGCTTCTTCGGTAAGTTTTCCTGCATTAGCCAGTTGTTGAAAGTGATTTTTAATCGAAACTGATGACGTTTTCCCAAAAAATTTATCTATTGAATTAAGCGATTTTTCAGCTTGCGACATATCGGGAAATTCAATATGATCTAAATCATTTAGGGAATTTTTAAGATAATCAACCTGTGTTTCCATACCTTTGAACGCTTTTCCGGTATTCTCATCTGTCATCGCTTCAATTTGAGCGGCAATATTTGCCCGCTTTGTTGTGATCTCAGTTTGTAAATCTGCGATTCCATTTGACACACGTTCTAATTCTTTTTGTTTTAGGTCAAAAGCTTTCGTGCCATATTCTTTCCCCGTTTGACCCTCTGATGACGTAAACCATTCATAAACATCTTCTTGTTGTTTTTTTAGTTCATTTAATTTTTTGCTATAAATAATAACAGATTCGGCATCCGTAAAAGAATTGTATTTTTTAGCAGCCGAAATACTTACAGGGTTTAATCCTCTCAATAATTTCGGGATCAACTCATCACTCATCATCCAGTTTTCAAAGTCCATAAAACCTTTTGTTGTATCGGACTGCCCTGCCTTACGCCCTTCGTTTAAGGATGTCTCTGCTTTGGATGCTTTATATGCATCTAATGCTAACTTTTGTCTTGATGCATCAGCAATACTTTGTTTAACACTAAGTATTTCTTCAAGCTCGCTTTTTTCAGACTGTAATCTTGCTAATTCAGCTTCGCTTGAAAGGGTTAATGGCTGTGAGTTTATTGCATCAATTTGAGTATTAATCTGTTCTAATTCGGTTTGTACTGATTCAACTTCGGCTTTAGCAGAACTGTAATTTGATTGTGAATTCTGGAAGGCACTTTGTAGTTCATCATAAGTAACTGTGAAATAGTCGATAGCTTTGATTACTGAGTCAATGGCGAATCCGATTGCAGCACCGATTGCGAAATTTGCCAGTCCGCTTGCAATACTTCCACCGATGGATTTTAAAGTAGAACCGAATTTAGAAGAAGCTTTGTCTACGGATTGGAGATGACCTTTATATTCTTCAAGCGCATCGCCAGCGGTTAATGCTTCCTTTTTAGCATCGTCTAAACTATCTACCCAATCATTGAAATCTGTATCTTTAAAAGTTTTTGAGTTATAAAATCCATCTAATAACTCAGAAAAATCTTTATCTTTCTTTATTTTTGAAAACAGTTTATCAACTTCTGAACTAACTTTCGGGACTTCTTTTTTCAAATTATCAAAAATCCAACTCCAAGAATTATTATCCTTATCGTAGTTTATAATCGTTGTTTTCAATGATGGATAATGTTATAATATATCTGCAAATATATTTTAAAAATGGAGGAATTGATATGGCTTTTGATTCTAAAGTGTCGTTTTGTCCCGAATGTTTTAAAGACTGGTATCTATTCAAGCCTACTGATACTCCGGAAAAAAATCCTGAATATCAAAATTGTGAATATTGTGGTGCGAAATTGCTTCATACAAAAATGACAGCGGAAGAAAAATTTCTGATAAAACATATCTCTAAGGATAAAGATTTTTTCATGGCAATGCTGAAATTACGAGAAGATGATATTATCGAATATCAAACAAAAATATCCGCTTTTCGTGATAAAGCAAGGCGGGATGGGTGTTATGATAGTCCAAAACAATCTAATCAGCCTAAGTGTCCTACATGTGGATCTACTAATATCAGAAAAATTGGGACAGGTGAGAGAGTAGCTTCTGTTGTTGGATTCGGAATATTTTCTAAGAAGATCAATAAAACATGGAAATGCAATAATTGTGGTTATACTTGGTAAGCATAAGATTTAATCTTAGTTATTTTTTATATCTTTGCATAAATTTATTTAAATATTTTTGTTGTTCTATTTGGTATTCTTTTTCAGAGATAATACCTAATGGATCATCGTATATACCACTATGTAATTTTTTAATGTATTCATTATACATTTTTACTGCTTTATTGTTTGTTTTCATATAAATCTCCTTTGCAACATGGGGGTAATAGAATGAGTATAATAACTGAAATAAAATATTATCAAAAAGAATATGAAAAGTTTATGAAAATTGAATATATGCCAGAATTCAAAATTCAGACATATAAATCTCAAAATTGCAATCTAAATGTTACATTTTATGAAGATGTACCTATAATAAATATTCCATACAACTATATAAAGTTGCTAAAATCAAATTCAAAACCGGCAATCTTTCACGAATTTACTCATATTTTAGATAATTATAATTTGTTGCAAAATATGAACCCAGAAGAAAAAGAAATTTTGCTAAAATGGTATACTGAATATCATGCAACAGAAGTTCAAATGAAAGCTGCGTTGCGGTTTGAATATTTTAATTCTTCGTATATGTTTTCAAAATCTTCACTTGTTCATGATTGGTTTGAAAATAAAACAATTGAAGAAGATGTATTGTTCAAAACAAATGATTACAAAACAACTATTCGATCTTTGATAAAATCAAAAGATGTCTATGGTATAATTTTGCATACGATATATTACATCAGTCAATTAAATTTTTGGAGACAATATTGTAAAGATGATGTAGGTGATATTGCCGATGAAAAATTTGTCAATAAGTTAATTGGAAAAGACAATTTGCGAAATCTAAATTATCTTTTTCAATCACCAACTCTAAATGATGTGCGCTATTTTAATACAATAAAAATGTTGACTGACAGAATAGCAAAAGAACTTTCTATAAAAATAAGTTTTACAAAATAGGGAAACAGTGGCATTGTAACGATTGTAAGAGTGATTTTTAAATTTCAATATCACTGCCAAGAACTTTATCCTTAAACAATTTTATGATACGATAGCATTCGGCATTTTCAACATCATTGCTGTATAAAGTACGAACGAGCATATTAGCGATATAATTTTCTTTTTCGTTTTGTTCAAATACTTTTTCTGTTATATTATTTGAAATGCACATATTGCACCAACCTTTCTGAAAGGAGATTTTTATGAAACTAAAACCCGATTGCATTAGAGATGTATTATTGTATCTTGAATCTGAACTAGAAGTCGATTTAACAAAACATAATTTTACGAAGATTAATTTAGAACAACTAATAGACCACTTCTCATGTATATATAATGAAGAAGATATTTGGTATACAGTTTACAATTTAAAAGAGATTCGTTTTATTGATGGCAGAATTAATGATGCTGGAAGTAATAAAATGATGTTTTGCGAAATTGAAAATATTACATGGAACGGTCATCAATTTTTAAACACGATCCGTCCAACATCTGTATGGGAAGCAACCAAAAGTGGTGCATCAAAACTTGGAATTATGTCTGTCTCTGCATTAAGTATGATCTCAAGCGAAATAACTAAAGCCATTATCACAAAGCAAGAAGTCATAGACGGAATACTCAATAAATTGAATGAGTTGCAACAATAATCAAAATCAGCCTAAGTGTCCTACCTGTGGATCAACTAACATCCATAAGATCAGCACTGGAAAACGAGCCGCTTCTATACTAGGATTTGGTATATTAAGTAGCAACATCGGCAAGACATATGAGTGTTTAGATTGTAAGTATAAATGGTAGCATATACTTTTAAGCAAAAAGGAATAACAAATATGAGCAGAAATCTTACAAAATCAATTTTATCAAGGGATGAAATTAGCCTACTTCTCAACAGTGAAGAAACTAAAAATAAATCTCTATATGGGAATTTATTTGATGTTTTAAATGCAATCAAAAACATGAAGGCAGTCACAATATCTGATCTACAGAACCTTGATATTGATAAAACAGCTATTGCAGCTTTAACTTATAATAAAAAATCATTACTAGAAAATGTTAAAAACGAATGGTATGTTGAATCTGATAGTTCAGAAGAGTGTGACAAAAAAGTTAGGTGTGGATTATGTAACGCTCCAAATAAGTATCTTTTTTATATTAGAAATAGAATAAATGGGAAACAAGTCAATGTTGGGTCTACATGTATGACGAAATTTCCAGATATACAAGGATATACAGATTATAAATATAGTTTAACAAAAACAATGCGTAACCAACAATCGATTGCACGAAGGACAAAGTTTCATTCAAAACTTCCAAATGCTATAGATGTGATGGATTCTGCAAATTTCTATTTTGATAATTTACCCATTTTGTTACCATATGAATTATATAAACCACTAAGCAATTGTGTGAAAATGCTTAGAATAATATATAGAGATTATGTTAATTATGGTAAAAAACCTTTTGAAAGTAAAAAGACATCCTTTGAATTATTTGAAGAATACGCAAATAATTTCAATAACATAAAACAAAAATCAGATAATTTTATTCGTAAAAATATTAACAAAGAACTTATATGCCGAAAAGACGAAATCGCATGGATGGAAGAAACAAAACAAAAACAATTAATAATTAAAATATCTAAAAATAATGCACGATATAATCGTGAGACTTTTAGCAAAATGACATCAATGATTATTATTAAAAGATATTTTGAATTATTTAATGAAAGAAATAGTTCCGATAGCATATCATTAATTCCAATAAATCATGAAACTTCTGCTTTTAGTTTTGTTACTGTATATTTAGGATTTCAATTTGTTTATAAAATAGATGTTAAAAAATATATAAAACAAATAGGAGTTAATTGTGTTTTTGAAAGTGAATATAAATATAACAATAAAGAATTATTTTCAGTAGCAGATATTTTTTATTCTGATTCAAATTTAAATAATGCAATATCTTCAGTTAAAGACACTATGCTTAAATTTGGTTATGCTATTCTTTTGGATGAAGAAACTACAGATGTTTATATCTATAGAAAAGCTGATAAGTCTATAAAACATTTTACAATGAACAAATTCTTGTATATGTACAATAAATTATTGATTCAAAAATCTATTGATGTATATTCTGGTATAGCTAAATTGACTGAGAAAAATTGGATCTATATAGAAGAACAAAGTAAACACGGTACAGATGAAAAAGTAAATTCACTTTATTATCAACAATATATAGAACCATATTTATAATTTGTTTCAAAGAGAGATGTCGGTTATTGGACTTGGCGTTTTTAGCAAGAAGATTAATAAAAGTTTCAAATGCAAAAATTGCGGTCATACTTGGTAATTTGATAATGATCAAGTTTTAAAAATACAAAATCAATCAACCGTATCCAAAATAACTTTTGCCAATCTCTTAGAAAAATCATCACCAAAATCTCTAATGATTGCCTGAGATAATTCTAAGAAATAATATATTACGAAGAACTTATCATCATCGGAAAGATCACCACTGTTTATTGCTTGATTTAGCTTATTATAATACTTTTTAAAGAATCTGCCATCTGAGATTCTTCAAAATTGTCTGGTGAATAAAACATAATAACACTCCTTTTCAAAAAGAAATACTGTTAAAAGTTTACATCGTAACCACTAATATATTGTTCTAACAAATATGGCTGATGAATATTTCCTGATTCAACATCAAGATCGATAGCAAATCGTTTTACATTAGGCACAACCTTCCCATCCAATACTACCTGAATTTCGGAAGATAAACATTTTGTGTCAATGTATTTCTTTTCAATAAATTTTATTTCGATTGTGTGTATGTGTTCGTCAGACATGATATGTTCAGAGCTATTTAACAAAAGCAACATCCTTTCTGTATTATATTTTTTGTGAGGTATAACTATGAAGATAAATGAAGATTGTATACGAGATATAATGAAGCTGCTGGTTGATGATTTGCTCATCTTTGTTGATAAAAAGAAAGTAGAATTAGGTAAATTGTCAATATATTATATATCATCATGTTTAAAGAACTATAAGATAGAAGACATTTGTTATTCTATTATGCTTTTATCTCAGATTAAATATATAAAAGGAATCGGTCTTGACGATATAAACGGAAGAATGATTTCTAGTATATATGTAAACGAGGTAACATACGATGGACAATCATTTTATGAATCCATAAAACCTGATACAATTTGGAATAAAACCAAAACAATTGTTGGCAATGTCGGGGTTCACACATTAGAATTCATTGAATCTGTTGCTCATGATGTAATTGTTGCATCCGCCAAAGAAGCAACGGCAATAGTTGTTAATAAACACGTTTAATGAATCATCTGCCCAAACGATACTTATTAATTGCTTTATCTATTTTGTATGAATCATATTTACAATATATTTTGAACAGTAAAATAATAAATGGTTCTATTAATTTTTTAAAGTATTTATTTTTAATAATAACACCTCCGATAAAAGAAAGGATAGATTTATGCAAGTTGCAAAAATAAAAGAGGTTTACAAAGAATATCAAGGTGTTTTTAATGACATTGAATATCCAGAATTAAATGAAGATAATTATATATATGTGCATGATGTTGATTTTTTATTTGAATTTAAATCAACAGAACTGTATGAACAAAATTATAAAATGTATATCAACACAGAAGCATTAATATTTCCAGATCAATATGTCGAGGGTTTATTATTTCATGAATTTACTCATTTATATGATGCCATAAAACTAAGAAATAATCCAAATTATAATGATATAATGTGTACATATTCAGAAATACACGCTTCTTATGTAATGATGCAAAAACTTACTGATTTTCGAGAAAGTTTATCATTTAATAGTAAGATATGTATTGAAAATACAACTACAACTATTAAAAAATATTTTGAACATCAATTAAAAATGATAATTGAAAATAATCGATTATTTCCAAACGACATCAATATCTTACTTGATAGAATATTAACACTTACATATTTTATTGGTGAATTTATTTTCGCAAATAGCATTGATCAAAGCATTGTATTTAATATAGATTCTCCATATAAAGATGAAGTATTCGATATGATTGAAAATTATCCGGATAATCCAAATGGAATAGCTGAAGCGTATCTAAATATACTTGAAAAATACAAACAACACAGAAGAATTGTTTTGGCGAATGATTTCTCGAAAATGATTAATGGAGCATTTTCACCAGAAGAACTTATAAAGAAAGCTGAAAATATTTGACAATTCCAATTCATCGTTGGATGATTTGATGCCATGGTCAGAAAAACTTCCTGTAGAGATTCACAAAGCTTAAATACTGGTGGTTGCAAAGCAGCCACCTAAAAATGTCAAGGTACTTGCTATTTTGCGTTTACGAATATTAAAGAAAGAGCAGTAGTAATTACTGCTCTAAGATAAAAAGAATAGAATTATTCTTTATATGTAAGAACGTTAAATAATCGCTTTATTAATTCTAACGTTGAAAGATTATCCAACCTTCTACGGATAGCGTCATAGTTCATTTCCTCATATTCTTTTTGCTCTATCATCATTCTATAATGTTCTGATTGTCTTTGTGCTTCTTCTAACATTTTTTTGGTACTTTCTTCATCAAATTTATATTTCTTCATCATATTAAAACTCTCATCTTCTGGTAAAGTTATTGATTTTAGTTTCATATGTGTCACCTTGTTAATTGAACTTTTAATATCATCGTCAGTTTATTAAGTACTTCCACAAATCGGATTCTTTTTCATAAATAACTTCGATACGTTCAATATCTCTTAAATTAATTATGACTGAAGAGTTTAGATCATTTTTAGAAGGTTTAAAAATGATAGTTTTTGTATTTTTATCCATTGATGCATAATTGATAAGTGCGATATATGAATCCAATCCCTTTTCTTCTCTTATCTTAAACGTACCGATATACACTACAGGAGAATTTTTTATATATACTTGTAACATAGTTTTTCTATTATAATCAATTATATCATCAAAAATATCTTCATGTATTGATTTGTGATTTATTTTTCTTAAAAGTTTTTTGAAAATTTTTGTATTTTGAAAATATATAATAACGAACGGAAATATTAATCCGCTTATAATATAAATTAACGATTTGACTGCTTCGCTAATATCATAATTTTTAAATATAAAATTATGCATAGCAGAATAAAATACAGAAATAGTGTAACTTATAAATAAACTTCCAATCGTTAATACAGATACATCATATTTTTTTACATTCATCCAACTGTATGTAAGCATAAAAACAAAACCTGGTAAAAATAAATTTATTAAATCTGGTACTATGTTAATTAATACGTGCAAATTATTTATTAAACTCACCTCTATTCTTTATCTTGAAAAATATCTATCATGTCATCTAAAGTGTTTGAGCCGTTATTTTCTCCTTCTTTGGAATGAGTTAAAAAGCCGTCTTCAGAAGACTCACCCCACTTAGAAGAAATTTCTAAAACAGGATTTCCATTTGAAAAAATTGTCCTTCCAGAATTATTTTTATTATCTCTCATATTTACACCTTCCGTTCTCATTAGTATATATCCATTATATACCAATAAACGGCAGAAGAGTAGATAGAACATATATTCTTACAACACACAAACAGCCGATAAACAAAATTGCTTATCGACTGTAAAAATAAACTATTCATTCATTGAACAAGAACATGGAATTCCAATGTAAATAATATTACAATCTGCATTTCGATCTACAATTTTCCCTGCTTCAGAAAAACTCTCTTTATTAAAATCATGAACTACTTTTAACCCGGTTAAAACATCAAATTTTACTCCGATTATTTTTACAAAATCTCCACTCATAGCTTTACCCTCCATTACTATAATTGAAATATGTCTTCGACAGATACAGACAGGGCTTTTGCAAGTTTAAGAGCGGTAGCTACTCTGGGATTTTCTAATTGATTATTTTCAATAGAACTTATGATTGATTGTGAAACACCACTTCTAATCACAAGTTGATTTTGTGACCAATTCTTTTCCCAACGCAATTCTTGCAATTTGTTTTTCATTATTAACACCACGCTATATTTGATAACAATAGTATATCCATGTATGTATTTGTGTATGTATCTGTCTTACATGGAGGATCATACCATTGTAATCTATCGTTATGGTGTTGACTTTTATGTAAAAAAGCGTAAGGAAATGTAAAATTACATATTAATAAGTAGAAAGTCATTCTACAATGATAAACACTTATATTTTTTTTCATCCGAATATAGTTCTAGTAATTCAGATAATGTATTTGGATTATTGCCATATATTTCATCATAGATCTGAGTATACACCCCAGAAACATCTAATATTAACAGTCGCCATATAGTTTTGTTTGTTTCATTTCGATTCATAACAATACCTCCAAAAATATTTGATACAATTAGTATATAGAAAAAGGTGTGTCATAAAAAGGACTTGTAATTGAACTAATGTTCCGTATTTACCCCAAATTTACAAAATGGTATAATTACGATAACAAAATTCTTTTTACTAAGGAGGCAAATATAAATGAAAAAATTTACAGAAGAAGAGCTTCAACAAATAGCAGATTCTATTTATTCAGAAATAGCAAGTAACATAGATGAATCTGAAAGAGATAAAAATATGGCATTAACCGTATCCATGATTTCTCTTGATATTGTTAAGAAATTCTTTCTAAAAATACAAGAAGAATCTGAATAATGATTTTTATTTTATCTTCTTAATAAGTTTATTGCATTGATTAACGAAACGAATATTTATATATTCATGTATTAATTCTAATAATTCAACAGGGAATTGTGGATATTTTTCTTTGATAATATCTACAATTTCTTTTTCTTTGTCGTGTGTATTCATAAAAAACAACCTCTTTTTATATTAAATTTCACAACCATGTTGCAGCAAGATTGTGTTTCTGTAATTTGTACTAAGTAGGGTAGTAGTAAATACTATTCGTATCCCTATTCGCTTCACAAGGGTTTTCCCCAAGGTTACGGACTGAATGTTGTGATCCATATGATACAATTACGCCTGTATCATGTCATGTCTTGTCAGCCTCTCGCACGATATATTATGAAATTACAGCTTCAATGTTTCATATATCGTGTCGGTGACCACCGTTTTCGTATTATAAAAAATACTTATTCCTTCAAGAACGTCATTGTAATAATGTACGCTTTTATTGCATCCATCCGGTACCATTTCTGGTTTACGGCTTCCCCCGATATTCGACATTTTAGATTTATATAATCTAGGTAAGTTAATTCTATGTACGATCATATTATTAAACATCCCCTATGTTAATTACATGGCATTATTATGCAATCTTATAGGAGAGGGCATTTAAACTACGACAATTATTATTTTGTTTACCCTTACCTTTTGCGGACATGAATCCGCTAATAGTAGCAATGATAGTAGGCAATCCACTACCAATATCCATTATTTTAGTTAATATATTTAAAAATGCAGTTCCACCATCGACAACGCCTTTGAAAATATCGGCATTAAGAGTGGTTGTAGATAATGTTTGAAACGAATTCTTGAAACCTTCAATTTTTCCTTGCGCCGATTCCGTATATGCTTCATATTTTTTTAATGAATCGCCTGATGAATCTGTTGCAATCTGCATATACTCTTGAGCTTTGGAATAATTCTGCATGAGGACTAGGAATTCATTCATATGATGTGTCAATCTGTTACTTTCGTCTAATCAAGACTACTGACCATATATTGTTATATGGCGATTAAGAATTTCTTCTTAATTCTTACGTTTCATTTTTTATAGATTATATCGTAAGATCGGACTCTATCTTCACCCAACGTCAATTCGTTGGCTTGTTCTTACAAGGACATCTCGTGTGTGACGTAAACATTTGTATCACTACAAATGTGTGTAGTCTCTACGGATAAAATAATATGTTATACCACATATTATAGTCTTTCCTCGGAATTATCTGTCACCAGATTTTTCCCGATATGGTCACATTCTAATTTTTATTTAACCTCGCAATTCATGTATTACTACATGTTCAAGCAACATCTTTACCTGCAAACGAGGAAGCGATGCTTCTTTGTGTTACTTCGCTAAAAGTATCCCATCTTGAAGCAGTTTCATCAAGAACTTCATCGAAATCTCTAAATTGTCCTGTTGATTCTCTTAGCTCTATTCCTACGTTTCTAAGAGAGGTTTCTACATTACTCCATTCTGTTACTTTACCTTTGTAGAATAAGGTAATATGACTACAATATAATTGTAGCGGTTAAGGTACTTCCAAAAGTGTCTTTACACTTGACCTTAACTCTACCGCTTAAATTTGTGGGAATATACGGTAGATCAGACTGTCGCATAATCATCGAAATGATCTTCTTTCATTCAGTCGTTCAAAGTGAATTAGTATACTAATTCTTCTTCCTTGTTGTCCGTCCCACCGGAGTTTCAAGCATATATCTTTTATTTGATATAATCATTAGAAAGAAATGCCATAACGGTTTATGTATTATGCCGCTATGCCCCAAATGTTTAGGTCTTCTCCAGATTCAGGATCTTTTAATCTGGATAATTTAATATTTCCCATTCTTGAGAAAATAGAGTTCAAAGATGTACCAACAGAATCCATGCCTTCCTGAGTTGTTTCACCAATGGTCGCTGCATAAGCGAGAACTTTTTCAGTTTCAATACCTGCATTTCTTGCATTGGCTGCAACCTTATTAAAAGCATCAGCAAGACCACCAACGTCAGTTGCAGAAGCCATATCAATAGCACTAATTTTATCAATGAATCCCATTACCTCGGATTCATCTAAATCATATGATTTCATTGCAGCAGTAATAGTCTTCGTTGATTCTTCTGCGGATAAATCTCCGATCTTAGAAAGAACAATAGAATCTTTTGCTAATTTTTGAGATTCTTGAATAGATTTTCCTTGTTTCATCCATTCAGTTGCGCTTGCTGCTACGTCTGTACCTAGTGCCTTTAAATCATCCCCAAGCTGATTATAAGTAGACATTAATTCTTTAGCTTTATCGTTTGTGACACCTGTAGCCATCTGCAAATTAGTCATTGCATCATCAACATCAAGTACATTTTGTACCATCTGTCTCGGAACTTCATAAATTACATTCTGAATAACCCCATAGATTCCTGCGAACTCTGCAATCTGACCAAACGCTCTTTTAAACTCATCTATATGTGATTTGCCTGTTAATCCTTCGGCAGAAATTTGAGATTTTAATTGATTGAAATTTCTTTCAGCAACAAGTTTGTCTTCTGCTGTTTTAGCTCTTCTATATTGTTCCTCAATTTCTTTTAACTGGTCACCATATTTTTTTACAGCTTTTGTATTTTGTTCGTAATATGCCTTTACTTTATTAGCACCTGCATTAGCAACTCCAGGATCAAGAGTTTTTGAACTTTCGACACCAACTTGCTTCATAGAATAAGAAAGTTTATCAAGTTCATCGCTCAATTTACTATAAGTAGAAACAATATCATCGTTACTTAGATTGTCAGATTTTAAAGCCGATTGTAGCTTATTGATCGTTTCTATTTGTTTTCTTGCGTGATTAAGAGCTTCGCTGTTCTGATCAGTGTACTTATCTAAAAATGACTGATTTTTTACAGTTCTATATTCAAACAATCCACTTTCAGCTTCTTTTTTTATCTTTGTAATTTGTTGCTGTTGCTTGATTGCTTCTTTTTCAAGACGGGTATAATACTCAGACATTTCACGCTGAATATTACTTTGTCTTCCGATGGATTGATAAGCGTCCGTGTAAGGATTTGCATAAGAAGCAGCTTCTTTTTCTCGAATTCTATTCAAAGTTTGCTGCTGCTTGATTGCTTCTTTTTCGATTTTTTCAAATGCTTTTTGTTGTGTATTTACATATTCATTTGCCCACTTATTAATTTGCTTTTCGTCAATAGAAACCTTTTCAAAACTAGAACCAGTTGTTTTAGCAAGCTGTTTTTGAATATCATTAAATATATCTAAATATTTTTGTTTTGTTTTTGCAAAATTATCAATAGACATACTATCAATGGACGAGAAACCTTTTGCAAAAGCAGAAGCCGCGCTTTTACCGGCAATCATCATTTGTTTTGAAATATCTGCGTTTTTATCATCAACTCTAAAATTTATATCAATAGGTTTTTTGGCATAATTTTGTATGTTTTTAATTTGTTTTTCGATATTGTCTAACTCTTCAAAGCCCTTTATATTAGCATTTATATCAACACTATACCTAGCCATCTCTTACCTCCTTTGCAAAAATATTTATTTGAATTCTGAGGCGAAATTTTTATCAGCAGCCTCTAAAATATTTTCAAATGCTAATTCGTCATATGTCGGATCTCCTAACACACCATAAGTTCCTGTCATTGTAGCAGCGAGTACCTCGCCACCCGTAAAAGTACCGTCACCCTCTGGATATCCTATTTGATCTCCTTCATATCCAATCTCTACATTACTAGAAGTAGCAGATATAGATGGTTCTGGATTGTAAGCAGCACCACGCAGAGTTTCTGTTCTCGGTCGTCTTTTAGGACTACCTTGTGCATAAAATGTATCAAACGAATCTTCGATTATACGAACACCATCTTGATATGTTTTATTAGTAGCATTCAAAAGTCTTCTCGACATATCTCTTTTTATTTCGTCTATAGTCATTGTTATCTCTCCTCTGTTCCTAAACAAAAAAGAGAGAACAACGTCTCTCTGAAATGTTTATTTATTGTTTATTCAATTTGAGTTTGATATAATAACCATAAGTATATATGTGATTGTATTACCACATTGCAATTCGTTGCACGACTATATACTTATGGCATTATGTCATGTGGGAGTATCGTAAGATACAAACCTACAAAAGACGGTATTCTATACCAGAAAGGATATTGGTATGTTTCTTTTAACATCACTGGGTTCTCCAGAACAAATTTCCCTTTCTCGTATCCTATACAGAGGGGAGGTGAGTGATGGAGATATTACTTATAATTTTGATTCCTATTATGTTAATGGTTATAATCCTTATTGGAAGACTCGTCTTTGACAAGGATTTAAAAGGCTTCCATCTTCATTTTGGATTAAAAACAGGACTTGACATCTCAGGTTCATTTTATAATAGGAAATAACATCCATTTATCATTTCAAATTGCTTCGTCTAAGAGTAGGAGAGTAGTATAAATCATTAATAGTTCAGCACCGTAGAAATACGGTGTTGTTCTATTTTTTACTGTGTTCTTTCCTGAATTTTCTGAGTTCTTTTAATTCAATCTCTTTTTCTTCTAGCATTCTCTGTTGCTCTTCAATTCGTAATCTCTGTTGCTCATAAATTTCTGTTTCTGGCATTTTATGATTCTCTATAATAGAAGAAATTACATTAGCTAATGTTTCTTCTGTAATCTCTTGATTTTTCATTTTATTAACAAATTCTTTTCCAACTTCAATTGCTTCAGGCGTGATTAGATCCAGTCTTAAATTTGAAAAGTTTAAAAACATATTTGAAATCATTTTGCAAAATTCAGCAATAGTTTCTAAATCAAAAGAGCCATGAATAATTCTCTGTTTTTCAAATTCAACTATATCATTAACATTTTTATTAATCATATCCATGTGATATGTAGTTTTGAATTTTTCCACGATTTCCATAATTTCAGTATCTTCACAAACAGATTCATAAATCGTTTCTTCGTCTTCAAATTCAAGTCCTTCTATAAAATTATTCACAATTGCAATTACGCTAGATCTGTCTCTATAATATGGAGTATAATTTCCAGAAACAAAATAAGAAACAACGATCTCTTTAATAACATTAACTTTATCTACAAAACTAATATTCTCTTTAATTCTTACATTATTTTTTTTCAAATGAAATCCACCTTTCTTATGTATGATTAAATTAACTTCTAATATTTTATTCGCTGTTTATTTTATAATTTTACATCAAAAAAGAGCCTGATAAAAATCAAGCTCTTAAACCAGTATTAATTATTTTTAGCAGTAGTAGACGATAAAAAAGATTTAATCTCTTCAATACTTTTCCCGGACTTCTCGATCAACATTGCAATCTCTTTCATCTCTTTTTGTTTTCTTTCTTCTTCTAACTGCTTTTCGTATGATGCAGCATCTTTTTCTAGGAGTTTTAGATTTGTTTTTTCTTCTTTTAAATCTTGTGTTAATTTCTCAATTTTATCTTTTGAAATTTTGATCAAAGAATTATAATCTTTTGCGACAATTTTCTTTTTTACACGCGCCATAATGAACCTCCTTTTATTTTATAAAAAAAGAATATCATTATTTTCAAGTAATGTAAATAGAACAATACAAAAGAATGTTTTATTTTTTATAAACTTTATAATTCCAATATTCGCCGTCTACAGACCACATATCAAAGCAATCATCGAATGGTTTATATGTGATATGATTGATTTGTGGAGAAGAATTCATCATATCAATATATGTTTCTGAATCTATATTATATCCTTTAGATTCCAATAATTGTGCTATCTCATAACTATACAAAAACATATTATCCTTTCGCATATGATCCGTGGCATTTCCAAATAAATCCTCCTGCAAAATCAGACATGTCTCGTTCTAATTCGCCATCACAATCTGGATTTTGACATTTGTGACCTAGTGCAGTGTACTCAGAAATTGGCATACTAATGATAAATTTTTGACCACATTTCTTACATTTGAATTTATAATCCATTATGAATTTTCTCCTTTATTATTTTCAATAATAGTAATTTCTGTACGAGGATTTTCTTTGTCTACATGACATCTTATTGTTAATGATTTTAAATGTTCTCTATCATCATCCAACAAAAATCCTGATTCAACAAAACCGTCATGAATGAATTTAGGTGTATAGTTATCTGGGTCTGTGCGCCGTTTTGTTGGATGATATATGTCGTACATAATATCAACATCGTCTAATTTTAAATTTGTGCAACCAATGTCATCGATAAACCATATAATAAAATTTTTCCATGTCTGTTTTAATGCATTCATTTGAATTCTCGGTTTTATCGACCATAAATTTATTGAAGGATGATACGGATGGTCAATTTGTTTTTTTCTTGCTTTTGGATGTTGTGAAAAATAATAATTATTATATCGTTCCACAACATTATTATCTATTGTAATTTTTATGATAATTCACTTCCTAAATTTTATTTTAAGAGTAGAAGAGTAGCGGTTCAGTCTTTCGCTCCTCTTCATAAAATACCCTTACCACATGACTGAACCTTTTGTGGTAAAAATATTTTATATATGTTATAATTTAATAGTTAGTAGTGCGACCAATCCGAATCATGTAATTCCATGAGGAAGGTTCTGCTGAATGTTCTATGAGTATATGTGTATTTCCATATATAGTTCATGTCAATGCATACAAACGTTTTCGCCTTAATCGGTGGGAATATGTCTGTGCATTGGCGTAGATTTCCTAATTTTAGATAATTTATAATCAGTTCATCTGGAGTTGGATTAAACTCTCGTTAAAGCCTTGTTTAATTCTTTTCTGTGATGATTGGGTGACACTACTAACAATTTAAAATTATAAATAAAATATGACTAAGATTAAAATTGTAGTCAAAACTCAAATGATAATTCATATTTGCCGACAATAATTGTCTTTTGCATTTACAAATGAATTTCATCATTTGCTTCCAATATTAGATTTGTCTCTACGGGTATTACTGACATTCGTTTTGTTACATAATCATATTTTTTCTTACGATTATGGTTTCCATGTAACTTAAAATATGCCTGACACATACTCTCAAATTCATCAACTTCGTTTGCCGGTATACCATCTAGTTTTGTGTACTTATCAAATTTTTGGTCAATCTTATCTCCAAGCAACTCCTTATTACCATCTGCAATAGCTTTAATTAACTCGTCTCTCTCGGCATTAGAATCAATCATTCTCTGGAATCTATTGTCTATGTTAGAACGTGCGGTTTTTGATGTCTCCCAATGAGATAGATTTTCTTCGTGCATTTTATCAATAGATCGTTCTATTTTTGATACAGAATTCATCAAATCTTTTCTGACCTGTTCATTTCTAACAGAAGACTCGTTAATAAAATCGTCAAGACGATGTTTGATTTCATCATCATTTTCATCAGACTTTTCCATGTCCTGTTTATGTTGCTCGGTCAATTCCATAACAGCCTTTGATAGATTGCTGATTGCTTCAGCATTAGAAACAATCATTTCGTGTTCTTCTTTTCTTTTACGAGTCCACTTTGTTTGCAAACCAAGTTTTTCAACTAAAAGCCATTCTAACCCTTGCCAGCCGTATTTAAATAGAGGAATTATTATAAATATAAAGACCAGTATAGATACAAATAAAGTCCCGTAATTAATCTGTTGTAATTCTTGTATCTTATCCATCTTACAACACCACTACTTTTTAAACTTATCAAGAAATTCATCTACGTCTTCAGCAAGGATCTCTCCCTGTTTGATCATATCGGTAATACGTTGAGCTGTTTGAGATGCTGGACTGACATTAAAGTTTTTATATGTAGTATAAGCTGCAGCCAGAATTACAAAAATAGATGATATAATTGTAGATACATCTTCATTTGTAATAGGCAAAGTATTATATCCAAACATTTGCAATACTGCATTAATTAATGCTACAATAAGCAATACAACGCCTGTTACAGACTGAGCATTAACACCTTTTAAATTAATTTTCTTCATAGTTTTTCACCTCATTTATTTTGTCGGTTTATTTTCGCACCATCTTTTATAAATCAATTCTGATTTTTTCTTATGAAACCAAAATACAATACGCCCATCTTCTTTTTCAGATTCCCATACAAACTCTGGCTGCAAACCATGTTTTGTATAAAAAATAAGTTGTTTTAACGATGTGATGGGAACCAAAGAATTTTCTCCATATACAGATTTGGCTTCTTCTAATGAATAAAATTTTATATGTATTCACTCCTTTTTAGTAAAAAATAGGGATAGCCAAACTAATATTGTAGTTCATCTATCCCTATTAAATTTATTCATTAACTACAATATTTTTTGAATTATCTTCTAATAACTCTGAGACATTAACTTTCTCTGTTTTTACAACTTTCTTTTTAGGCTTTATAATATTCTTTGTCGAAATTTCATACAGTCCATTTTCAGCATAAGTTGCATATACATACTCAAGCACTTCATCCATATGGAAATGTGCCTGAATTTTTTTGTTGTCATATTCAAATACTAAAACTTGACGATGCGGATTGTATGAAAGAACTTTACATTTTTTCATACTCTATACTCCTTTTACTCTTCCGGAAGAAGTGTAAGGTCAAGCATGTTGTGATCTTTGTCTTCCATTAAATCAAGAGTAATTGTAATAGTACCCGGATCTCCGCTGTTAGCAAAAGAAAGGGTCATATTTGACTGAGGCATAGCTTTGTAAGCTTTCAATCTATAAGGAAGAATATTATCATCTTCTGTTTTCATATAAGTATCTCCATAAACAGTAAATGCTTTTGGAAAACTTGTGGACTTGATGTTGATATTATAAACATCTTCTCTTGTAATTCCATAGAATACTACAACCTCTGTTCCTTTTTCCTGCGGCTCTGTTAATGTAAAATCTTTTGATTCAAGATTTCCAGCCAACTCCTTTTCAAGATTTGTGTCTGTTGCAAGATAAACAACAACACTACCTTCTGCAATTGTAGCCGTTTCATCTTTAAGTGAAATTTTATTAGTATCACCAACAGTAGTTTCTACTCTTTTCAAGAAAGTAGCAGACTTGCTTCCTGTTCCACCAGAAATAAGCTCCCATAGTTTTGGTGTCTGGATCTGTGTTTCTACTGTCATAGTACCGCCACGTTCACCGTTGAATGCTACTTTTTTCGGATGTGATTTTCCACCATATGCAAATACTGTTTCGCCAGTAAGTTCTACACTTGATGTATTAGCATAGTCACAGAACAAGAACGGTTTTTTTGTGCTGTACTCTTCAAAAATCAAATCGCAAACTTCACGGTTTGCCATCTGTTTAGAAAAATTATTTTCTGCCATATTATTTCTCCTCCTTTTAAATATAAAAAAATATATTAAAAAAGACACTACTTAGTAGCGTCCTCAGTTTCATATACATTGTCTATCCATGCGCCAAATTTAAATTTTCCGTCTTTATTTCCCCATGCAGCAACTTGTGCACTTTCGATATTGTACGAATCTAGTCTTTGCATACGATCAAATAAATCAAATAATTGAAACACGGTAATATCCCATACATTACTCCAGTTTAATGATTCACTCTTTGATACAACTGCAGCAATAATATTTGCTAAAGTTAGATTTTTATTAGATGCTTTAATTTTTTGCATTTTCTTTCTTCCTTGAAGGATTTTTTTGTATATTTTTAATCCACGTTTACTTTTAACTTTTTTTAAATCACTTATTTCATCTTCATTGGAAGTAATACGAACTCTTTGCAAAATTATATCTACAACATCTGAATAGTTGTCTTTTGTTATCGCCTTAATCCCAGCTATCTCACTGTTTTCATTTTTTATGATTGATACAAAAGCAGCGTATTCTGGATTAAACTCAAAATCTTCAACAAAGAAAAAATTAATAGCAGATGTAATAATTTTCCTAAAATTATCGTCTGCTATTAATAAGTCAAACTTAGTCATATTAAAAACAACTTCTGTATCAACTTCTTTATCTTTATGATAAGTTTCAAAATAATCCTCTGGTGTCATTTTTAAATGTGCAACATATAACGAATATGTATAATACGATATTTCTGCTATATCAATTAATTTTGGAGATTTTATAGAACCAACATTTACAAGATCGAGTGGAAGCGGAGATATGCAATCAAAATAATCTAATATCAATTGTCAACTCTCCTTTACTCTGAAATCAGAAACATCAAAAACAAGTTCTCTGACACAGTAATTTGAATTAGGAAAAACATATCCAACCGAGGTCAAATTTAATTTTCCAATTCCGAATTCTTTACTATCGTGTAAAGCTCTTTCAACCGCATCAGATAAAATATCTATACGTGTGCCAATATAATCTTTTGTATGATACTGCATACACTTTTTATGGGCGCACACCCAAAAGACAATCTGCATTTTTTTTATGCTACCATTTGGAATATATGGTATTTTTACTTCAAAACAAGCGTAAGGTAAAACTTCTGTTTGAGTTTCGTCTATATACATATATGGGAATATCTGTGTGTAAATTAGGTCATCTACATTTTCTTCTGTATATTCCTTGTCTATAAGCATTGCTCGGCAAAAATCTTCTGAGCTTAGGATAGTTGAGAGGATTTTATTTTTGTATAATCCAATATCTTTTAATACTGTCTTATTCAAAAGATCACCTCCTAAAATCCTTCTATAACAGTTATCTCAATTTCTCCGACAACTGCGTTTTCTACAATTACCTGCAACAAAAAAGACGAAGATATATAATCTTCATCCTCTACTAATAGTTTTATTTTATTTTCAACGACTTCCTGTTTAACTTCAAATTCGCTTATAACATTCCATGAAAATTCCGGATTGATTGTGTTTCCAGATTTGTCAACAAATGATACAGAGTACGTTCTATTAAATCCAATTTTCAGATTTGCATTTCCAGATATTGTTGCTAATATAGACTGTGTACTATCTGGATTTTCCGGTTGTACTGGAATATCAGTAGGAGAGTGGTAGTCGCATATCCCCAAGTCCGGTTTATCAGTTTCTGAATTAAATTCATCTCTATCTGCAATAAAGCTCAAAACACCACCGTGATTTTTTCCGTATAAATAAAGAACATCATCACTTCTTGTAATTTCAAAAACTTTTCTTGGACTATTGATATTTCTATCAATAAACACTCTTTTATTTTCAAGAGTTATACCGTCATCATCTTCTGGAATGAGAACTGTAAAGTTGTTTGAGGCTAATGTGATATAGTTATTTCCAAACTGTCCAACATCATATTTAGATGCAGAAACAAAATTAGCCCAACGCTCTATAATGTCACCATTCGACTTTTGCCATTTTAATTTATACTGACAAAGAATCATTGTCGCTTTTTCATATATGCCATTATTTCCAGGATATCCAGTAATAAGCCAGTATCTATCTTCAAATAAGACATACATTCCAGCTTTAATAGTTCCGATTGTAGTAAGAATGCTACGCTCCATAGATTTTAATTGAGTATTAGATGTATTATCCTGAATTACACAACGTAAAGTTTTGCATTCTGTCATTGAGGAGTTATATATTTTTACAATCTTTCCTAGTGGAGAATCTAACGCTTCCGAAAATGCATCATCTTTAAAATCATTAAACGCATCACTTTCATATCCACCTGTCATATTTGGCTTGGTATTATTGCCAATAAGATACCACTCTTTCACATTAGTACCTCCTTATGCCAACGCTGTTGGTTTTTGATTTTCAATCATATCAGAGGATATAGATGTAACATATTCAAGATGAGCCTTTTCAGCCGTTTTAGTTCCATTAGAACCATCTATACTCAAATCTTTTCCGACAATACTAACACGCTTATTAACCAAAGTAACTTGTCTTTCTTGATACATCTGTGTCATAAATTGAGCAAGAGTATCAATGATATATCTATCTAATTTTGTATCAAACTCTAAAATTTCCTCATCAAAATTCAATGGATCTAATTCAACAGAATATCTACCAATAGCTTTTTTTAACCACATAAGTTCCAAAGAAAAGGGAATAACTTGTTTGTCAGCAAAAGTGGATTCAAATGATTCAATTATCTCAGATGCCTGTGTACGTTTATCCATTGAATCACCACCTTTACGGTCTAAAACCTGTATAATCTATACAGAATGCAATTCTTCCATAATCATTAAGTTTCAAATCCTTGATCGCAGACATAAGGAAAGCTCTTTCAGCTCTTGTTATAATACGTTCTTTGATTTTCTCTTCAAAATCTTTCTGATCTTTTTCGTCAAAAATTTTCTTGATCAAATCTTTTGTAACGAAATTTTGGAATGTGTCTTCTGATTCGTAATTCGCCTCGATACGTGTTGGTTTATCATCAATAAATAAGGTTGCATGAGAACCTTGACCGTCTGTTCCGTTAAAAAGTAAATTTCCATTTTGCACCTGAGAGATGATTTCGGACGCTTGAAGTCTAACTGTTCCCAACGGCGGAATTGTAACATCTCCATTACTTTCAATTCTCTGAAAACCAGTTGTCCAACGAGCGATACTTTTTACTAATACCTTCTTCTCAGGCTTATATTCATCAATCTTTTTTTTAACGGCTCTTGTAGTTTTTGTATCAGTGCTTTCAGTTACTTTTTCTTCTATTACTTCATCTGTTTTTTTATTCATTTTGAATCCTCTTTCAACTATTTTTTGTAAAATGTCAACTAATCAAATAGAATGCTTTACTGAATTATATAAATCAATTATTTTATCAAGTTTCTTTGATTTTTCAAAAACATAATATTGGGTTTTCGTATTTTTATTGACACCGCAATCTATATATCTTAAACCAAATGACATGATAAAATAGTGCATTCTTTTTGAATAACAATAAAACTTATCGTTCATAAATTACTCCAAAGAATAAAGTAGTAGTGCAATAATAGCACCACTACTTATTTGTTATATATATTAGGCAGCCAGTTCAGGGGACAATTTCTTATCGGCGATTACACCAACTTCATATTCGCGCCCCGGAGCAACAAGGCTTCCAACCTCCATATCAAACCGTGTGATAAGGTTACCACTTGTTACATCATTTCCAGACATAGATGTAAGTCCACCACGAGTAATCGTGTAGATCGGTGAGCTTGTACCTGCCGGAATAATAAATCCAAGACCAGACGGAAACATTGTATTAAAGTTCTTTCCATCATCTGCCAGAGATGTAAGATCATACGGATTTGGAATTTCGCTAAGAATAGCACCGTTGTACATTCCCATAAGTCCTGTGTTATGAATCTCATTCATAACATCTCTTGAAATACCAGTTACATTCGGTGTAACACCCTGATATCCAGCAAAGCCGTTAAACTGAGAAATCAAAGCATAGTCACCAGAAATTGTTGGCTTTCCGAAACGTCTAATCGGTGTAATAACTCCGTCAACACCAGTCTTTGTAAGCCCGTCTCCTTCAAAGAAGTATTTAACATCCTTAGCATTTTTAATTGCATTGTAAATTGTCGTTACAACATAGTGTGTAGCTTTATTTCTGATCTGAACACGAACCTGTTCCTGAAGTTCATTTTCATCTGACATATCGCCAAGAGACGCTTTTCTATAATCAACAGCATAACCACCAGAAATAGTAGTAGTAGCGATTGGTGTACGTTCTTTTCTAATTGTTGGGAATCCAACATCCTGCCCCAAAGCCTGCTCGTTTGCCGAGAGATTTACGAACTTCGGGATCTCAACTTCACATGACTCATTATAGCCAATATTCTGATAGTTACCGAAAATTCCAAGCAGTTTAATTTCCTGTAGCAATTTTGGCTCAATTACGAATCTACGCATCTCATTAATTTCAGAGATAGCTTTTGTATCCCCTGCCGCCGCTTTACTATTCAATTCTGCAATATATCTTGTAGCAGCATTAGCAGTTTTGACATCAAACTTAGAAAGGTCTTTTCCATCAGTCATTGCAGAGAAGACTTCAACAACTGGAGACTTTCTTGTAATCTTTCCGCTAACATTGTTAGCATCTTTTCTTTCATTATTTAATTCAAATGTATATGACATGATTTTACCTCCTTATATTACTCAGAAATAAGCGCAACTACACCATCGTGATTTCCAATAATTTTCTTTACTTCCAGATAGACACCTGACGGAGAGCCATTTACTTTCAACGTTCCGTCTGACTCAGAAGTGAGCTTGTTACCAACTTCAACAGTTTCCGGAAGCGGATAATCATAAATTTCAATAAAGTTTCCTGTACATTTTTCAAGGTCAATAACTCTTACATGTGTTCCCTTTGGAATAAAATATTTCGGCATTCCTTCGTCATCGCCACATTCAATCTGCATGATGGCTTTTGTTTTATCTGCACCTACTTTAAAAACGCCTTCCTCTACATCACCAAAAGCGCCATTATATGTATCTGCTTCTGTTACAGCATCAATAAAAGGAATTCTTTCCTTTTCGATCTGACCAATTGAGTTAAATTTCAACATCTTTTATTCCTCCTTTATTAATTAGAAAATGTTTACATCTTCAAAATCGTCGTCTATATGTACTTCCTCACAAATCTCAGAGAAAATATCCTCTACTTTTGTTTCTTTAATTGAATTCTGTTCAGCGATTCTTGCTTCAGACTCTGCTTTTTTCTGCTTTTCAACAATTGACATGCAAATTTTAGATTTAATAGAATTAATTTCAGAAGTAACCTCATTAAGTTCTTCTTTCTTCTGGCAAGCGTTGATATTCTCTTTTAATTTTTCAATATCATCTTTTGCAACTTCTTTTTCTTCAGCATTAAATTCTGCAAGAGAGTCATCTAGTTCAGCAAGTTTTTCAGCAACTTTTGCCTTTGCTAATTCCTGTTCAAGAATTGATCTTTCAGTCCAATAAGTATCTCTGTCTTCTTCCATCTGTTTCAGCGTTTTTCTTAAATCTTCAACAGAGGCATTTAACTCAGAAATCGTAGACTCTTTTGTTGCTAACTCAGCGTCTTTTGCTTCAATCTGAGAATTAAGTTCTGAAATTTTAGTCTCATAATCAGCAGACTTGTCGTTACATTCAGAAATAACAGATTGAATCGTTTCTTTGATTTCATTCATATTGAATTCCATTTTTGTCTTTTCCTCCTTGTTATTATTAAGCTCAATGAGAGTAGATGAGCTGTCCGCTGGGAACATTACCATATCCCATCCAGAATGAACGTACTCCACTGGAATCCTTCCCTTTTCTAACCATCCATTTTTATATACAATTCCTTCATTGTCTTTCGTTTTGTATATTTCTATACTTCCATCGACAGATACATTGTTGTTTAAGTCGGACTCTAAGGAAGCAACAAAGGCTGGATAACACATTTCATCCAAATACCCCTCACCTAAAACACAGCGTTTTGTTTCGCCGTTAATTTCGACATCATCAATCCATCCATTTACAAAATGTCCAACTGTGGTCGCATTCTCAAACACTGGCATATCATTAATAATTCCGGTTTCACCATGATCTGAAATAATAGTTCTTTCATCGTCAATAAAAGAAACCCTTACAGACATATCTTTGATGCTATCTAGTTGTTTTTTGGCGTATTCCTCTAAAAAGGTTATTCCGTTTTTGTTGTATTTCGTTCCTACATCATCTACTACACACTCTGGAGGTTGTAACTCATACAAAGTTGCGGTAAATTTTCTTCGACCGTTTTTGTATTTCTTTGATGACAGTTCAAACTTTGCCATAAATTACCTCCTTTAAAATTTTTATAAAAATAAAAAGCCACTAAAAAGTGACTTTTCATTGCATAAATAAAGATTATTTTGTTGATGGTTTTGGTGTTCCATTACTGTTATTTGTTTTTGAAACAATTGTATTTTCATTTGTAGGATTTTCTATCGCAGGTCTTCCTGTATCTTTTATATCTTTGCTGCTCATTGTAAATGATGTCTCATGAGGTTTATACTTCTCAAATAATTCTTGTTCAATTTCATCATCCAATACCGCTAGATATGCTTCTACATCCACCCCGGCACTTGCAATCAAAAAGCTTAAAGAGCCGGATGCTTCCGTATATAAAGTTTTCATCATTTCAAAGAAACTTTTTCGATTTACAAAAGAAGTAGGAAAGTAGTATATCTCTATTTTGTTTTTGCTATCCTGAATTATATTTTTGTTAATAACATAATTTAATTCATCCTGCCACTCAGAAACCCATGTGTAAATTTGTGCATTTATCATTTCAAGATTATTAATTCCTGCTGAGAAATTTCCAGTTGTCATAGCTCCAATCAAAGAAGCACATATTCCTAAATCCAAAGATATTTGATTATTCAAGTCTGACTCATTTTTCTCATCAAAGATGTCAGTCGAAACATCAATTGAATCTATCTTTGTTCCAGATGCAACACTAAAGAAGCTAATACCACCTCGACTATTCTTATTCATAATCGCACTTTTTACAGTATTGTGTTGATTTTCCTGCTGCATTTTAGTTAAAGAACAACTTCCTTTATCTTTTCCTTCTGGAAATGTTTCGTAAATAACTCGGTTGTTAATTTCATCAAGAACGTTTCGCTTTGTATCTGTAAAATAGTCTTTATATAAAACATCAGACAGCGCCGCAATTACCAAACTGCGCCCCCAAGGTTCGTTGTCTTTGCACTTTATCTTACGGCACATAGTTTTGTCATTATTTAACACTACCCAATCACCATGAACCACAGGACTTTTTTTACGTTTATTATATGCATCTACAATTTCTACAGGATACTTTCTCAATTTTCTATCCAATGTATCGCCTGTAAAATCATCAAAATATCTTAGATTAAATGCAAGAACATAACGTCCATTTTTTTTACCTACAATTTTTGTATATTCCCACGGAAGGGTAATAATTGCAGCATTAACACCAGCTTCATTTATCTCAACAATATTTTCAACATCATAATCAGTCATAAATTTGTCAAACACCGAATTCTTTTTCTTTGTTTCAAAATAAAAGAAAGCAATTCCGTCGGTCATTTCTGTAAACAAAGCATTTCGTATAAATTGTTTATCACGGACAGACTCAAGAGTTGCTTTCATCAAATCTTTATTCTTTTTAGTTTTTTTATTTGTTTTCTTTGACTTATTGATTAGCACTCGATCCAAACATGGAAGTGCTGTCATATAATCTATAGAATTTGATACAATTCCATTTTTTGTGTAAACAAAATTTGATAATCTGATTGCTATATCATGATTTAGAATCGGATTTCTTAATACATTGTCAATTTCGGCTTTTGAAAAATAATTATAAACTCCACATGAGAATATAGAATTAAATATATCTTCAAAACCACTTGAAGAATGATACGAATTAAATTCAAATATAGAATCAGTTTTATTTGGAGTAGGAGAGGATTGCTTGTTTATCTCAACTACATTGTTTGATTTTATTTCTTCCGACATGTTCTCTCCTTTCATTTAATTGATAAGACATGAAAATTCGTAATCCGATGAAGAACTAGAATCGTCAAGTTCTAGTTGGTCAATAAAATAAGAACCATAGGAACAACTTGTATATCTATCCTTTCGATTCTTTCCTTTTTCCTGTATTTTTATAATACCCGTTTGTGGCATTTTTTCATATTGTAATTCAGCACATTCTCCAATCATTGCTTGAGTTTCTAAAAATGGTTTTTCAAAATTTATTTGATCATCCACATCGATAGCTTGGAGATATTCCTTATTATTTGGTAAAATAGTCTCCTTAGCTGTATTGTAATTAACAAGAAAATCTATTTTGTTTTCTATAAGATTTTTTCTAAAAGCAATTGCAATATCGCTATTCAATGCTTGAGTAGCATTTATAGCATAGATACACGACTTTGCATTCGGATCAGAACAAACTTTTGCATAATCATCATTATTCATACACTTTAATGGTTCATATTCAACACCTCGTTCAGTATCATATAGAATTTTTTGTAACGCATATAAAACTTGTAACAATTTGTTATCCTGTAGGTTTTTTATCCTACAGTTCTAATAATTTTATTCTTATTAGTTCAGCATACCTTTTTACCATAATTTAAAATAAATTCATTAAGTTGTGTGTTATTCGTATTTCTAAATCCATAAATTTTATGAAATTTATAATGACAATCTTTACATAAACATATTCCATTATCTACATCATATCTTTTATCAATATAATCTGCAAAGTTCATAATATGATGTACATTTAATGGCACATTTTTTCTCTCACAACATTGACATGTATATCTATCACGTTTTAATACCTTATCATGCCAATCTTTATATTGATATGTGCTTCTAAACATACCATTTCTTTCTGCGCCGCCTTTCCAAGAAGGATTAGCTTCGCCTTTTTGATGTGTTATGTTTAATTGTGGCATATATTCAATACCAAAGTTTTTTAAACAATATTCTTTCATATATTTTTTATATTCATCTGTTTGTGTATATACTTCACATCCATATTTTTGAATATTTATCTTTTTTATTTTGTCTTTAATAATTTCTGATTTCGCTGGATTATCTACACCATATCTTTGTAAATTTGTTTTTGAAATTTTTTCTTTAACATCGTGTAGTTGAAACACATTATCACAGTTATATATTTTTTGATTTGATTCTATTGTTTTTAATGTTTTGCATCTTGTACAAGTGTCTTTGTGTATTGTAGAATTTAAATTTTCTCTTAAATAATTATACCAACGTTTCTTATATATTTTGCCACAATAATCACATTGTACTTGAACGTATACGTTACTTCCTTTTGTCAAATCATTTACATCTACAATAAATTCATCATTCATTTTTGTAAACATATATCCTAAATGAACATAATGTTTTTTAATTTTTGGATTCCATTTAACTATAACTGTTTTGCTTAATAGCATATTTAACCTCTACTCTTTTGGGTAAAATAAAAGAGACGTTAAAACGTCTCTAAATAAGTAAGAGTGGTCGGTAATTATCCAACAAATCTCTTTATTTTAAATTTTAGGTAGAGCGACCTCTTGGGAAGATTATATTCTATAGTAATAGTTTCACTTCCTATGCGTTGCCTGTGACCATGTTTTTAAACATAGCCTTCCAGTCGGATTGCCGTTTCAGGTTTCCCGTTTTCTTTCGCTCTTTAATTACTTTTATATTTCTATAAAAGAGGGCAACAAGTTTACCCCCGTTGCGAGTATCAATTACAATATAGTCTGCATTAAAATCTTCATAAAGTTGTCTTATCCTTATTGCTTGCAATGTTGTGTCTCCAATTTGATTTGATTCGATATATGGATACTGCCTTCTATAACCTCGCTTCACTTCAGTTTCATTTGTATCATTTACAAATGTTAATGTTTCAGGTATTCCCCTGATACAAGAATAAACAGAATTATCATTTTGACTTCCTGCTACAAATGCAATATCATTAGACACAATTCGTATTTCATTGTCTAGTTTAGGGATACTATATTTATTCTTTTTTCCAGATTTAAAATCAATAGATGATTGAGGATAAAATACATGTCGAGATACTTGTCTATTTAAAAGCATGGAATATGTAAAATATGACGATAGAGAATCTTTTACTTTTAGATTTAAAAATTCAATTTTCCATGTTACAGGATCTTGCTTTTTCTTTTCTTTAATAAGTTGCTCAATTGTTTTTAACTCATGTTTCAATGCAATGCTTTCATCAAAAGCTAACATAACTGCATGATTATGTTTTTTCATACCGTCAAGTGCTTGTGCTGCTATATCCCACATCCAATTGCCGTCATCGTACCAACTAGAAGTAATATAGATATCTACGGGTTGTTCTTTAAGTAATTTATTATCTTTATATTCCGGATTAAACATGTATTTAGGTTTGCGTGGTGTTTGGAATGGAGAGATTACAGAGTCTTCAACTTTTTTCTTTATTTGTCTTGTTTCTTCTCTACAAATTGCGTTTGAACGAAGACCGCGTGCATTTTCATTTGCAACGAAAACACTTATCTTAGAGCCGTTTCTAAATTTAACATATATATCATTATTCCTAGTCGAAAAATCTTCGATTTCTTTTCTTAATATAGGTGACCATTCGCAAAGTTCATCCATGATTTTTTCTGATACTATTAATTTCGCTTGCTTTTCTGTCGCCGCACCTATACGAAACTTTGTACCTTTATAAAGTAAACATCTTGCAACTGCATAAACTGCAACAATAAAGGATTTTGCATCATTACGACTTGCAATAATACAAATGAGATTTGATGTTCCCATTGCATAAATTGCTAATGCTTGATATTCATAAAGTTGTATTTTTAAATAATCAATTACAAACCGATGCATGTTTCTTCTAAAAAATGTTCCCCATGCAAGCACATGAAGAACATTTGTAGTGTTGCTTAAATAATGAGTAGATGGAAATTTTTTATAAAGATTTAATTGATTATGATCGGCATATTGAGCCAAATTACAATCATTCTTCTTCATATTCGTCTACCTCTGGAACAAAGTATTCTTTATCTCGAATATCTGTTCCTGTTTCCAAATTTATCATTGGTCTTGTTATATGTCTTTCAATATATTCGCCTAATTTGTCATAATCTTCATATAATGATTTATCTTTATAAAACTCTTCTGGAGTATAGTCGGAAATAAAACCTAATGTCATACAAAATGTTTCATCATTGCTTGCATCTTTTTCCTCTACTGTACGCAATCCCGCCTGTCTAAAAGTTTTAGCATATTGTTCCGTAAGTTTTGCATATTTTTCAGCATTACCCTCTTGAAGATTTTTTATCATTAGCATATTTAAACTACATAACGATTTTATAAAAATCTCTTGATTACTATCTGTATTCGGATTATTACGCTTAAGCAATCTGTAATGATCATCTAAATTTCTATAATCTGATTCAGTAAAACCGACTCCCCATCGATCAATGGCAGAAGCAGATACAGAACAATCTTCCGACTTAATCTGTTCTTTAGATTCGATAACTTCGTTTAATTTTTTTTCGTAGTTATATTTTAATGTATCAATATACGTTTTTCTTCCATTACAATTCAAGTTTTTCTTTGCGGCGTAATGACTAATTCGAGAACGATTTCTATGTCCACTATATGATTCCGTAGCCGCTGAAAGAGCATTTACATCATAATTCCAACCAACTCTTTGACAAAAATCCTTAAATGCATGTTCTTCATTATTTGAATATAATGCTGTCATTTGATTGACATATGTATCTGTACATTCTTTACACCATGGAAGATATCCTCCGTTTGCTTGGAATAAGACATCATTACTTTTTTGAAAATAAGTATCTTGTCTTGTAAATCCTTTCCCACAACAAGAACATTTATATTTATGTTTATTTTCATCAAATGGAGTTGCTGAACGTGGTATGTTTATTTGCACATTTGTATCAATAATCGGAGGCGTATTTATATTTTCAATTATTTTTTCTTCCTTTGTTTTTGTATGTGCCAAAATTACACCTTCCTTTTCGACTAAAATTTATTTTTTAAACGCTGCACACAGGATTTGAACCTGCAAGTCGCAGTCGACCAACTGATTTCAAGTCAGTCCCCTCAGCCACCCGGACATGCAGCACAAACGACACCAGTGAGTCCCGACCTCACACATCCTCATAAGGATATCGGATTAGCAGTCCGATGCATTTGCCAATTCTGCCATAGTGTCAAAATGCGTGGAGTTGGAGTTGAACCCCGAATTATCAGCGTGAAAGGCTGATGTTCTATACCAGTTAGACTAAGCCACTAAAATAAAAGGCAGTCTTCAAATGAAAAACTGCCTTTCAAACGTAATCAATAGGATTCTCTTTGTTTTTTCAAATCCAAACTTGGTGCAAACACGATTTCTGATAAAAATCTCGAAGATATTTTTCTCTTATTTTATACGCAACGTAATTCAGTTGATTTTTGTAAATACAATGGGTAGATGTTGCGTTTAGATATTAAGTAAAGAACCTTGTTCTACATCTTTAATACCATTTTTGTCAAAATATTTTCCAAACTCATCTTCAGCAGTGGCATCATTATATATGAATAACATATCGGCTGAAGACCACTGGAAAAATTCTTGGATGACATGGGCTGGAAGATTTAGTCGATGCAAACGTGTACACAAGTAATGTCTAAAACTGTGGAAGTACACATCCACTCCTAAAATTCCTTCTGCCATATCGATCCACGAACTTGTGTCTTTGCGTTGTCTATAAATACGTTCTTTTGTATTCTTATTAATAGAACATGTAACAAATAGCCATTCACTATTAATCCCTCGTGCTTTCCGTTCTTTCATCCATAAATCAATATATGGCTTTGCTCCGTAAAGCACAAATTTATTAATCTGTTTTCCTCCACGTCCGAATCCTTTCGCTCTTACTTTATCTGTTTTCCACATAGAATTAAAAACAAAATGTTCATCATTGAAGTATTCAACTTTCATTTGTAATAATTCTGCATGTCTCATACCAGAAAAGGCAGCGATGGCAAACCCACATGCAGCTTCGTATTCTTTTTGTTCAACCAAAGTATTCAAAAGTTTGTCAACTTGCTCATCTGATAAGACAGTTTTCTCTCTAACAACTTCTTTTGCAGGATTTTCAATCTTTCTAATAATTGGTTTATAATTTTCAAATTCCTCTTCGTCATCCAGAATATTTTGAATATAATTGGACAATGATGAGAGAGTAGATTTGACTCGTCTAATTCTATTTGAACTCCATCCCCATGTATTCAAAGCATGATTTTGAAATTTTGCTATTTCACGCTTGGTTAAATCTGCGAAAAACTTGTTATTGTTATTTTCTAAATTCCATACCCAAAATATCTTTAGATCATTTCTATAAGCAGAAATTGTCTGAGGACTACGGTCAACCGATTGCAAATAATCTAACCAATCTTCTCCGAGACTTATATTATCAACATTTACCGCATCTAACTTTCCCTGCGTTACAATGTTGTTATATACTGTAAATCTTGACAATATTTCACTTCCTTTCTAAAACACTTTTCTTTTATAATTCTTTATAAATCCGAACCATAATAGGAGAGAAGTGCGAATGAGATTATACTTGTCCGCAAAGTAGCTACTCCTTGCGTATCTCTCCATAAATGTCCGTAGTAGGAGTCGAACCTACAAAATTCTGATCCTAAGTCAGACGCATATTCCTGTTCTGCTATACGGACAAAATAGAAGAGTAGTATAAATCCACACTACTCTTCGAGGTTTACAAGTTCATTCATACCAGAATCCATCAAAATTTCTTTTACTTTATTTTTTAACAATCTAGGTACTTCTTTATATTCCTTTTTTCCTAATATAATCTGTTGTGCCCATAACATTGCCATCATAAAATCTTCCTTTCTATTCAAAAATAAGATTAAATTATAAAATATTTTATACATATACTAATTCTGACATTTCTAATATACACTCTGTAAGCATTGTGATATTATCTTCTGCATTAGAAAGCCGTTTTTCCAATGTAGGTGAGCTTTGTGGAATTTCAGAAACTTCCCTATATTCCTGAACCCTCAAAATATGTTTCGGAATCATCTCTCCGTCAGGCGCTTGACTTTCTTCAACGATTTTATAAGATTCAACGATTTCAAAACCGTCCTTGTATTCCAAATTGTCTTCTATTAATATCGGCAAATAGCCGCTGTTAAGATAATCTGTTTCATCAGGAGATACAATCTGTTTGTCATCAACACGCAATACGGATGGTGCATATATCAATATTCCGTTTTCTAATTTTCCAAAACTTGTATTCATATTTTCTCCTTTATTCTAGTTATTTATGATTATTCTAATTGATGTTACATCGCTGTATAAAGTCTTTGTCTCCCCGTTTTTGTCTGTGTACATAACGTACCCTCTCCCATACCATACAGTATCTCTAGTGGATCTTAAGTTGACCCTATAATTCCCACTTAATCCGATTGTTGTTGCAATGCTTTGAGTTATTCGCTCTCCACCAACTATAAATCCGGAATCGCCCATTTGTTCCCAACCCTTACTATCAGTGACAATTAACCCATGTTCTTTTATTGATCCAGCAGGAATCATTCTTCTTACAACAAAAGCGATTTTTTTCAACTGCGCATCATAAAAAGATATACACTTGCAGACAGCTTCGGGTATTACTATTTCATCAACATCTACATAAACTGATTCTATTGTTGTATCTTCGTATACTGTAAAGGTATACGGAGTTGAATAACAATATGGAGTTTTGTTAAACATAAAATACGCAAACTTCTTTCCTTGCGGTGCAGGCTCGGCAACAAGTCTTACCTGTTCTCCAATTTCGCAATATCTTATTTCTGTTTTACTTCCGTTTTTTATTACAATATTTTTTTTCGATTTCAAACCACCATTTAAAAATAATCTTCTTCTCAATAAAAATTCGGGGGGGGGTAAAGGCATTTTTATTTATGTCCATCTTGTTATTCCTTATTTTTCGTAGCATATTCCACTTCAATTCCCGCATCTACGTCTCCACCGTCTACCGTGATAACTGTTGTACCCGGAAAAGTGCAAAGGCTTTCAAGTGCTGATTTTTGTTCTTGAGTAAGCGGTTCAGTGACGGGATTATGTAAAGCATATTGCACAGTAACAGGGTTTTTCGACAAAAATTGTTTAAGACTCTCAACATCTGGATAATCTTTTTTCAGTAAACAAATATAAAATTTCGTGCCGTGAGTTGTATGTCTATATGATCCCGCTTCACTTTCAGATGCAGGCATACCTATCCATCTAAACTTATCACACACTGTTACTTTTTCATAATATACGTTACGCATGTCGTTGATACGATGCAAAAATCTATTAATAATTCCAACATTTTGATTGGAATTATCAGTTGTCCATCCCGAACTATCATCAAGAACAATTTCCTTAATCCACCGCACAATTCCATCTTTTGTAATTTTGTCTTGATATTTTCCGATGCCCCTAAGAGGTTCATCCATTGTTATTGTAGCAGTCTGTTCGGGGAAATATGGTTCATACGGCTCGGCAAAAGTTCCCTCATTTAACATTACATAACACTGTTTGTTTTCGATAGGTTTAGAATTTGTTCTGTCAAATAAGACAATTTTCACTCGACCGTTTTCATCGCTTGTCACCGTTACTTTTTTCCCTTTAAAAACTGCGGTAGTATCACATTGATATATTTCATCATCAACATTTGTAAAATATAAACTTCTACTTGTGTCTTTATCTTGACTATTGCAAGTACCTTCGTTATTTGTTGATAAAGTGTACTTTGTGTTTGGTTTCAAAGTCAATATAAGTTTTCTAACGCTATCGTTTCCACTCACAGGTTGCAATGGTAATTTTAAAAAACTATCTATGTTAAACAAATTCTTCCCAGTCACTCTAACATCCACTTCATACTTCTGTGTTTTCTCATTCCATTTTCCGACACTCTTGATTTCTTGTAGATAATCGGGTGATGGGGATGGTTTACCGCCTGTGTATGGCTCATAAGGAGATGCTTTGTCTCCAACCTCCACCATAAGCTTAGATGTGTTATTCTCAAGAACCTTATCAAAATTTAACTGCCCAATCTCTCCATCGGTAATAGCCATTATAACAAGATATTTTGTATCTTCTTCGGTAGTAATAGTTAAAGGTTTATCTAATGTTGTTTCAGCCGTTTTAGTAAGCTTAACATTAAACGCTGGGAGTTCCGATGTTAAACCAACCCTATTTTTTCTTGTCATATCATTGTTAATATTTTTTCTACCATGTATTGTGTAGGTTGTGTTTGGTTCACAGGGCAAATACACCACAGCATTACTAGAATATGGTACAATTTCTTTATTTTCTCCGTGATAAAAATATGCATGTAAATAATTGTCTGTTAGTTTAAACAACTGCTTCCCAGTTGTACTATCTTGGTGTGAATTACCTAGTATACTAAATCGTTTAAAAGGAGCTTGTCCGCAATTTGTCAATATCACTTGCTTTATTCCTTTTGACGTTTCGTAGTTAAATTTGAAAGTCATAAAAGCTCTTCTTTTTAAAAATATCATGTAATATCAAACTCCTTCCAAAACATCACATTTTGTTCAATCTGACAACAATATTTCTTGTTTGCCTGTGTGACGAATCCATCTAACGCGATTGTTGACGGTAATATCACCTTAGTTGGTGTTGATCCGCTTGTGAACCAAAACGGATAGATATTTACAGCATCAGGCAACTCTTCTTCAAGCGTTAAATTTAACTCTGCAACTTCTCCCCATACTGCTTGTACGTTCGGTTTTAACGCATATGTAGTTTCTTGAGGACGTTCTTCTTTTATGCCAACGGCATTATTACTTTCCACATTTTTAATAAGAGAGTATAAATATGCTTCTGTATTATTCATAATCTTATACCCTCCATTTTATAACTTTTTCCATCCAAAGGAAAATAGCATATAAAGAATTAACTCGCCATCTTTATTACCAACTACACATGTGCTTCCGAATGGGGCATAATCAATTCCGCTAAACATTTCTTTTCCTTTTTCTTTTGTTGTTGGCAAGAAGTTTATTTCATCTTCTGTATCAACAGCAAATTCCATTACATTTGTATTATAGCTTTCTCCGATTTTTAAGAGCATTCCTGCCATTGTACGTCCTCCTTACCAAATAGTTTTGAATAGTATTTTTCAGATGAATAGATGATCAGGCACAAATCTTCCATATAAAAAATTATACATTTTAATTTTATTAATAATGTATTCCTCTGTTTCGTCAATTACATTCATTGCTTCGTTATCGTTAATATTTGTTTTGATTGTTACGGTATATTCACCATCTGACTCAGAAATTTCATTGTCTTCTTCAACATCAAAGGAGTAAACATTGTCGCTTTTTATGTAAGGAAGACATTTTGAATTAGCATCTCCTGATATATAAACAATAGTTCCGTTTACATTAAAATACTTGCCATCTCGTTTAAATTTTTCGCACCAAATACCAAGATTAGATATTGCAATTACATATTCATTATTATATAAATCATAATCAGGAGCACTAACATCTAATTCTTCAATATTCATTCCGCACCGAATAAATTCAGTCACATAAGCCGCTGCATCGGATGCAGTTACAATAATAGCAATATCTTCATAATTTAAAAAATCTAATTTGTTATATTCACGCATAACAAAAGATACAAAGTGTTTAATATCTTTAAAATTTAAAGTTTTGATATCTTTCATAGAATATACCTCGATTACATGTCTTTATACTTTTTAGCAACCTTAAACACCAACTCATCATGTGCTGGCTTTACCCATTCTTTACCAGTTAGTGCAGATTTTCCACATCTTTCATCAATGTGCTTCACGGAAAATGCACCAAGATCTGCAAAAGTAATTTTGTCATTACTTTCTTTTAATGTGTCAACTACAACTTCTCCAAATGCTTTAATGATTTCTTCAACTTCCTTTGCATTGTAGACAGAAGAAGTTCTACTACAAATTTTCTTTGTTAATTCATTTTTTGTCATATATATTTACTAACCTCTTTATTGTATTTATTTTTTGAATACTTGCTACCAACAACAGCAGCATTCATGTGGAATCATATTATTTCTCGTGTTTGTTTTTCAAATTTCCATGTATCATCAGTTGGATTTTTTTTAATCATACGAAGTGATATGTATCATCCCTCCGTTCCGTCAAAGCGGGCTACTACATAGAAGAGTAGCCCTGTTATTGACAGATACATTGCCTTAATTTAATTGTCTATCCATGAGCATTGGCGTAAGCTTCCCAAGCATTAATTACGCCACTGTAGCGCACAGATGGATCAGACTCTCGTTTGTTTCAATTCTGAGTAACTGATGACCTTATCTATGTCATTCCATTTTTATAAAGATAATTTCTAAGCGAAAGAGAGTAACAACAATATAATTCTACATTCATATATTTAACCTCTAATTCAAAATAATCTTATATGTCTCAGTCTGACCATATAATTTAAATTGCATTTTTAAACAGCATTACTATAACAAAAATAATAGCCTTTTGTAGATTTTAATTTACCATTTAAACACTGCGATATTCCGCTTTCACTTATATTATATAAATTTGCTATTTCATTTTGAGAAGTATATACTCCCATAAGAGTATGCTCTTTATTATAGACTTTTATATAATCCTTTTCGTGAAGTTGATCTATAAGCTTTTCATCAATAGTATTGTTGAAACTCCATAACATATCTTTATATGTTTTTAGTTTATGTAAAGATTTGCATGCTTTCAATATGGAAGATGGGTCGTACCCATCCTTAGAGGTGTCGTTTGCATTATTGTATTTTTTAATAAAATTTCCGTACAAGTCAAAACAATATACATTTCTATGTTTAACTTTAAAATTCATATAGTCTTTAATATTTAATGATTCATATTCAGATGGATATATCCAAATATAGCCCTTATACGTTTTTCTTATTTTTTTCAAACAACACCAAATACATGATTGTTCAATATTTAGTTCTCTAGCTGCACATCTGGCACTAGACCATATATTTATTATATTACAATTAAAATCTACTTGATAAATTTCGTCAGATTCAAATAAATGGTTTACTATATTCTTTTTGCGATTTATAATCTTTTCTTCATCGGAAATATTTAATTTTCTTGATGATATTTTACCCCTTGTTTCTATCGGCATAGGCATTTTATTATTCGTTGATCCGCCTCTATCGTTATTATAGCCATTATTATATGAATCGTAAAAATCAATAAAATATATTTCATTTTCATCTAATAATTCTGTTGGACATTCACAAATAATTTCAAACTTAAAACTTTCTTCTCCATATTTATTCCACGCTCTTTGTAAATGTTTATTGTTATGATGATTATTATTTAACTTCGACTTGTGCTGAGAAATCCTGTCACGCATATGTCTAGATTGCCCAATATATCGTTTATTATTTTTAATATTATGAATACAATAAATACCACTACTATTAACTTTTCTTTTTGTGTTTTTATTCGTACATGACCTAGAGCAATATTTGCGTTCAAGTGCTTTATGCAAAGGTTGAACGCCATCATATTCTATGATCTTGCCACAGGATAAACAATAACATGGATTGTCATAATAGTATTTAATCTTTTCACTTTTCTTCATTTATTGTCCTTTCTTGTACTTTTTAAAAATTTTAATTATTAAAAAAGCTAGTGTCTTTCAACACTAGCCATATCATTCTTAAACTTTTCGGTTTCTTCAAAGATAAATATTGTTTTATTTTTATTCTTTTTATCAGCCTTAATATCATAGATGGGATTTCCTAATTTTAATAAATATCTTGCGACACCAGCTGTAAATATTGATTTATATTTCAATATTATTTTGTCCTTTCTAATTCAATTTCAATATATATTCACAGATTTTTCCATTAGTTTGTTCAAACACCAATAGTTTTGCAGAAGCATTAGCAGTTTTGCGTAAAGACAGAGAATAATCGTCTACCCCAATAATAGACCCAACATTTATAACTTCACTATTAATACCAATTTCTTCTGTCTTATTGTGATGTAAGTGTCCTGCTAATAGATACTGGATTGGAACATTATAAATTCTTGAAAAGTCATCAATAGCAATTTTCATATTTTTCACTTCTCCATGTATTCCTAAAATAGTATTACAAGCCACCTGAGCGTAAATAAATCCAGTTGGATTTTCTATATAGGAAAAATTGGGGTTATTCTTTAATCGAGTTTTAACAAATTCTGAAACAATCTTACCCATATTATCTTCTGTAAAAGTATTCTTTGGTTGTCCAATCATGCGAAGTTCTGAATGATTACCATTAACTGACTGGTATTTAACTCGCACATATTTTGTTAGCTCATTTAACCAATTAGAAATAAAATTAGCATATTCAATTGTTCCATCGACAACACCATATCTAAGTTTCATCAACTGCGAAACCCTTAGGATACCATCATTGAAATCTCCCATATTGAATACATGTAGAGTATCAATATTCTCTTTTTGTATAATTTCTATTGTTTGATTAAGCAAATGCCACATTCTTCTTTTAAATATTTCAGGACTATAGGAATTGATAATATCACCAAATAACCCTTTTAATTCATATTCAACACCAAAATGTTCATCTCCATACACGAGAACAAAACCACGAGAATTGTGTTTGGGTTTAATATAATCAGGACTATTCACAGGTGATAGAGAAGTAATAGCGTCACAAATCTTTTCTGTAATCAATTCGTCTCTAGCCTCTTCTCGTAACCAACGACTATATTCTAACTTTTCTGTTTGGAGTTTTACTTTTGCCTTTTCTAACTCACGCTTCTGTAATTGAAGCTCTTTGAAATATTCTTCATCGCCAAATCTATTAAACACACCGGCTTCATAAAAATCTCTTGCATACTTTACAGCTTTTCTATACGCAGACTCGTCTCTATATTGAGTATCATCGTCTTTGAACAATTCCTTATTTACAAACGGAGTAATTTCAGTCCAATTTTTATATTTTCCTGATTTAATAAGACTATCCATTCTCCAAATGTAAGAGTGGTAGTTTTCATTTTCTAATTTTGTAAAATCAGTTATAATCACACACCGCCTTACGCATCTTCATCGGAATCATCTTCCGGCTCGGCTAGCTCTTCTTCGTTTTTGATTTTCACATTCATCTCAATTGAGCACCCGTTGAATTCCTTTAATAGAGTAGAAAGTTTTTTATCTTCTCCATTAAGTTCTACAATCATCTCATCTGTATCAATAACACCAGCAATCTTCATTGATTTTTGTGTTGTTAATTTATAGCTAAAATTTGCCATATAAAATTTTCCTTTCATTCTAAAAAATTACAACTAAAAAAGACCCAACGTAGTACGCATCGTAGAGGGGCGTGTTGGATTCTGTTATCATTTATTTATTTTTACGAGATAGAAGAGCAGTTGTTACTCTTCGTCTTCATATTCATCATCAAAATCTTCCTTTTGATTATATTGAAATCCAAATGCATAGGTTTCAGATTCTATACCATCTTCCTCTTGCAGTTCTTTTAACTCTTTGTTTCCTTTGAGTACAAGTTTACTTGGAAGAATTTTAAAATACTCTATCCAAGATAAAAGTACATTTGTAAATTCTTCTATCACAGGAATAAGCAGCATATATGACAGTATTCCTAAAATAAAAGCCATAATTGTTTTATTATTTTTATTATTCATAAGCAATTACCTGCTTCTTTATAATTTAATTTTCGTTCCCTTATTTACAATTACTATGAACATTCTTTTAATAATAGATGGTTGTTTATGGTATTTTCATCAATTATATCTTTATTAGACATGTCGAATCTAAATTCACCAAAATATTTAATTTCAGCATCCTTTCTTGCTTTAATCGCATCTTCAATATTCTCAAATCTTCCAAGTATAATGGATTTTCTTTCTGTTTTTATTGAGGATACCCATTTATTATTTTCTCTTTTAACTCCAACGATTCCAGAGGATTTAGAAGCCATATATGAAAAATCTTTATTTCGTGCATTTTCCGTTGTAGTAGCTCTTCTTAGATTAGATTTTCTACAATCGTAACGTACTAAATTTTTATGATCAACATTTATGTCTTCTCTATCTTTAATGTCTAAAACAACACGATGTAAGCGGACAATTTTGGTTGTATATATATCTTTTTCTAGTGAATGTGCGCATACATAACGACCATCATACCACCATGAATAATCTTTTATTTTATCATAGTCTTCTTTGTCAAAATAGAAAAATGTTCCGTTGCTGCAATAACCTATTCCAAAATCATATGTATCTAAATCATATTCGCAATATTTTTTTCCTATTTCATAACGTGAGTCTTTATAAAAACAACCACACGATTTGACACCATACGGAGTAATTAAAGCATATCGAGAATAGTAACACAACTCACCGCACTCACATAAACATTCCCAAAGTTTTGCACCGTTGTCTGCTTGCCGAGTGCTCCTAATATCCGTTTCTCTTAAAACTGTAAGTCTTCCAAATTTTAAACCAGTTATATCTTTTGGATATTTTTCTCTTGTTATTTTTGCTTTCTCTTTTGCCTCTTTTGAATTTCTGGCACAACCGCAAGAAACGGTTCCATTTTTCTTTCTTGTCAGTGCAGTAGATTGTATTGATTTAATATTACCACAGTCACATTTGCAAATCCAATACACTTTGCCGTTACCAGTTCTTTCTTTATCAACATAAAGAACTGTTAGTTTACCAAAACGTTTTCCGGTTAAATCATTTCTCATTAAAGCTTTAGCCATAAACAATCACCTTGTCCTTTCGTTGTATTTTCAGTGAATATAAAAACTGACTACCAATTATTCAGTAGTCAGTCTTTTTAAATCGTTCTTAAATTTATCTGTATCTTCAAAATAGAAGACTGTTGCATTTTGTAGCGTTTTATTTTTTTGCAAGTCAATTATCGGATTTCCGCATTTCAATAATTGTTTTGCTAGAAAACTGTTGAAAATAGATTTTACTTTTATCTTTAAACACCCTTTCTAATCTAATAAATCTGCCATAGCGGCAGTTTCACTTCGCTCAGTTTTTTGCAGTTGAACGTATCCAAACTTATCGTGTCCTACTAATTTTTGAACAACAGACAATAATCCATTATTCATTCTAAATAAAGCAGAGTCAGTTTGTTTGAAATCTCCATTCATCCATAGTGACGATCCGTCTCCAACACGACCAATCAATAGTTGAACATGCTCTTTTGTAAGATTTTCAGCTTCACTTACATAAATAATAGTATTTTTAATATCTCGACCTCTCATATATGCAAGATGCTCAATCTCAATTGTTCCTTGCATCATCTGAAGTTCTAGTCCTGTTTGACCGCCGAGATGATCTGCAAGCGGCATGGCATATGGTAGTAACTTCTCTAATTTAGATCCCGGCAGAAAACCGATCTCACTAGCGTCTTTAACTCCGATTGCATTACGAATATATAAAAGTTTTTCAAATTTTCCTTCTTCAATTAATTTTAAAGCATTTGCAATCATGATATAGTCTTTACCGCTTCCAAATTTTCCGGACAAAACATTTATTGTTTGCTCTTTGTTTTGCAACATATCAAATGCCAATATTTGATGTGGGTTTCTTGGCTTGATTTTTCCAAGGAAATGACTATTTATTTGTTTATATGAAATAGTTTTATATTCTTCGCCAATCCATTTTCTATAATCTACAACCTCGCCATCGGATTTCCTTATAATCAAATATTCATTCACTTCACAATTATAAATATTCTCATTTAAGTGTAAATAAAAATAACTCATTTCTTCATCAGAAAGAGTTACTTCTTTATATCCTTTATACTCATCTAAATTCTTGACGAGATTTAATTCTGAAATTCCTTTTGTTTCTAAATTAAAAATATTCTTAGAAATAAATTTGCAGTTCAAATCATCGGTACATACAATTATCGGGTGTATACCAGTATTGTATTTATAAGCAGAAGCCAAAATAATATTATCTGGAGTTTCTTCTAAATCAAATGATTCAATTATCTTTGTGATCTCAGAGTCATATCTAACAACTTCAAACTCACCATAGTTCTCATCTAATAAATGAGCGATTAATCTCGCCTTATATTTTATTTCTCCATCTTTTCTTGAATCCGTTTTAATATGTTCAATTTCTTCTAGTGTCTTTTGTGAAATCACAAAAAACTCTTTAAATGCGGCATCTTGTAAATTCAAGAGTGCATTTGTGTCTAGGAACAGTTTATATTCCAATAAACCTTCCACCTTTCCTATATATTTGCTCAGCTGCTAAATGTCACTTGAGCATAGCTTTTCGATAATCATAATAAAAATTTAATGCACCCTTATGAGTAACATACCGTTTATGAGTTTTTCTATCATATCTATATGTATCAGGTTCCTCTACTAAATAGTATGTTGGATGCTTTGATTTTGATTTTTTTACATGCTCTCCATATCCGTTCTTTCTCATATAGAAAGCATCTTCTTTACTAATTTTGATTATATCAATCATTTCCTTTCTTTCTAAATTTCTTCCTATTTGGAAGATTAAAAGCATTATATGGGAATCGAACCCATATCCTCTGATTGGAAATCAGAGATCATTGCCATTAGACCAATAATGCAATAAAAAATAAAAAAAGAATAGCAGCGATACCATCAGAAAAGATAATACCGCTACTAAAAGAAAAGGATAAAACTGTTTCTATAAACAATCTATTGTAACAATAAAGGGATCTTCACCCTACGAAAATATAATGTCGTAATATTCTGTCACTATCTAATGAAGTCTGAGCTATAAGGAGCGACCCTATAACTTTCTTCACCAATATCTTACAAAAGATACCGAGGATAGACACAATTGGTTTTGTGCAACTTTCAGGCTAAGTCATTCAGTTTAATATCCTATTAGAATCATTCTTTAATCATAATAAGAATTGTTTTTATCCAATCAAATTTATGTCGATTTGCCCTACTCGACCATTAAACATCCATTATACTCACATTTCTGTGATTCAACGACACTACCATCTTATTTAGAACTTCGCTACTTAACTCCTATAAAATTCCACCTTTATAGGCATCACGATTCTTCTCTACCAACAGAGCGGTCTATTATGATGGCTGGATGAACACGACATTTTACTGGCAATATATTTTTGCACACATGCGTGACTTCGATGGTTTCCATCTTTCCTAATATACCTCACGATATTTTGGAAGCGCCTATGTAAAAGTATCCCATTACATCTTCACTCGTTATACACATGCTCTCAGCACAGGGACTAGCTGTTCTACACTGAGTTCTTTATTGTTACAATACATTGTTTATATTTTACACTCCTTATAACGCCATTGACTTCGATACATACAAATCTAATTACTTCCGGAATGTAGCAAATCCGTACAGCATCGCTTGGTGAACTGAACTGATTTATATGACGGTCTGCTAAGTTTTTATACGGCATCACACCAACTCACTTATATCCGTATATTAAGACGAAAATGTGTTTATTAATGCCCCCCTATGGGCGAGATTTATAAATTGCCACATTTCAGCCTGTGACATAGCTTGTTTAATTAAAACATGTTCCCGTATTTATATACCGCATTGGATTCAAGCGGCAAGGATACTTGTACAATACGCACTTTCTCCCTCATAAGTGGACTTAACGAAACTTGAAAAAAGTGCGTATTTACGCTGTTTGTAACATCTCAAATTTACCAGGTGTACACAAAAACTACTTGTTTTTGAAACATTTCAAAAATGAAGTCGAATTTATATCATATAATATTTTTAATAATAACGATTTATTTGCTCCTATATTTGTTTTCAATCTCGTAATATTTCTTTTCATATCTGATGATATAATAAAAGCTCTATCTATTAAATTAGACATCAATCCTGTATAGTTAGATGAAATATAAATTTGCCGGATATCTTGAATCAATTCGCTAAAATCAGACCTTAGTAACAAATGGTCATCAGTATTATCTGTATTGTAATAAAATAATTCCAAAGAATATTTTGAAATTAACTCTTCAACCTTTTTGCATTTTCTTCTGTCTTCCTCTAATTTATGTTTTACAAAAAAGTTGCTCATTGGAAGAGTAGTAGTTGTATTCCGAAATTTATTCAATTCTAAATCGCACAAATAATTCATAGGACATTTCAAATCTGGATTTATATTTTTCTTTTTAAATCCATGTTTAATAATTCTCCAGAATGAAGGGTATTTATTCTTTTCAATATCCATATCATTTTTAATACGTTTAATCTCATCTGTTAATTCTATATCAAAACGTCTTTTGGCATTATCTATTGCGACTTGGGCAAGTACACTCAGAATACAAACATAATCAGAATATTTAGGATCTTCAAAATTGTAGTCGTATGTCTGTGCAATCTGAGCTAAATTACTAGACTCTCCGATATCTGTTTGAGACTCTGCCAGTTTATTATCTATCGCAGCATAATCATCCATTGTATTTGAATACACATTTTGCTCTTTAGGAATATTATTTACAATCGTATGATAATTTTCATAACAATATTTTGCATGAGCAACTATATCTGGTTGATTTGTTGTAAATCCAAAATCTGAATCTTGATCTGCGTCTGTTATATACTTGGCTCTTTATCCAAGTCTTCTCTAATTTTCATTAGAGTGTCGGACTATCTCTTTGCCCTCGTTTAACGTTAGGTTTGTAGTGAACAACTCTACTCATATGAGGCTATACCTCATAGCAATCGGCACTCGTGGAAGAAATTATTGTTTTGTCATAACTCATTCTTCTAGTCTCTAAACCTTCCTGTTACATAATGACATTTCACAGGCTTGGTAATTGGTTGGCTTATATGTATTGATTATTAAAATAAATTATCTATATCTTATACCTATATTCTTTATATACTTTATTATTTAATGCCGCGTTCTTTATTGCGGTTATCATGGTATTTATGTTTGTTTTTATGTTATGTTTATCTTTCAAGTATTTAGCACACTCGGACATACAATCGAAAGATGAAATATAATTATAATTCACATCGTAAAGTTCAACTTTTTTAGCACGTCCGTTTTGTCCATTTGGTCGAGAATAATATTTATTTTTTAATTCTGGATTTTCTGATAGTTTTTTCTTTAAAGCATCGTTACCATAATTGGGATTCTTACTTCCTTTAGAGTTAATACTACGTTTTTCAATCCATTTCTCATATGTTTCTTTGTCCATTCTTTCTTTAGGTGATATCCCGTACATGGGATTATTAGTTCCAGAGAATTTTTTGCTAAGATTTTTTCTAATATCATTCGCTTTCTCTTCTGAAAATGTTTCCCAATAGTTTACATTATATGCAGGATTATTTTCACCCATCATCCTTTCAGAATGATGTTTTCTCCATTTATCAGAATGTACTAATCCAAAAGAACCATCTCCGCCAAAAGTATGGTTTGTTAAATGACCATTTTCATTTTTCACATTATTATATCCAATAATATCAATTCCATATCCTAAATTAAAAACGTAATTACTAATTACTTCACGCTCTAAATCATAAGCTTCTTGTTCTGTTAAACCATCTCGAATTATTCTAGTATAAGATCCACATTTTTTTACAATTCGATTATGGTGTTTATTTCTTATTTGATTGTATGCTCTTTTTAATGTACCTTTACCAACATAAAAGCATTGGTTGGTATCTTTTCTAATATGTTCGTAAACACAATATTTGTTTTGTTCTATGTTTATCATCTTCTTTTGTTTATTTATAATCAATACATACTTAGCGTTCCAATTTTCACCGATTATTTTTTACGCACATTTCTGTACGCTGACCCAGTTTGTTAAGCCGTTGTTCCGATCCTGAAAATCTGTGCCAATCATATTAACTGCAATACATTGTCTGCCTAAATTAAAATACTTCTCCATATTCCTACTATAGACATTATGCAAATATGTCAAATTGTTTTTTGAATTAAATGGACTTCTGAAAAATGCCAAATACTCCCCACTATTAAATCTCTCGGTATAACATTGTATTACTCCGTCTTCTGTAAAAAATGTATTGTCTTTATCTACTGACTTTTCGTTGCCAGTGGCAGCATACAATAACATTGCATATGGAGAGCCTACAATAGTTAAATTTTCTGCATTCTGCATAATTTCACCAGATTTCATTTTTAAAACATAAGATTCTATAATTTTCTTTCTTCTTGATCTAAAATAGGAGCTTCTTACAAATTCCGGATTATGTTCACATAAAGCAATTAATACTCTATAGTCGTTAGAAAAATTATCGTTTTTCTTCAGGTATTCAAAAAAGAATTGATCATCCGTTTTTAATTTATTGACATACTCAACGCTTTCTTTAACAACATTCTCCATTATATCAAGATTTAACGAATTGACCATTTGATAGCTCATTTTTTGATAAGTACCCAGTTTACTTTCGTGTGCAGTTTTTACAACCCCAAACATGCAATTGTTTTCATAAACTTTTTCGCACCAATAATCATAGGTTATATCAAACTTCAACCATTTCAATGCATTGTCTGTTGTAATCAATTCTATATCTTTTACAAAATGCTCCACACCAAACATATCTGTAACTTTTGCTTCATAATATCTTTCACCGAAATAATCTTTAAAAAACTGTTGTATATTTGTATTGAAAGCTGCCATCTTTGTAAAATGATGACGAAGTAGAATATATCCATTTCCCCATTCTGGAAATCTGCTACTGTCAATAAGTGCTTGTCCATCAAATAAAATATTCTTTAATTTATAATCTTCTAAATGTTTGGAAAAGCAACGTTTATTCTCATCAGTTTCGATACTAATTACATTGGTGTTAAAGAATCTATCCACGTCTTTTAGAACTAAAATATTTTTCGGGTTGATTTTTACTCGTCCAACTATTCCACTTGATATGAGGGGGGCGTACGCACTTATTTCTACAACTTTCGCATTTTCTTCCGGTAGTTCAATCCCCATATATAGATAATTCTTGGCAGTTTCATATAAATCATCGCAGATAAAAATACATGAACCTTTTTTTGCTTTTCCTGTACTTCTAAAAAGCATTTTATAATGGATTGTTTCTCTTTTTTTTATTTCTCCATTCCTTTTTCTTAAAATATATTCTACAGAAACGCCATCATTATAAAGCTTTCTTCTCAGTTCATTTTTTGATAAATAATTATATTTTCTTTTGTTTTTTCTTGCGAAGAGCAAGAGTTTATTTATTTTCTCTATCTTATTTCTTGCCTTATCGATTAAATATTTATCATTTCTCACCCGCGCACGCTTATATTCTTTTTGTGCAGAGTTTGCAACTTTTCGCAGATGATTTAATTCCTGTAAATAAGAACGTGATCCGTAGTTGAATTCTAAACAAATAATATCTCTCGTAGATTCATCTTTCCATGTTTTTAATCCATTTTCTTCCAAAAAATCCTTGAATAAACTATTTGGGAACATTGCGTCCTTATATTCATAGTGGTCACGCAATCCTAAGTTGTATTCATACAGAGTGCTTGCTTCAATATTTTTTATTTTTAAACCAAACTCGCTAATTATGAAACACCACCAATCTATTTATAGCTAGATAATAAATTGTATAAATCTTCAACTGTTTGTAGCTTGATATCGTTTCCGTATTTATCTAAGACCGTATCTTCTTTCCATTTTCTACCATAGTCAAGCTCAAAACAGAAATATTCAATCCAATTATCTTTATCATAATCTTTCAACAATAAATGAAGTAAATTCAGTGCTGTTGCAACACAATTAGGTTGATAAATATATCCATCCGCTTTATTTTTTTCAAAAAATTTATTGAGTTTATAACTGTATGTGTCAGTAGTTTCGATTTCTTCCATTACCTTCAAAAAATCTTCTTTTTTAATTATATTATCCAATCTATTTCATTCCTCCATACATTCAATATCTTCATTTTCCATCACTTTAATATCTTCTTCAAGCCATTCTAATAAATCTTTCATGCTATAAAAGCAATCTAAATGTGCAGCATTACCATTTATATTTTCCAAATACTCATCTCCATTTTCAATCATTTCTCCACACTTATCACAACGGACATAAGTGTTAATAGGATAGGAGTAGTTGGGACATTTTGGATGACATGGATTTTGCAAACATACTTCACACACTTTCTGGGTCTTCCTTATATTTCAAATTGTTCAAAATTTCAAAACCCTTTTCACAGCACAACATATCAAATTCAAAACGATCAATGAATTTATCAATATACCCATTATGTACCATCTGTTCTACGATACGACAAATGTGTTCTCTGATATTTTGCGGTGTACCAGAAACCAACTGTTCATCGATTCCCTCAAATACCATACCGAATTTTCCATCAATATCATTTCGTTTTAACCACATTTTAAGACTATATTTTCCGATATTCTTTTTAAACATATAATGACATGACACAGAATAATCATTGTATTTTTTATCTTTATTAATCTGTTTTAACGGAATAACAATCCCATATCCTTCATCTTCGTATCTAATATTTAAACATTTTCCCATTTTAAATTTCCACCTTTCATTTTTATGTTTCGTATAATTTCTTATTTTTTAAATATAATTATCATCTATATATGTATTCTCTCTAAGACGTAAAATATCTTCGCACACCGAGCATACAATTTTATTTATTAAATACAACTGTTTATTATTTAATACATTCGATAACATTTCTTTCTGATTGTATTTCCATATATTAATTAATTCATCATCATTACTCCCTAATAGCTCTTCGTACTTTCTACTATACACAATCTCTTGTTCTTTTTCTGTCATGTATTCACTATTATTCGGCAAATTAAATTCATCTTTCCGTTCTTCATAGATTTTTTTATTCGATTAATATGTTTTCTATTACTAAACGAAACAGTTGTAAATCTTTCACCCGACAAAAATTCAATGCAATTTTCATTATTATTATCAAAATTTTGTTCTATCAATTCAATCACCTCTTATAGCCATTCTTCTTTGTCCAATGAATAGATTGTGCAATACTATTAATTGTATAGTCTGTTGGATGATCTGTACAAAAGCAGGATTCGTATAATATGTTCATTGCATATCTATGAAATTCTTCTCTTGATGGAATTTTTAAATTCCCATTATTTGGTATGTAGCTTGTCTGAAGTTTTTGTTTTGTCATAAATTGGTTTTGTCTCCTTTGTTCTCTTAAATAAATTGTTCATCATTAATCAATCCTTTCTGATAAACTTGGTTAATAGTTACTTGGTTCTATATTTTTATTCTCTATTGAGAATGTTTTTCTTAACAAGAATGGCAATTACTGATACAATAATAGTTGATGCATCGTTTGCAACCCGTAAATAAGCACCACAACTGATATGACATCAGGTACGGAAGGAGCGTGGCATCATTATTCGACAGCATAGGGGAGTTCTCCAAGTAGTGCTTTTTCATATACGAAAGGAGAACGGATGACATTAAAAGTTATTATTGTTTTATCTCCATTTGTTTTATGGGCGTTGATTTCTCTTGCCAAGTATTGCGTTTCTCGCTTTACAAGATACAGAGAATTGAAACTGCTCATCAACTCTGGAGCAAAACATGCCGTGGTTGCAGAAAACCACATCGAGTTTGAACGATAGGATTTTGTAAAAGGTACGACAATTCTTTTACGAAAATATTGTTCAACATACTATTGTCTTGTAACCGGAACTTGGACTTAGCAGAACTAAGTTGCAATTCCGTGATAATGGATATTGCTCAGATATCCAAAAGTGCACTTTTATTTTGGGAAGGAGATACTTGTTATCGGCAGGTATCTCCTTCTGTGTTACAAGCAGTAATTGCCAGTAGAAAATGTCTACATTTATATATTCTCTTTTTTTCTTTCAAAATTTCTTCAACTTTCTCATCAGTTTTTAAACGTTCCTCATCAGAATAATCTTTGAGTTTTGATTTGGAGATTGTCTTTAAAAGAGATTTTGTGGATTCATTGTTTCGCAATGAAATAATTGGTTCACTTATTTTTTATTCTCCATTTTGAATAAATTTCTTCTCTTCTTGTCAATTACTTATTCCTCTTTTTCTTCTCATTTAATCCTTCGTCTCAATAAAATCATATTTATCAAATACTTTTAAATCTCGAATCTTTTCCAAATACCCATCATAATTATTTTTCTTATACATATTTTCGTATTTGTAATTCTCAGAAATAACATATTGATAAACTTCTAATATATCGTTCTCTGAATAATTCTTGTCTTTTCCTTTTAATAGTTGAATATACATTTGAGCAAGCCTGCGCTTGTTATTTGCTTTTCCAATGTTATTTTTTAAATACTGATATGATTTTTTATTCTCCTTTTGATTCATGGCGTAGTGATTAATGTATTCTATATCACAAACTCTTCCATAAATATTTGATAAACTTTTTACTCCTTTTTCTTTATCAAGCACAAAATCTCTTTGTCTATAAACATAAAGAAGATTATTTTTCTCCAACAACTTGTTATACTCAATAATTGTCCTGTCGGAAATGCCAGATATATGTGAAAGATATTCAATTGATACATTTCCAACAACTCTATTTTTATTTTCTCCATTATGAAGAAAAACTGTAATACTACTACTAATCGTACCCATTAACAAAATGAAATATCTTAATAGTAAAAAATTATTCACGTTTTCTATTTGAAAAATTTTTCTTACTTCTGAAAAAGTAATAATAGTAAACTTCATATTTTTTGTATCAATCCATAACTTTGAACAATCTAATATATAATGTTTTTGAATTTCTTTCTCTTTTATAACAATATTACTATCTATTAGTTCATTTAAGCCGCATCTAATATAATCACTTATCCTACGTCTACCAGAAATTTGTCCAGTAAGATAAAATTCAATTTGTTGTTGTGTAATACATTGGTGAAAAAATTGAGTAGGAACACATAATTCATGTAATACACAATATACGGCAATTGAATAATTAGATAATTCTTTGTCAGAAATTAATGATTCCGGTATAAATAAACTTACTTCATTATTAATATTCTCTTTTTCGATATAAGTTCCTCCTTTCTTTTTAAAGTCTAAAAACGCCTAAAATACATCAGGGTGAAAAAAACGTACAATTTTTGACATTACACTCCCATCATTTTGAAGATAAAATGACAAAAGTTGTACGTTTTTTTCAGTCAATACAATATTAATGTAATCAGTATTAATGAATATAATTTGCACTCCTAACGGAGTCCAAATCCGCATCGTATTTTTATGTGTTTTATCTATGTTGTTTATTCTCTATCATTTATAATTTTTCATATTACTTTTCTCTTTTAAAATTTTTTCTTTCTTCAGGTTTTTATGTTTTAATCTAACCCTTGGTTCATATAGATTACATTTTTGACAATAGCCTCTATGATCAGCAATTCTTCCTTTATAGCAGTTTCCTTTACAAACATAATTTACGCATGGTTCAATTCTGTATCTTGACATAAGCCTTCTCCTTTATATTGATTTTTGTAATTTAAACATAACCCTTTATAATTTAATTGGTTTTATTTGGACAGGTGATTACATGTATTTATTCTCTTATTTATATAATTATTTTCCTAATATAACTGAGCATACTGGATTCATATAATAATTATAATTTTGAAAGATATTAATCATTTTATCTAAATCCTTTTTTGAATAGAGTGGTTTAATCTTTTTAAAATTTGCCGAATCATAATTTCTGATATCATCCATTTCTTCAAAACCATTTAATGAATACATTGAATATGTTCTAAAACAATTTTCAAAAAATACAATATTTTCTTTATTTTTATAATATTTGCTGTGGATTACATAGTTATATAAAGGTTTGGTATATATATATCTATACAGTTCCAAATTGTCATAAATAGATGGACGGAAAAGCCTATTTGATAAACTATCAAAAAAGGTATCAATCTTATCAAATAAAAAATAATCTTGTGTTTTAAGAATTTCATCACGTTTTAAAAGCTGTAATTTATTAAGTGGTAATTGTGACGATATAAAAATAAATTCTGTATCCATAATTATTTAATGCCTCCGTTTTTATTCAATTCTATAAATTTCATTTTTGTAATTCCTTTCTTTTCAATCTTTTCGTATTGTTTTGTTAAAAATAGTAATATGTTTTGTAGATGTAATCGGGTCATCTTCAGATGCAATTCCATATTGGATTAAATTGTCATTTACAATTCCTTCTACCATATCTCTATATTTCTGCTTGAATTCGTATGGATCTAATGGATAGCATGATGTGATATTATTTTCATATAAATAATCTGCTTGTATTTGATTAGTATCTATGTTGTAAATATTCTCCATTTCTTTTAAAATATTTTTATATAATTGACCTCGTGTTATATCGAAATAATCTTCTAATAGTTGATATTTAGGCTGCATTTTAGCAAACCAAGGATTATATGGTTTCTTATACGCAGGTTTTTCTTCTACTTGTAGCGGCTCAGATAATTGAGATTCTACTTTTGTAATACGTTCTTCTTGCTTCTCAAGAATGGATACCATTTTATTTAATGTAGAGGATAAGAGAGTGATATCTACTATTTCTTTGTTGCGGTATTTTTCAACGATATCCCATACCCAATCCATGAAGAGATTGGCTTTGGGTTGTCTTGACCAACGGCAAATCTCCATAACTCCTCTTTCTGTATAGTAGACTCTTTCCTGCTCATCAGATTTTGAGGTTGGCTCGTTCTGGAGTCTACCTAACTTTATCTTCATGGATAATGAGTCGAGTCTGTCTTTGTGCTTGCGATGTAAATTCTTGATTGCTGTAGAAGGATTAGAATATTCCAGTGCAGTTCCAATCTGTTCTCTTGTGAGTAGAATGTCATCATTCATATTCCTGTAAAAGTTACATTGCAGCTCACCAAAATTTTCTATTGTAATCAATTTTAAATTTGTCATATGTAAATTCCTTTCTTGTAAATAAATATTTTTTCTTTTTATATTAGATAGTGGAGATATTTATATATTCTCTTTTGAATGGATAAACTTTTGTAAATAAAAAAAGATAAACGATTTTTCGTCTATCTTTTTATTCTCTCTTTTTATATTCAGTTTTTTATAAAATTATGGCAACAACCAGTTGCTTTCCGGTTTGGCAATCAATCTCGCATTGTTATATGCCATCTCCATTGTTAAGCATGTATGTCCTTGATAGAAGTTCCCGGATTGATTTTTGGTTACAACTAATGCTAAATCTGGAATATCTGAATCTACTAAACATAATGGCAATAGTAATTGTATTTTTCCATTAAAATATTGAGGTACAGCAATTTTATAATTTGCAGTTACTTTCTTTTTCATGATCTCTATAGCACCGCTGAAGATATGGTGTAAATTTTTAGCATTTTTGATTGAATCAGGAATTCTTGCAATATTATTTTCATCTTCTAAAATATGTTTATAATGAACATTAATTTTACAACTTGCATCAAAAATCAACAGATTTGGATTTTGGAAATAATTTGCTCTTTCTGGCAATTCGGTAATTCCTAAATTCCCTAATTCATATTCTGTTGCAAATTGTTTAAAAAACCATTCTTGATCACTTGTGCCTGTATTCTTTTCAGCATAAATGTAAATAGGTTCATAATAAGAAGTGAATAATCCTGTATTCATAAGACAATAATTATCTGTTGTAATAACTTTATTTTCTTCTTCCAGTTTCTTAGCAGTATACCTTAAATAATTTTTCAGAATAAGATTGTTTGTTTTTCCATGAAAATTCCAGTTTTCATCTGTCATATTAGCAAGAGTTTGAATTTTTGCATCATAATCTCCCCATATCATAAAATCGTATAATTCACCCACGACATCATCCTCCTGTTTTTGCGATGAGATTATTGTATCACAATTTATATTGTAAAAACTGTCCTCTGCGGATTTTATGCTAACAATTTTATATCCGAAATATTTTGGGTCTTTATGTAATTTAGTTCTTATACTTTTTGACACTTTTTCAATAGACTCTGACCAAAATTGAAGATTTCTCCTATATTGCATCCCAGCTTCTTTTTTTGCAATCGTTATATCATACTTTTTAAACATAAATTTTATCTCCTTTGTATTTATTAGATTTCTGTTTGTATATTCTCTTTTTTAAAAAATTAGTTAAAAAAGGTGGTGATAATATCGTAAAATGATTTATCTGTTTTAATGTAAAAGTATCCCCGGTACTGATATGTTGAGTTTTCTTTAAAATAGAAAAGAATTTGATACCGATTTTTAATTCTGTGCAGCTAAATGATAAATTGATAGGCTAGGAACAGAAATTGATTTTTGATACTATTTTTATTTGTATTTGAAAGAGATTGAAATTTTGTGATATTATAGATGTAGAAATTATTTTTGCAAATGACAGATATGGTAAAGAGACAAGACGGAGGAAGGAAAATGAGTCTTCATAACAGATTAAATGCAGTTACAAAAACAAAAGAAGAAGTCAGAGATGCGGAATATAAGAAAGGTTATGAGGAGTCCTATAAATGGGTTGGATACTTTATAAAAGAAATTCAAGATCAACTTATGGATAAAGCAAAACATGGAGAATATACTGAACTTGTAAATGGGAAAAAATATATAGAGCTTAATTATTTTCATGTATCCATGAAGTATGCATTAGGAGTGGAATTTGAAAAGTTTCGCGTAATAAGTGAGGATGGTAGAAGTGAAAAGATTTTTGCAAAATATTATGTAAAGGATCAAGGTAACTATGATGGGTTTATGAAAAGAATGCTTAAGTTTTCCCAAGAAGAAGATGTGTTATGTAAAATTGTGTGTCAATATTGTACCGATAAAGAAATGTATGATTTTAATCCAACAACAGGATTTAAAACTCTATGTAGCAGCAATGATGAAGGAAGTATAATCACATTTTACATTCAATGTAGGGTCACATATTAGGATATACAATAAATTAAATATAGGAGTAGTGTTAGTATAAGCTTGTGCTTTTAGGACTGCTGTTTTGTGATTTGTGATATACGAATTGCAAAACGGTGGTTCTTCTTTTTTTGTGTGATGTGATAATAATATAATTTTGGATTGTTAAAAATAGTATGCTCGATGTGATTTTCGGTAAGTTGGATTATTGATACTTGGATAACGCTTGCAAGGTAGAGAGATTAGTGGAATGAGATTAAAATGTGGAGATTATGAAAATAGTGATTTCGAGTTGTTAATGAAAATGGAATGAGTGAAGTTCGGGATAAACGCTGATTTTATAGGAGGCTTAATGGAGTTTTAATAGCGAAAAGGGTAATTTTTGATATAAAAATAATTGTCTGAATATTTGTTGCTTAAAGATGTGGATTTAATTTTAAGTGAAGTATGGCGGTAGCGTACTAAGCGTACCGAAAACGAATCCGAAAGGATTTTGAAGTGGGATAGAAATTGTGTGAGAATTTAATACAATTCTTATCGGTGAGATGTCGGTGACTTATCGATGAGATGAAAATTTTTTGCGGTGTGGAAGTGGAACACATGAGGGGTTTTTTGAAGTAAGATATATTTTTTAAAATGTAAAATACCCCCCGTGGTAAAAAGTAGGTAAAGCCTAGATTTTAAGACAAAATAGACACTATTATTGTAATAATAGGGTATGTTTTACAGTTGTAGCGGATTGTATTGCATCAAATTTCCGCCTGCTTCCGGGGATTAAAGTGTTTGAATTGTTTTTAATTTGTTTTTGATTTGTTAAATATAGACGTTATGTGGATTTATACTAACCATTAAACGATTGCTTGACGATTAAATATCGTTTAAATGTTCGCCTCAAACCGTACAGTAAATGTACACTTTGAAAAGTTATTCACATAATGTGGATAACTACATCTTACACTGTGAATAACTCCCACTACACACATAAAAACCCACCAAAAATACACTATATTCCCCACTTACATACCAAAATCACACCAAAATCAACCATCATTCCCCACTTGTACAAAAATAAATAGCTACATAACTTTCCAGATCCAAAAACAAAAACTTTTGTTTATATTTACGGTTCATTATTCCGTCTTTCTTGATACCATATGCAATGAGTGCTCCCATAACATTTAATACCATAATATCGACATTTTACACACTTACAAGCCTTGTTTAATTTATCATAATACATACATCTTGATTTATGCCTTCTATCGTCTGTTTTATGCAAATATCCAACGTGTACAGATGTACCAATATTGCGACTTAATCCGCTTTTGTAATTGTCATGTATTCCAGACTGTACAGGCATATCTAAAGGTATATCAATATTATGTTTTTTCTTGTTTTTCATAATTCAATCCCTTTTTCGTCCATATCTTTTTTAATAAGCATTTTCAAATATTCATTTTTTGACATACTTTGTGTTGATATAAATTTCTCAAATCTTTCGGCTTCTTTCATATCCGTTGGCGTATATACTGCACTAAAAGTTTTCTTTTTTTGATTATATTTCTTATATGCTTTTTTTTGTGCATCTGTTCCCATTTATTTTACCCTTCTTTCTTTAATTCTTATATGTACATTCTCTAAAAGGGCGGTACATTATAATACCATTTTATCACGTATATAGTCAATAATTCTATTGAGCATTGTATATAATATACAAATGGTTAAAACCATAAAGCCGTATAAACTATGCACAATATACAAATATGGTTAAAACCATAAAAAATACTTGAAATATGGTTAAAACCATGCTAAGATAAGTACAAGTTAAACAAAACAAGTTACACGGCAGAGTCAATAAGCCCGTGTAACATCCCGAAGGCAGCATCAATAAGTCCAACGGTTGTATTGTTTAATGATTATTACATAGTAACTATTAAAATCAAATTCTAAAAAAGGAGGTAAAACGTCAATTATATGAGCCTGACACGCTACGAAAAGCGGTGCGCTTGAAAGACGACCGAATCCGTAAACGGCATAGTACGTTATACGGTAGAATGGCTATAGGTGGACAACAACGGTTATAGTCTCTGGGCAGTCGCATTGCATTATACATTTAGAAAAATGTATCGTGAACCGCACACGTTATCCATTGCCATATATTGAGCGGTTATAGAGTTCCCTAAAAACTTTATCTGTCAAGTACACAAGTTGGATGCTTGCCGGATAGTAGAAAAAGCTCATATGCATTTTTCTATGATGTATCATTGCATAGGATTATTTTTTCAGTAACTATGTACTTTCTTCTCATATGAAGATGACAACGAAAAAATAAAACCGCTAGGTGGGAAGCAAGCCGATTGCTTCAGCTGATAATGATACAATCGTTTTGTAATAAACAACGTTACAAAAAGTTAGCGATTCGAAATGAAGTAACTATTTTACATATAAAAATCACTTCCATAAAAAGGAGATGAGAAAAGAAATGCAAGACTATAAAATAATCAATGTATGCGGTCACTACGAAGCATACGACAAAGACGGCAACTTTGTAGTATCTGGCGATACATACAAAGAAACCGTCAATGAGGTTGAAATACTCTTATCTAAACAATAATAGTATATTCAATCAATCTGGACTTGTCAAGGTGGCAAGTCCTTTTTATGAAATGAACGGAATAACAGTAACCGCAAGATCAACGGCGGTTATAAAATATGACGTTGGCATTTGGAGCTTGTATATCTCCAATATAAAACAGATTATACACGGTATGCAAACAACCGAAAAAGTTAAATGCTGGAATAGTCAGACAGTGCGGAAATCTACGGAAAGTACGGTAAACACTACCCAGGATAAAAATAAAAACTGTGAGCGTGTCCGTAAAGCGCACTTGCATAAAAAGAACTGATAGCAAGTAGAAACGGCGTCATGCTATCGCAAATAGCACGGAGATAATAAAAACAAGGTATATTTTTTAGTTTGACCATGCAAGAGATCACCGGCAAGCTACAGTATAAAAATTTCGGGCAAACGTGAACGGCTTGTACCCTATTAGCAAGTAGTAGAAATTTTGTATTGTTTAATGCTAGTATATATCGCTTGTATGGATGAGATTAAAAATAATAAAGGAGAAATAAAAAATGTTTAGAAATGAATTGGCAAAAGAGATTGAAAAAATCGAGAGAAAAATTAAAGAGTTGGAAAACAAGTTGGATTTTGTATTTTCTAATTCTGAACCAGACGATGACGGCGCAATGGAAACTGTTATGCTTTTATCAGAAAACATCGTATTTTTAAAGGAGAAAGAAAAGAAATTAAAAGAAACTTTTTGGAGTTTAGTATAGACGGCTGGAATGTTTCTATATTGGTTGGCATTCGGATATTAATAAGGAGGAAATGAACCATGATCAATGAACACAACAAAAATAAAATGAAAACTTTTGAAATTACTTTACAAGTAGAAGCCTGCTCACGGAGTACGGTTGTGGCATTATTTGAAAAGCTGATCAAAAGACCGGAAGTGCTGCAGTTTGAGATCGAGGAAGTGGAAGAGTAGAGAAAGGCGCAAATAATGATAAAAAATCAATGGAAAATTGTGCATGAATGCGATGATGATAACGGAAATCCTACACAATGATCGTTAGAAATCAATTACCATAAATATGGGAAATATTGTTGGATCACAGACATGGAAAATTATTTTAGCGTAGAAGTAGATTACGGCGGTTTTATTGAATTAAAACAATGTAAGTCATTGACAAGCGCGAAACGTTGGGTAACAATGAATTTATTATAATATTGCACGGTTTCGGAAAATCTGCTATATTATAGGAAAGAACAGCGGAAGGAGTGATAGCATTATGAGTAACACGATTGTAACTGATATGTCGGGTGCGTATATTGAACATTCCGAAGTTATCACAAACTTTGTAGCAGTAGTATATAGCCAACTGAAAAATAGCACTTGTAGAGTATATCCTGACAATGTACAGTACAAATGGATGGTTGGCACAGAAGAAAAAGTGGTTATACCGGATGCATCTATTAATTGTCGTGTACATGCGAAAAGGGGAAACACTTTTTTTGATATTCCGCGTTTTGTTATGGAGGTTCTTTCACCGTCTACGGAAAAATATGACCGTACAGAGAAGATGGAACTATACAAACAACAGGAAATTGACGAATATTGGATCGTTGACTGGAGAAAACGGCAGGTAGATATATATACACTTGACTATGATAGCGAAGAAAATCCAGAATATTACTTACTTAATACAGTGACGGAAGAGAACAAAAACGAATTATATATTGTACATTTTCCGCATATTAAGATCACTTTTGATGAATTATTCAATATAGACTAGGGGGTGAAGGAAAATAATAACACTAGACGAGCAGATCAGATCAGCAATGTTGCATGCTGGTATTAATATAACAGAACTCGCGGATAGATTCGGTATATCGCAGCCGAATATGACACAACGATTAAAAAGAGGAAAATTCACAAAAGAAGAACTTTAAAAGATAGCTAATATATTAGGATGCGAATATATTTCAGAATTTAGATTTTCAGATGGTTATAAGTATTAGACAAGGATGTGAGAAAAATAGACACAAAACAAAAAATAGAAACAGCTTGCAAAATTGCCGGAATAACAGTTACTGAGCTAGGCGCAAGGATGGGAATGAGTCAACAAAGTATAAGTTATAGGTTAAAAACTGGCAAATTTAAGCAATCAGAACTTGAACAAATGGCTTCTATTATGGGGGCGAAATATCGTTCTATATTTGAGTTTCCAGATGGTAACAAAGTAGAGTAAAGCAACTATATATATAGGTGCTTTTTTTATTACACAAAACACAAAGAAAACATTGAAAAACACAAAGAAAACTATTGACACAAAGAAAACATTGTGTTATATTGATGTTAACAAAAACAAAGAAAACATTGTTTTGTAACGCACCTTGAAAATTTCACATTGTAAATCAAATACGGCGCGCTTATACGAGCAGCTAACACTGCTTAAGTGCAGAACTCCTATAAGCGGAAAATCAGCAAGTGAAAGAAGGGAATAAACCGTAATGTACAGGCTGTGCTGTATGATGTTTCTGGTCTATCGGTAAAAGTCCGATACTGAAGAGCAAGAGCGAAACTAGAGCAGAGAATAAGAAAAAGGAAAGAATATAAAAGAAAGGTTAAAGGTGAAAGATATGAATACATACAGATCAAAGGAAATGAAAGAAGCATACAACGAAGGCGGATACCGTGAACGTTACGCAATGGATTATGGAAACAGACGGATTGTGTATATCAACGGTCATAAATGTTTCAAGTTCACGTATTCTGAATACTTAGAATATCAAGACGGAAACGGTGCAACATATGACACGATTCGGAAATGTTGGGTTGACTAAAAGAGAGGAGGCGTAAAAATGAAAAAATTAACAGTAGCAGAGAGAAGAGAAAGAGAATTAAGATTCGCAGCAGAAAGATATAGTATCCCTTATGATGAATTAAAGCATTTAATGAACAGATTTTATAGACTAAACGGAGCATTGGAAAGGTTATCTTACCTTGAAAATGACGCAAGAACTTGTAATAGAAGAAGCACAAAAGAGCTTTCAGAAAGCACAGACAGAAGAAGTGATATATTGAATGCTGATCTTGAAAAATACGGTTTATGTCTGGATTATTTTGGGCATCTTGCAACAATTTGTGAAAAGGGAACTACAAGAACAGCGATAGAATCTATTTATTATGAATAAAAGAAAAGAAACGGGAGAGAAAACACTATGAATAATTGGTTATATACATATACATTAGAAGGAAAATGTTATGACGCTGACCGCACAGAATACGAAATAGTTTTAGTGTCTCGGTGGTCAGATAGAACAGAAAAAGCTAAAGAGGTAGAAAGAAAATGTTTTTATTTTATGGGAACAGAGCAACAAATTGAAAAGTTACTAAAAACAGAGATGGAAGTTAGAAATCTGTTTTACAATACAAATTACGCAAAATTCGGAATAATTGAAAGAATGGAAGCAAAACGTATTTTATAAATAGGAGGGAAATAAAATGCAATTAATCACACTTACGGAAATTGCAAATTTACATAATGCCGTGTTATTTCCATATCAAGTGGAGGAACTGGCTTGTAATAAGCATATAGCAGAAGTTGACTGCATCGGAAAAGTCTATAATAATTGCATAGGTTTTTTATTCACTCTCGTAAATGGTCAAAGGATTAAAGTGTTTGAAAAATTAATGAATAAAACAGGAGATGCAAAAATATGAAGAAAATTAAAAGACGTCATATTATGATATGTATGCTCGTTATGTTATATGTGTTTGTGCTTGGAAGAACTTTTTATATAATCTCTCATTGTGGAGAAATTAGACAAGCACATGAAAAAGAAATACTTGAAGAATGTTTGAAGTATATAAACTACTGGGAAGTTACAAATGACGGCTTGAATATATACGATCAGTACGGCAATAAATACGAATGGAGATGATAGGAAATGTATAGAGTAATTGCAAAATTTGAAGATTATGATGTCGTGGAACATGTGAAAATGGAAGAATACAAACAGGCGCAAAGAGAGAGAAAACGGCGGCAACAGAAACAGGATCGCGAAAATACAGTAGGAGCATATGTAGGATGTGTCTTTATGGTCGTGTGGGTTTTTGCGATGTGGTTGAGTTATTTATATTAAAAAGTAATATAGTCAGTTAGAAGGCATTAGCGAAAATAGTCGTTAGTGCCTTTTATAGTGCCTATATGGTGCGATGTTACATATTAAAAAGAGAATAAGAAAGAAGAGGAAAAGAATATGATGGAGAAGAAAAATTTTAAGGGAATTAACGAATTAAACGCATTAAAAGGGGAAGTAACACCGTTAGAGTTAGAAAACGTATTAAACAGTATCAGACTACAGAATGATTTTGTCGAAATTGTAGAACGAAAAATAGTAGAAGAAAAAATTGAAGAGGCAAAGAAAAAATTGAGTGTTGGCGAAAAAGCAATCGTGAGCATTAATCCGCTTTTGGTTCATGTTCCGTATTGGCAGCGTGACTTGAAAATTAGAAGAACTAATGCTATTGGAAATGCATTTGATCCGTACAAATGGGAACTGCCGAAACTCATGCATAAGGATGGAAAATTTTACATAGTAGATGGCAATCACAGAACAGTCGGAGCTATAAAGGCGGGGCTTCCGGCAATCCAGTATGAAATTATCGTTGGTGAAACAGAATATAAGTCAATGGAACTATTTCTTGAACAGGGGCAGGACAGGGGTAGAATGACACCAAAAGATACATACAATGCGGCTTTGTTTGCCGGTATACCGGAGTATGTCAAGTTAAAAGAAATCTGTAACAAGAACCATGTGGCAGTAAAGGGAGATCGTAAACCTGTAGAAAATCCGATTGGATATCTTACGCCAATTCTTGACGGTGTAAAGATGGCAAAATCAAACCCACAGTTATTAGATAGAATCCTTTATCTGATTGGTGAGTTGAAATGGAACGCTGGAAAGAGTGCAAAGGAAGGGAAGGCATATTCCGCTAAAGTCATTAGAAATCTTAAGAACCTGTACGCATATTATGCAGGAAGAGAGACAGAGATGGAAAACGTACTGCTTAATAATTGTAAAGGCAGTCAATACTTTAACGATAATCTCGATGAGAAGTGGCAAGATACAATGTTTGACTTTCTTAATGGAATTATTGAACAGAACATCAATATCCCAACAGTTTCCGCAAAGTCTACGCCAAAGACACGGAAAACTAAAACAGCATAACACACATCAAATGATCAATTTATATACATACGTTCCGCATGTGTCACAGCTTGCGGAATGATTTTAAATTATAGCGTCTATTATTTTAAAAGGAGGAATTTATCATGCATGAAGGATTTTTTGGATGGAGCTTAGAGAACGTTGGAAAAGGAACTGTAGAAACAAAATATCTGATTGAATCTATTACAGACGAGAAAACGTGGAACTTTTGAGGGAGAAGAACAGGCAACAAAGGAGTTATTAGCATATGAGAACAGAATTAAATCGGAAGAGATTACGGTAAAGACTGAAATTAGATAGCAAGAAATAATGATTTTATCAGGAGAGAAATAGTTATGAGAATTACTATATATAAAATAGAACTAAACAATGATTTACATACAAAATTAGTAAAAGAAAAAGCATATAACCATGATGTTAAAAATTTGAATAATCCATCTTCTATTGTACAGGTTATGAATGATGTTTTTCACATGAACAAATTGTCGGAAGAATATCTATATACGATAGCATTAAATAGAAAATTAAAACCAATTGGATTTTTTGAAATTTCGCATGGAACATCAGATTGTAGTTTATGCAATCCAAGAGAAATTTTAATAGATTGTTGCTATGTGGTGCTAACTCATTTGTATTATTACATAATCATCCAAGCGGTGATACATCTCCTAGTAAAGAAGATATTGCGGCATTTAAAAGAATAAAGCAATGCAGTGAATTATTAGGCATTAACTTTTTGGACAATATTATTGTTGGGGATAATTATTACAGTTTTATAGAAAATAATTATCAGTAAATAGAAAATAAAAAGATAATTTCAAAAAGACTAAGTTAAACTTAGGGTGTTAAGAGGAAATAAATAGTAAAAAGAAATATGTACAACAACAAAAAATCTAGTTGACAATCATATTTATATATGATAATATGATTGTATCAAAAGGAGGTCAAAAGATGGCAAAAAGAACTTTTGGAACCTCTATTGATGAAAAAGTAATACAGGATTTTAAAGTTGCTTGTGCTAAAAACAATATTCCTATGAATACGGTAATGGAGATATTTATGAAAGCATACGCAGAAGGTAGATTTAAAACAGAAATCCAGTATGAAAGTCAATCAGAGGAAAAATAAAAATAGCGGTTCCATCCGACCAAGAACAGAAACCGCTATCCACCCACTTGAAAACAAGTCTCAAGTATATTATATATTATCGTACTTTTCTGACTATTTCAAGTCAATTTTTCCAAAGAATAAATTGAACCTTGATAATTAAATAACCTTTACTAATGAGGTACTAGAAATAGAAGCTCAAATAAGCGGAAAACGTCTAAAGGCTGAATAGTGTATAGGTTGGCGTAAATTTAAAAAGAAAGGTTCGATAAAATGAAAAATGCAATGAAACAAAAATCAGAAATGAAGTTATTTCAAAATGATAACTTTGGAACTATTAGAACAGTTATTCTTGATGGAGAGCCGTGGTTTGTGGCAAAGGACGTATGTGATATTCTGGGAACAACTAATCCAACTATGGCAATGGATGGGTTAGAACCATTTGAACGGACTAAGTTTAACTTAGGTCGTCAGGGCGAAGCTAATATCATTAACGAAAGCGGTTTTTATACTTTGGTATTGCGTAGCAGAAAGCCTATTGCAAAACCGTTTAGAATTTGGGTAACATCAGAAGTTCTTCCGGCAATTAGAAAAACTGGAAAATATATTGCTCCATCTAAAAATAAAGTTGAATCTATGTTGTCAGATATGAATTGTAATATGAAGATTGTATATGCGCAGATCAACAATATTGAGGAAATGCTTGGAGAACAAAATTTCATGTTGGAAAAAGTTGTGGATAATATGACACTCTCCACTAGGCAACAACAACAGATTTATAAAGCAGCAAAAGACAGAATCAACCATCTTCTAAATGGAGCACATTCTAAAGAGTACAAAGAAAATTCAAAAAGTTATTTTATAAATTTATGGAATAATTTGAAAAGTAAATTCGGTTGTGGAAGTAGTTACAAAGATCTGAATCCGGTTTATTTTGAAGAAGCAATCAAGTTTATTTCTTCATGGAAATATGAAGAAAATTAAATAGTTTTACATATTTAAGGCTTACACTTTAATGGTGTGAGCCTTTTTAAAAAAGAGAATAAAATAATAAATGGAGGTAAGCGGTATGAAAATTCATTTATTTTGGATTGATAAAAACTGGAAGAAAAACGGTAGGACTACAAATAACTATAATCTTATTGTAGATATTGAAAATAAAACATACAAAGTCGAGGATATAGAAGTTTAAAAGAAATCTGATATTGTGGATTATGTGGAATATCTTAAATTAAATGGGTTTAAGGAAGTGGAACGTATATGAGAAAAGTAATTTTTAAAATTGATGATATAGAGTGGTTTAGAAGATTTTATGAAGTACCAGAGGAGGATTTTAAGAAAGTTTTTGAAGGAAAAGAATCGTTTAAGGTGATTTTTACACTTTATGGCAATGGGAAAACTGTTGATAGACATGAATTAACAGATTTTAACGGAAATAAAAAGAATATAAATGATTTAAACGGATATGAAAAGGGTGTAATTTTAAACGATTGTTATGCTTATTTTGAAGGGCGTAAATATCACAGTGAAGCAAGAATACCGGGCGGTATGATTGAAGTTATAGAAGAAATAGACGGAAAACAAGTTAAAAAATGGGAAATGCCGGAAAAGTTTTGGACAAATAAAAGTACGATTTTGTAAGGGGGTGTAGATTGTGATTAAGTTTAAAAATACAACAGAAAAAGAATCTTTTAAAAATATGATTGAATTTCAAGGTTTAAAAATAAAACCTATTCAAGCATTATATGATAATCAAAAACAATGGAATATTACAGACAGTTTTGGAAATGAATGGAATGTCGTGTTTACAGGAAATGTTGACGAGTTATATATATACAATGTTCCACATTTTGGTTGTGATAAGCCATTCAGAGTTGATTTTATTATGAACGGAAACAATGTAGAAATACATAGAGCGTTGAAGAATGGAAGAAATATTGTATCAGAAAGATTGTTAAAACAGTTTTCACAATTAATTTTAATGATAAATAGTTTTTACATATTCGGATATATGAAGTAATACATAGGAGTGAATAGAAATGAATATGAGAGCAGAAAGAATTTTTTTATATGGAGGGAAATATTCATGGAAGAATTAAAAACTAAATTAAGACAATATCAAGAAAATTCTTATTATGATGATTCTGATATTGCAGAAAAACTAATTGAATTATCTAATTTAGAATTAACGAATGATATTAAAGTTGAATTAGAAAATGCAATAAATTATTTAAACATGGTGGCACGGAACGAATATAATGATGATCAATTCAGAGTATTATACAATGTGCTGCTTGTGATTACTGGATTAGAGGTGTTTTAAAAATATGAAAGAAAATATGGATATTAAGCAAAACAAAGACGAAGAATTGTCATTTGTTGATGATAAAGAAAAATGCGAGATTTCAAAGAATTAACTAAAGAGGAATTCTTATTTTCATATTCCTATTTGACTGAAGAAGAATATGATGCAACTATGAGATGCTTAAAACGTAGAGATAATACAATGAATCTTGGAAAATTTTAGAAATGTATGACAATGAAGAATCGGGTTCTGACGGAGTACAGCACGATTATTTGGCGGATTATATTCCGAGAGAGAACGTATAGGGAGAAAATGAAGATGACAAAATTTTTAGTAGATTATTACGAAACATATAGTAAATCTTATGAAGTAGAGGCGAATAATATGGAAGAAGCAGAAGAAATTGTGAAGAATGATATTATAGAAGGACGTAGAGAAGAACCTGATAATTGTACAGAGTCATGGTTTGAAGTGGAAGAATTGAAATAATAACAGGATTTTATTGAGGAGAAAAACGTATGATAACAAGAAGAGAAAATAAAGTCACAGTTAATGGTATTCACAGATTAATTGATATAAAAGAATTATACAATTTATCCAGAAAATATCTTTCTGATAATATGTCGTTGAGAGAAAAAGATCAATTTGTTGATGAGGTAATTTTTAGAATTTCAGATTTAGAATTTGATGCAAATCTTTTGAATGGGAAAACAGTTGAAGAATATTACTTTGCTGCGTGTTTAGCGTATGCAGAAGAAAATGGATTTCAACAGTTTTTAGATGAAGAAGATGATGGAAATATCTTTGAGTATTGTGGATCAGAACTTATTAAAAATGGAGATTTTAAAGCGGTTTTGGTGTAACAATAAAATCAGGATTTTATAAAAAAAGAATATAAAACAAGAAAGTTTAAATAAGGTGATTTTTGTGAAGAGATTAAATGTAACAGTACAGTGCATGGCGGTTTATAACAGTAGCATTGAAGTACCAGATGGCATGACATTAGAAGAAGCAGTTGACTACGCAAAAGATCATTTGGATGAAATCCCTTGTGGAGAGTTGGAATATATTTCAGATAGTGATGAACTTGACGAAGAAAATTGCGACTTTGAAGAATAGCTTTTGAAATCGGAATTTGATATTACAATCACTTGATGTTACAACAAATTTGTTGTAATATATAACTATAAACAAGAGAGGATAATATATTAATGAGAAGAACGTTTATAGAAGTACCAATATTTACAAAGAAATGGAAAGAATTAGGACTAACAGATGAAACTTTGAGAGAATTACAGAATATTTTATTAAATGATCCTAAAACTGGAGATGTAATACAAGGCACAGGTGGTTTAAGGAAAATTCGCATTCCAATGCCAAACAAAGGGAAAAGTGGTGGAAGTAGAGCTATATATGTTGATATTGAATTAAAGGAAATAATATACTTTATTAATGTGTATACTAAAAATGAAAAAGAGGATTTAACAGAAGAGGAAAAGAAAGCGTTTAAAGCAATAGTAAAAAAATTGAAGGAGGAATAGATTATGAGTAAATTCTTTGACGACACAATGCAAGGATTGTTAGAAGCTATTGAAATAGAAAAGGGAACTATTCCGCTCACTGAAAGAAAAGACATGGAGGCAAAGACATATTATGTTTCTGATAACGATACGGCTTTAATAAATTCTCTTGTTGCAATAAGAAAGGAAGAAAATATATCTCAGTCAGAACTTGCTAAAATGATCGGAAGTAAGCAGCAAGCTATCTCAAGATTGGAAAAGAATGAGCATAGTCCGTCTTTAAAATTATTTTATAGTGTAGTAAGTGCATTGGGATATGAGTTGCAGATTGTTAAGAAGAGCGTATAATACATGGAGGGATTAAAGTGAAAGCAGTATATCCAGCATTATTTACAAAAATTAATACTGACGTATTAGTAGAAGTTCCGGATTTGGAAATTTTAACAGGGGGAAAAGATATGAGTAATGCTATTGAAATGGCAAGAGACGCAATCGAATTAACTTGTGTTAGTATGGAAGATGAAGGAAAAGAAGTTCCAGTTCCGTCAGAAATGTTAGACGTTAATAGTAGAACGTTTTCAAATGATGGAACAACAATAGTTTCTTTTGTGGATATTGATTCTTCAGAATATCGAAGAAAAATTGATACAAAGGTTGTTATAAAAAATGTTTCGCTGCCTAGTTGGTTAAACTATGAAGCGGATAAAGCAGGAATCAACGTTTCAAGAGTGTTGCAAGAAGCGTTGGTTAATGTGTTGGGTGTTTCAAGAACTATTTAAAGTAAGAAATAAAATAGAGAAAAATGAAAAGCATTCAGAGAATATATCTTTGGATGCTTTTTTAGTACAGAAGATAGGAGGGAACGTCAATGAGTAAAGAAGAATTTTTAAATTACATAATTGATTTTGCAGTAGATACAGAATGGGATGATCTGAAAGGAAGAGAGCAGCTAAGAGCATTGTTTACTTCATGGTGTTTTATTTTTGGTATAGATGCAGATACAAAGGAATGTGATGATGTTTTAGGAGTTATTTATAGAAAAGTTTTAATGGAACCGGTAATTGACTTTGATGAACTTGAAAAATATATGATCGAGTTAATTGTTTAAAGGAGAGGTGAGAAGTTTGAAACGAAATATAAATGGAATGATAACAAATAATTATAGTAGTGGAATTAATGTTGGCAGCTATGATTTTTCTGATTTTATGTATGATTTTGCCGATGATGTAGGTTTTGCAAAACATCATAATAAAGGACTTGGCGGAAAGAAAGCATTTATTGAAAATTGCAACATTAGAATGTATTTCACTGACAAAGAATGCGACCTTGACGAAGCGGAAATAGCTTTGCTTATGAAACTTGAAGTAAAAGGTTATTTTAAAAATCATGAGAAAAAGGAAGTATTTGAAGGAAAATTTGATTTAGAAACAAATTTGATAGGATATAGCGAGTTTACTATTACAGGGTATGATGTAAAGGAATGTACTATTGGCGGACATAACTTAATAAACATTCTTTGCGATCATATTGGAGAATATGTAAATATTGTTGTTGAAGCAGAAGAAATGTAGATGAAACTCGTGTTTCAGGATAAGAAGGGAATGTAGGTAGTATGAATTATAGATATAATTGTGGAGATGAAGTAATAAGAGTTGGTGTGTGGAATGATGATTTTCATACAACAGTAATAGTAACAGATAACAAGACAAACAAAGCATATATTAGAAGCATTCACGAAGATGAAAATGGAACTTTTTTCACTTGGAATAAGAACAAAATTTATCTTGATAATTGGATCAGAACTTCTATGAAAGAGTTAAAAGAGAAGGTGGATAGGAAAGAGTGGATCACCTCAGACGATTTGTGTCAAGCTATTCTTTCAGATGGTGTTGACAATGTAAGATTTATCATTCCTTTGTATACTGTATCGGGAGGATTGGGAACATCTTTGAAAACGAAAGGTACAGTATGTAAGATTGAGGAAAGATATAATCGAGAAGTAAAAAACAATTACAAATTGACAGTTGTACCAGTCGATCCAGATGCAACAGTTGCAAATAGGGCGGATTACTATACTGAGGATATGGCTTCTTTAATTAGAGAAGGACGAATCAAAATTATATAAACAAAGCTATATCAAGTGACTGGGGTATTTACAAATTAAATGAAGAAGAAGCAAAGAAATATGGTGGTAACTTTGCATTATTTCAGGGTATATTTTGTGGTTTTGCTATTAGGGAAATGGAGGAAATGATTATGCTTGAAATGGATGATGATTATATTAAAGAAGTAAACGCTAATTACTGGGTAGAAGAAGAGGAAATGAAAACAGGTGTACATCCGTCACAAATTATAGAAAGAATACAAAAAGTATTAGACGAGTCAGGTGTTAAAAAGAAAATCACATTTATGGATTACAGTGGATTTTCAGGAACAAGAGTTGGTGTATTTGTAGATAAAGAGTTTTATGGAGTGTTTGACTATATTGAAAATGTATTTGAAAGTACATCAGAAAGTAGAGTTAATGAAAAATAAGGAGATAACAATGATGGGATATGTAGGAGATGCGGAAAAAGACTTATGTATTCAACGAGCTTTTTGTATTATGAGGAATAGAAAGTATGATATACAGTTAAAAGATTGGTATGTGGTGTTAAGTTATATTGTCAGGAAACGAGGCGAAGAAGCTTTGTATGAATACGCAAAAACGACTGACTTGTGAGACGCGAAGAATGTGAAAGCGAGAATTTACAGTGGTATGACGTAAATAAACCGGAGTAGGATGTTAAAGAACTGAAAAATCAGGATTTATTATAATTGAAAAGTAAATACTAGGAGGAGTTACAATGAAAGCAGTTAATATTAAATGGGATACAGATGGAGATTTAGAATTATTACGAGACTTGCCTAAAGAGATAGAAATACCAGAATATCTTATTGACGAAGATACAGACATAGATGAATATGAAGAAGAAATTGCTGATTATATTTCGGAGGTTACTGGATATTGTCACTTTGGATTTGACTTGGAGTAATGCGTAGGGATATAACAGAGAATTTTATAGTGCAGATAAGAAAATTTGGAGAAAATAGTATAAGAGCTAACATTATTTTTAAAGGAGAAAATGTCAATGTCGAAAAAAACAATTACAATAGCAGATATTTTAAATAGAATCAGGAATATAAAATATGTGATGATGCACAAGGATGGTGGAACAAAATATTTGTCATTAAATGAATTAACAGATGACGATAAAAAATTAGAAATTAATTGGTTTGAAGTGACAATGTTTCAGGGACAAAAATGTATTGAGTTTAATTTAAAGAGTTTGAATAATAAATTAAGAGTATGGTGGATTCCGCAAGTTGGATCAAGTAATAGTTTTTACATCCCGGTAAAGAGTGTAGAAGAGGGTAAGAAAGTAATGGATTTGTTGGCTGCATATGATATGTTTCAGCTTCAGAACAATATTAAACCAGATTTTTGTAATGTGGGTGGATTACAGATGTTTGTAGATGGAGAATGGGAAGATTGGTACTTGGAAACAGAAGATGATTATTTTGATGATGTGGACGAGTATTGCAAGAAGTGCGAACGATCAGAAGAGATAGATAATTTTTCTAAAGATTTATTTGAACAAATTGACTTTAAAACATTGTATGCGAGGTAAAAAAATATGAAGTATAACAAAGATGAATACATTGGAAAAGAGGTTCAGCTTTATCCTGGGGATACTTATAAAAAATATGGAATCATTGAAAATGTGGATGATTTAGGATGGACAATTAAGATAACTGAGCAGGAAGAATACAATGCTCCATATAGTATTGGAGATAGAATTTTTATTAATCATTCAAAATCTTTTAGTTTTAGATTCTTAGAAGATTAAATAAAAACTTATTAAAACAGGGGTATGAAATATGAAAATTGAAAAAATTATTTGTGATTGCTGTGGAGAAGAAATCCCAAAAGTAAAGAAGAAAGATGTGTTTGGAATCGAAAGAGAATATTATCGTATGGGAAAATTAAACTATGGTGAACCTTTTACAGATATCAACTGTCAGAATTTAGGGTTGGATTTATGTGAAAGATGTGCTGGAAAGATTAGTTTGGAAATGTATAAGAAAAGAATGGAATTGATAAATAACAGATGAAATTCACATTTCTTATGAGAATATAAATAAAAAAAGAGGTGAGATTGTGAAAGACGAATTAAAAGATATAGCTTATGTTTTTTATGTAAACAATGTAGATGGGAAAATACACACTTGCAATATTAGTAATAAAGAAGAACTAGATTGTAATAATTATCCACGATATCTCGGACAATATGGAAACTGTTTAATTGCTCTAAGGAATCAGAGGATAACAGACAAGTTGTACTTGATTACAGGGGATACTTTTGGGAAAATCAAGAAAAATTTTTGGCAGCTTGATATGTATTTGGCGGAAGAGTTTCTTAACCGTTATGCAGATAGAATAATTGAAAGGTAAAAAGGAGAAAATATTATGAATAATATTAATGTAATTAACAATGCAGGGAATAATGTAAATGTAACAATCAACGAAAAAGACAACGGTATTCAGATTCTAATTGATACTGTACATAACAATAAGAAAGAACTTTCAGAACTGAAACAGTATGAACATTTCTTTGATGAAGACGGAGAAGAGTATATATTGTGTGAGTTGTTTGAATGTGGAGTTGCCGCCGTTGTAAAAGCAAATTTATTGAAAAATAAAATGAAATTTGGGAGAAATAATAATTGGGCAGAATCTGATTTGAGAGGATATCTCAATGGATCTTATTTAACAGAATTGGAACGGAAATTTTGTTCAAAAAATATTATTCCACATAAAGTTGATCTGACTTCTATGGATGGATTTGACGATTATGGGTATACAAATGATAAAGTGGCAGCAATGACTTTTGACGAATACAGAAAGTATACAAAAGGTATTGGATTAGTTAATAATTGGCAGTGGTTATCTACGCCGAATCAGACAACAAGCCGTGGAGACACCTCTTGTGTTCAGGTTGTCAGCGGTGATGGTAGCATGGATTACTTCGATTGCGGTTGGTATGGCGACGGCGTGCGTCCGTTTTTCTTCTTAAAATCTTCAATCCTTGTATCTTTGAAGAAACTGGAATCTTAGTCGTTGAAGTAGGTATGGCGGAAGCCATACCGTCAACAGCCAATGACAAGCGACTGAAAGGAGCGAAATACTATTGTAAATTTAATTTGCGGAATTACCCTATATATTAATATTATAGGAAGTATTTTGGAGATGTTTGACAAGTAGAACTACACATGGAAGCTATCGGTGTGTAGTCTTATTTTACAGAAGGGAGAATTTATATGAAGAACGAAGGATATAGTATTATTCGCAGGTTTGAAAGCAACGGAAAGAATTTCGCAGTGATCAGAACCGAAGTTGCTGCATGTGTTGTAGAAGAATGTGAACTGAAACAATTGGACAGAGTACACAATAGAAGAGGTAATCGATAATGTTTGGATGGTTTATTTTATTTTGGATTATTGGTTGGTATATATGGCAGCTTATTTCCGGAAAGTAATTTGTATAATATTAGATATAGATGTGATACAATGAACGGAAGAAAGATTGATTTCCGCTGCTTTTTTCAAAACCTTGGCGACTGTGTTTCTGGATACACCGCAACTTTGTGCGATGTTCCTCTCACTGAATCCCAAGCTTTTCAAGCGTAGGATTTCACGATACTTGGTCATAACTTACGACCTCCTTTATCTGTATTCACACCAAAGGTGTGTATTTACAGTATAAAGGAAATATATGTAATAGAGTCCAATAAGGTGGCTCTCAATTACCGGAATATATGGATCTCATTCTCCGGAATGGTGGCTCTCAAAGGTCGGACAGGTGGCTTAGAGAACCCTGGAATAATCAGGCAAAAGTGTAAGGTTATGTGAACAAAATACGATTATAATGTAGCATGTGGTCTTGATAATTAATTTGATTATAATAGTGATAAACGGAGGTATATGTAATGTTAAAATATAGAGAATTTCTTAGTTTAACAGATGAAGAAATTAAATTTATTATCAATGATATATTTCATCCTGTTAAAGTTGATAATATACAAAAGAATAAAAAATATAATGAAATTACAGTAGATATTACTACGATTTGGGATGTTGGAGAAGACGAAGACACCGAGATTACAGATGAAATTACACTTACAGAAAGCAATATAATAGCAGATTTCTCGTTGGCAAATGGAGATTTGCGGAAATGGAAACAATTTTTATTAGCTAAAGGTTGTGATTATAGATTAAAAAACAACCCGTATATAGAAGAGTAGGAAATGAAAAATGAAATGGAAATGTCCTGTTTGCGGAAAAGAATATGACAATTTTGAAATTAAAAATTTTGTCAAATGTCCTAAGACAACATTGTTTGGAAAGTGTACGAAACTAACATCAGATGATGGGGCTTATACGGTTGACAGATTAATTAACAGACCAGTATGTTCCGAAGAGTGTAAAAGGATAAATGAAGAGCGATATTTTGTGGAAGAGTATAAAGGGAGTAAAATTTATTGTGTGGATGGGAAATATATGCCATATCTTGAATGCGATTATTGGTATGATAACATTGATGGTGTGAAAAATAGAATTGATAACCCGTGTCTGATTCCGTTTACACCAAATATTATAAAAGGTCTGTGTGCTGCAATGAGCGGAGAACCGGGAAATGCTTGAGGATAAAATTAGCTTTTATTTGATGCGTAAGAAGAACAGGTTTTATGGAAATCTGTTTTTTCTTAAACTTATAAAGTATAGTGTTTTTTGTAACGTAATTTAACGTGAATGTATGTGGTTTGATGCGAACATGTTGAATATATTGTAAACGCGAGGTATAATGTAATAGGAGGTGATCTGATGTTTAAAGCAAATCCGTATAGACCTGGGGCTGGATTGATGCCAATGTATATTGCCGGAAGAGACGAAGATATAAAGAGTGTAGAAGAAATGTTTAATGCATTATCTATGAATATACCAACTCCGTCTATTGTTTTTAGTGGGTTACGTGGAGTTGGAAAAACTGTTCTTATAAATAAATTACAAAGTATTGCAGAAGAAAAAGATATATTTTGTAGACACATCGAAGTTGAAGAGAGAAATGATTTTATCTCACAGATAGCGACTTGTTCACAAGCATTTTTGAGAAAGGTTAGTACAAAAGAAAAATTCAAGCATCTTATACAAAAGCCTTTGGATGCGATAAAGTCTTTAGTTGTATCATTTGACGTAGAAGATAGCACTTTTTCTCTATCACTGCAAGAAAGAGAACTGTATAAATCAAACAGTTTAACACAAAGTTTAACGGAAGTATTTGTGAGTATTGGAGAAACAGCATACAGAACAGAAACGCCGATATGTTTTTTTGTCGATGAAATTCAATATATGAAACAGAAAGAATTAGGATCATTGATTGCGGCTTTACATCGTACTAATCAACTTGGTTATCCAATAATGATTGTTGGCGCTGGTTTACCTAAAATTTATAAAATGTTATCAGAAGAAAAATCATATTCAGAAAGATTGTTTGTATATAAGGAAATAGGATCATTAACATACGAGCAGTCGTTTAAGGCTATTGAGGAACCAGTAAAAAAATTCGGTGTTTCTTATACTAAAGAAGCCATTAATGATATTATTAATATAACTAAAGGTTATCCATTTTTTATTCAGCAATTTTGTCAAATTGTGTATAATAATGTGAATGATAAAATAATTCAAAAAATGGATGTTGAAAAGAATGTGGATGAGTTTTTTGAAGTATTAGATATTGGTTTTTTTAGAGTCAGGTATGAGAGATGCTCTGATGGAGAAAAGAAATTTATATTTGCAATGGCAAAGTGCGGAGAACTTCCGTGTACTATTTCAAATATTGGTAAACAACTTAATAAAAAAGTTAGAACTATTTCTCCAACAAGAGCGCAACTAATAAATAAAGGAATTATTTTTTCTGTAAGGCATTCAGAATTAGATTTTACAGTTCCAGAATTTGATAACTATATTAGACGATTAGACGAATATCAACAATGGAATGTAGATGGTGATGAATATGATGATGAATAATAGATTTATGAATCTGCCTGAATTTCATACAGTAACAGATCAAGATATTGTAGAAGAATATTATAAATATAATGACATAAAGAAAGTTGCAAAGATATTTGATCTGTCTGTACAGAATGTAAAAGATGTGCTGAAAGCAGAAAGATAGTAAGAATATATTGAAAAAAGTTATCGTATATGATAACATATATATAGAAAAGAGGTGAGCAGTATATATTTAATAGATTTTTACAAGAAAGAGAATGGAAAAATACCAGTTCAAGATTTTTTGTATTCTTTGGAACCAAAGTTAAGGTCAAAGGCATTTAGGGATATTGAGCTACTACAAAATCTTGGAAATGAGCTAAAAGAGCTATATGTAAAATCGTTAAAGGGGAATAAGAATAAAGGACTTTACGAATTACGAATTAAGTTTTCTAATGATATAGCAAGAATATTTTATTTTACATATTGTGATAATAAATATATACTGTTGCATGGCTTTATAAAGAAAAGTATGAAAACTCCTACAAAGGAAATTGATAAAGCAAGAAAGTATATGGAAGATTATAAAAGGAGGAGTGGATATGAGTAATGTGAGTATTTCTTTTGAAGAAATGAAAAATGATTTATTAAAAGATAATGAGTTTAAGAACGAATATGAGAAACTAAAACCAAGATATGAAGCTATTGAACAGATTATAAGAGCAAGAAAAGAACAAAATATAACACAAGCAGAATTGGCAAAAATGGTTGGAACTCAAAAAAGTAATATATCAAGGTTGGAAAGTGGGAATTATAATCCGACTCTTGATTTTTTAACTAAAATTTCAGAAGCACTTGGGAAAAATTTAAGCGTACAATTGAGATAAAAGTAGTAAAACTTAAATAATTATTATTAAATTAATAACCCATAGAGGTATCGTAAAAACGGTATCTCTTTTTTATTTACAAAATTACATATTTTAGAAAGAGAAAAGGAGAAGAAATAAATATGGTTATTGGAAAATTTATGGTAGGTAAAGAGAAACATGTAGTTGTTAAAATGGATCATGCAACACACACAATGCCAGAAGCTGATTGGAAAAGACTGTATGGAAATTTGCATCCGGAAAAATGGAAGAAAGAAAAGAGAGAATAATGTATTGAATGGAGGTGAATTATTTTGGATAGTAAATCGAAAGGGAAAATATCAGAATCTCAAAGTAGGACGCTTACTTCAATGGGAATTATAGAATATTTGGATAAAAATAATTTACCTAAAGAACAAAACGGCTATGGTGTATATATGGATCAGCCAAGTAAAATTATAACTAAGCGAATGGATGCAATGGAATACCTTAAAACAAAAATAGACACATTAGAAACATTCGATCTGTAGGGAAGGAAGAAAAATATGTGTTATAAAGATGAGAAACAAAAACAATTATATGAAAGATTAGTTAAAGATTTTGAAAAACTACAAGTTCCAGAATTTATTCAGAGATATTTTGTCTTATTGAAGAGTTCTATATCCAAGATTAATTACTGGATAACAATTCGATCAATGTTGGAACACATGATAGAAAAAAAGTCTATTAATAGAAAAAATATAGCAGAAATACAGCCAGAAGATTTCCTTAACATAGATATCGTAGATATAACTTCATATTTAGAATATCTTGAAAAAGGAATGTCATCTCGATCAGTATATATAAAAAAAAATATGCTTAGTAGTTTTTGGAACTACTTATCCTTAACAAATCGGTGTCCAGTAAAAAACAATATAATAAAATCTGTGCCATATGATTTTGTTACATCTAATAATAATTTAGTATTAAAAATGCCATCAGAAGAACAGTTATTATTGATGGAAACTAGAATTAAACAGAAACCCGACCCGTGTATACGAGAAAGAAATTTAACTGTTTTTATGATTTTAAAGGGGACTGGAATCAGAGAATCAGAACTTGCAGGTTTGGATTTAACAGATATATATCTAAATGGTGACGAAACAGACAATAGAGCATATATCAAGGTTCTTGGGAAGAAGAAATATAGAATAGAGGAACAGAGAAAAGTATTATTGACAGAAAGCGCAATGATAGAAATCATAGAATGGTTAAAAGTTCGTCAGACAATAGAAAATATCATAGACTCAAACGCATTACTTTTAAATAAAAATGGCAAACGTCTGAATGAGGATAATATTAAAAAAATTTTCAAAAACTATGGAGACGGTATTACACCACATATGATGCGTCATTGGTATGCAACTATGATGGAAAAGAAATTTGGAGTTGCTTTTGTTCAGCAGCAATTAGGGCATAGTAGCATGGCTGTAACGGTAAACAATTATACAGATGGAACATACGGTGTAAGCTTAGAAGGAATGTAGAGAAATAGAGGGCGATAGGACTATTTGTCGCTATCGTCCTCTATATGATCGGAAGATTCAGGGGCTTCAGGTTGAGATGATTGTGAATTAGAGAGAAGTAATAATCTTTGCATTTGCGGATCATTGGAAGTAAAAAGATCATTAGGTGTGCATTTTAACGTTTTGCATATTTTTTCAAGGGTATCAAAGCGAATAAGAGAAGTTTCTTCATGTACCATATTTCCAATATGGTTAGTAGAAATTCCAGTTAATTTTGATAATTTGTAAGCAGACATTTTCTTTTGTTGCAGAAGATAATTGAGTCTTAATTTAATCATTATCTCACCTCATTTGTTTAGTTGATAGTTTTGTTGTTATTATACTAAAAAATATAATATTTATCAATAATATATCTTGACATATAATACTTATAGATATATAATGTTAATCATAAAAAGAGAAAATTAAAAAAGAATGAAAGGAGGTTGCGTTAGAGTGAAACAATCTATTAAAAAATTTGATGTAGTGCTTGTTGATTTTGGAGAGAATGTTGGATCTGAACAAGATGGGGAGCGTCCTGCTATTGTTGTTCAAAATGACATTGGAAACTATCATTCGCCGACAACATTAGTAATGCCATGTACTACTGCTAAAAGGAAACATCATATTCCAACGCATACTCCAATCAAAAAAGGAAGAGGAACAGGATTGAAAGAAAACTCGGTAGTGCTAGGAGAGTGTATGAGACAAGTATCAGAGGAACGTATTATAAAACTTCTTGGTAGAATCACTGATGAAAAAGACCAACTTGCTATTAAAGAAGTTTATTTTAGTAATTGGGGAGAATAGATAATTAGGAGGTTGTTTGGAATGAAGTATGTAGAATTAACAATAGAAGAAGCGATGCAACGATGTGATAAAAATGCAAAAGTGTTGGTTGCCATACAAGACCTCAAAGACACAAAGGCAAATGTTAGCTTTGTGAAAAAAGAACGGAAAGAATATCCGGAAATTTTTGAAGATATACAAACAGCCACTTCGCTGTGTGATGATTTTGTTAAACAATTAAAACTGTTTTCTGAAAAGCAAGATATACACAATATAAAGCCAAAAGGGATTCAAAAAATTGTACTGCTCAAAGAATAGAAAATAAAAAAACCAAACAAATGTTCTAAAACTATTGCAAAATCAAAATGGAAGTGGTAACATATAAAATATAAAAAAACAGAACAAATGTTCTGCATTTGCTCCCGAAAAAGAAAATAGGTTGGTATCCCATCAACGGTGCGCCAACACCTACGGGTACACAACCTACTTTCAATCACACATCAAACAATCCATTTTGGATCATTTGAAGGAATATATAGCAACAGCTACATAGACACTATTAGTTTAATTTACATATATAAAAGTGTCAAGCGTTTCAGCTAAAATTTCCAAGTTTTGTAAATTTAATAGAGCATAATGCATTAATGGGCTATGGCGAAAAGGTAACGCAGCAGGTTTTGACCCTGTTATTTTGCTGGTTCAAATCCAGCTAGTCCAGTTATGTGCTTATGGCGGAATAGGAAGACGCTTCGGACTTAAAATCTGATTCCGATAGGAGTGTGGGTTTAAATCCCACTAAGCACATTCACCATGTATATTTACAAAATGTAATATGTCGTAGGTGTACGTGGTAAAACTAAGGATCGTTAATTCAGTTGGTAGAATGCACGTCTCATAAACGTGAAGTCGCCAGCTCGAGTCTGGCACGATCCATTAAAAAAATAAAACAGAAGGAAGTGAATTAAGATGGCACAATATGTTATTACCGATGGAAAAAGATTTATTTATCGTATGCATAATGGTAAATACATCCCAACATCTAGCGAAAGTATGGCTGACATCTATAATAAGAAACAGGCAGAAAGAATTTTTGAGAACAGTTTATCAAAACCACTTAGAGCAGCGTTCCGGGTAGAAAAATATGACAAACCGCCCGATGGAGTAAAACAGGTAAACAAGGAAGAGATATCTCACAACACCGAGAAAGTTCTTATATCAGATAATATTCAGCGTTGGATTGATAGGATTTCAGATTTGAATGGTCTTGCAAAAGATGCAACAGACAGAAAAGATGTGCTATCAAAAGAATTATCGGATGTTGAAAAAGAAATTCAGGATTGTTTGCATTACATAGAATTTACAAATCTCAATGCTGCACAGGGTTATAAAGCATACAAGATACTCAAAGATAGAAGAGTAAAGCGTAGGTCAATCAAGAACGAGTTGCAGGTTTTAGGAATTATTCTAGGAAAGAAAATAAGCGAAACTGCAACAGATGAGATTATGAAGTGTATTGAAGGATTAGATAACAGACAATATGCTCCAAGAGTATTACAAGAACTATTTGATTTGTAGAAGAGAATACTACATAAAATTATATTATCACGGAGGTAGAGATGAGAAAGAAACAAGAAATTGAATGGTCAAAATTGACCGAAGAACAACTAAAGATTGTGAACTACTATTGTGATAATAATATGAAACAGTTGAGGAAGATATGCGATCCAATTCTTATAAAGTGTAATATTCCGCGCATGAATTATGATGATTTATATGATGTTGCAGTGGATACTCTGGGAAAAAGCATAGAAACATACAATAAACAAAAGTCTCAATTTAAAACATTCCTGACTGGAAATTTAAGACGTAAATTCATTCAGTGGATGAGAGATGATACAAGAGGTTGCAGATGCAATGTTTTAAAAGATGAGAATGGAAATATTGTTAAAGATGAAAAAAATAATAATATACCTATTCAAGATATTTCCTTTGATGCGCCGAATGATGATGGAAATGATTTGGCAGAAATAATTGATTCTGGAATTAGTATTGAAAGAGAATGTTTATCAACACATAGTTCTTTAATGTCTGAAAATGTAAAAGCGTTTTTAAAATCTCTAGGAGGTGTGCAACGTGAAATTGCAAAGCTGTTAAGTGAGGGATATTGTGACTATGAGATTAAAGAAAAATTACATATCTCGGACACAGACTATTATTCATGTATAAGTGATATGCGTAGCTATGAGAAGAAAAAGTTTTTATTAAGAGAAGAATCTGAGTTGCAAGACAATATTTTTGAAGTAATAGAAGAGGAGAAAACAACAATGGGAACATCTGAAAAAACAAAAAACACGAGCTATTCGTTGGAGGCAATCAGTAAGAAGCTGAGGAAGCATAGACTGAGAGACGATCATATTCTCCAGAGAACTTCTGGACAGTGGAATTTGAAGACCAAAAGTGAATTAATGTCAGATATCCTTCAGGGAAGAGCATTGACTCAGGTTATTATCTCAGAGGAAATTAAGAATGGCATCCAGATGCTTTGGCTTATTGATGGAAAGCAGAGATGTACGAATATTGATGATTTTATGCATGATGGGTTTGCTATTTCAAAAAATATTAAGATTAGAAACATTGAATATCAAGCTGATAAATTGGATGAAGACGGAAATGTTGTGTTGAATGAAGATGGGTTTCCGGTTCCAGAAAAGAAAGTTTTTGATATTGGTGGAAAGAAGTTTTCTCAACTTCCAGACGAATTGCAAGATAGGTTTAAAGAATATCAGCTTCCAGTTATGTTCAATTTAAACTGCACAAAAATGGATATCGCTTACGACATTTCACGATTCAATAGATGTAGGTCTATGAATGTAGCGCAAAGTGGATGGACAGGATTTGATGAAGAATATGCAGAACTTGTGGATAATATTTTGAAAATGGATTTCTTTAAACCTGATTGCAAAAAGACATCATACACAAAAGCAAATATCACAGCAGGTACACTGAGAAGAATGCTGGTTGAATCTATTGTGCTTTCGGAGTTTCCGGATGCCTATAACAGTGATTTTGGAAAGATGTGTGAATATCTTACAGATAATGCAACAGAGAATGTTTTTGTAGATTTCTATTTACATGTAGAAAGATTGGTTTCTGTGACAAGAGAAGAAACCGCAGGGATGTTTAATTCCAAAAACTCATTCCTTTGGTTTGTATTATTTAATAAATTTGACAAGTTATCAGAGAGATACAGACTAGAAGATAAGCGGTTTTATGAATTTCTATGTGCATTACAGGCGGATTTACATAGTAAAAAAATTAATGGTATAAGTTTTGATTCTTTAGATGAAGAAACAGGCACTAAAAAGAAGCCTCTTATCATGAAAAAGTTAGACCTGTTGGAAACATTGTTAAAAGATTTTTTGGGAATTGAGGCTGAAGAAAAGAATAATATAGAAGAGATAGAAATAAATCAGTCGGCGATTGACTTTGTAAATACTAATGTATATGAGAACCCGACAGAAGAAGACATCAAATGCTATGAAGAAGATTTAGAGGTTTTAACCTTGGATGTAGACAACAATTCTTCATTATTAAATCCAGAGAATCATAACTCATTGATCGGAATTGTAGCATATTCATATAAAGAAGATTTGGTTTTAGATGAATGGTTTTTAGATTTTTTTAACAGACAGAAAACATATATTAAGAATCAAAAAGAGAATTATACATATATGAAAGAAGATTTTGACAAGTATGTAAATAGAAAAAACAGAATAACAAAGGAGTAGCATGAAATGATTCGTCAGATTGAAATTAAAGAAGGAAAAGGATTTGAAGAGTGTAAATTACTAGAACTTACTGGAAATAATATTTTTATTTGCAGCAAGCCTAGTGTGAAGAATAGACTGTGGAAGAAAATCAAAGATATTTGGGAAATTGGTGATAACGGTGAAACAGATGTTGTTTACATATATGAGCCATATGATGAAGAACCAAAACAAAATTTAGATGGGTTTAATGTAAATTACCTTCCAACTACAATTGTACAGTTACAAAATGGTCAAAAATTTATTTTTACTGTAGAAACTCCATTTATTTTGACTGCAACGAATAAAAAAGACATATGGTTTGTTGATGAAAATGAAGATGGAAATATTTATTGTTATGCATTTACAGATTTTAAGGGGCATAAAGAATCGTGGGAACAGGGGGTAGAAAGGGTGTATGTTGAAATTATTTCTGGTATTTACGGACGCTATAAATGATAAATGGGAGGAAAGGTTGAAAATATGAAATTATATGTATGCAGTAATAGCACAAATGGAATAAAAGGTATTGACGGTATTTATTATTTGATTACGGAAGAAGGAGAATGTTTAACATCTCATTTGTGTTCTTCTAAGTATTATGCAAAAGGTGATTTATACGAGAACAGACCAGAAAGAATTAAAAAATATACAGAACGTTTTGGTAAATGCAAATGTTTGTATCTTGGAGAAGACGATATGACTTTTGAGAAACTTCTTGAATTAAATTACAAGTTCGCACAAGAAGAAAAATAAGTGAGTAAATTGAGTTTCCTTGGAGAATCTGTAGAACCAGAAGATGCCGAGGTTAGATGAATGAATATAAGTCTTTGGTTAAAACTATTTTTCGTTAATGGAGGTGGAATGATGTCAAGTCCAAAAGGTTTTATTTTATATCGAATTTGGTACGGAAATTGTCTGGCATATGTTGGAAGAACTAAACAACCATTACAAGCAAGGATACGTGGTCATATGTTCGCAAAGCCAATGCACAGAGCAATAGATATTCATAATGTCACAAAGATTGAATATACAGAATTTGATACTGAAGCTGACATGAATCTGTATGAAATATACTACATAAATCTTTGGAAACCGCCTTTAAATGTAGATGATAAAGCGAGAGACGATCTTTCGATATCAATGCCAGATAAAGAGTGGGTTGAATTTATTCCAGCAAATTGGGATAGCTGGAAAAAAGAAATTAGTACAGACAATAGTGGAGTTGCTTTATGGCATAGGTTAAGAAATGAAAAAGCATTGAGAGGTGAGTTAATATTATGAATGTACTAGAGAAGATTTTGGAAGAAATTGAAAGTAGAGAGTTCACAAATACGACTATTAGACACAGCACGGTCGTAAAAATGAAGGACATTAGAAGCATCTTTCGCAAGTACATGGACAAAGCTACTTACAAGAGATCTGATGATTTGATAGACCGGAAAACACTGAAAGAGGAAGTAGAAAGCTTCAGAATAACAATTACTGGAATGCGAAATGGGAAAACAATGACTGCTCAGGTGTTGGAGGAATATAAGAAAAGCATATTGAGAATAATCGATGAGCAGCCTTGTTATGGTGAGGATATAAATATCCCTACCGATGATGGCTGGATTCCGGTAGAAGAGAAATTGCCAGAAGAAACAGATTCTATATTTAAAAAATTTAAAGACACAAATAAGTGGTCGAATACTATGTGGGAAAAGAAGTCTGAAGAAGTAAATATAACATATGAGTTGGAGGACGGGACAAGAAAATCCGGAACATCTTATACGATTGATGGAAAATGGAGATGTGAAAAGGAGAATAGATTTGTGAAGTGGAAAGTAATAGCATGGCAACCACTTCCAGAATCGTACAAACCGAAAAAACACGAAAAGGAACACAAGAACACGCAACAGAATAGCTCAGATCAAAATAGAAAAGGAGAATAAAATTATGGGAATTACGTGTAAATCAACAGGAAAGATGAAAGGAATTTTGAAAAGAGCAGACAATCAGATTGAAGCTGATTTGAAAGCTTTGAAAGAAAAGAAAAACAAGAAAAAGAATAGTAACAAGGCAAGTAAATAATAGGATGAAATTCTGATTTTATGTGAAAATTAACACAATATATAGTTGGAATGCAACGAGAATGATACTGTATATTGTGCATAATAAAAATCCGGATGAAACTAAAATTTCAACTTATTTGATAAAAAGAAAAAATAAATAATTAACAGACAGAAAAGGAAATTTAAGAAAATGTGTAGATTTAAGTCAGGTATTCAGTTTAAAAACAGAAACGTATTAACAACAATTTATAACAATAGTCATTCAGAATTATTAAAAGATTTAGGAATCGAAGATAACATTTATAATGCGTCAACAAAATTTATTCGTGTAGAATTAATTCCTCCAAATGATAATCTGGCAGCAGATATTAGCAAATGGAAATATAATGTAGATCAGGATATTCTTCCGGATTGGTATATAGTAGATAAAGAAAAATATGAACAGAGCTTTAGAGAAGATGTTAAAGAGTGGTTGGAGAAAAATCTTTCAATTGAATATGTATGTGGAAAGTCTTGGACTTGTGCAAAAGATGGAGAGTATACATACCATTTCATGTATGGATCATTATTTAATAATAGATTTGGTGACACAAACAATTATTCAGAATCTGAAGTAAGAGAAAAACTTGTTAATAGTGGCTTGGCGAAAGAACTTGAAGAATTTTATGGTGGTAAACTTGTTCCGATTACGTTGGATTTAACATCTTTAAATGGTAGCAAAGAGTATGGTGTTGTCTCAGGAGATAAAATCGCTATTCCGACATTGGATATTTTAAGAAAGTTCAAAGAAAATATTCCGCTAATGAGTAGGTGGTATTGGACTTCTACTCCAAACGGAACAAAACAAACAGGCGATACCTCTTATGTTCGGATTGTCAGCGATGGTGGTTTCATGGATTGCTACGGTTGCGGTTGGGGCAGCAGCGGCGTGCGTCCGTTTTATATCACCAAATCTTGAATCTTTGCATCTTTCAACAAAGTTCCGTTTAGACAGTTTATAGGACTCTGGCGTAAGCCGAGTCCGTAAGCAGTCGATAAGCGACTGAAAGGAGCGTATAAATGACTGACAGAACAATGGAAGTGATTTCAAAGTCTATTGATTTAATGCAGTGTACATACAGAATAACGTCAAAAAGGGATAGATATCCAGCTAAATATAAAGTATTAGTTGAAAGAATACAAAATGAATGCATGAATATATATTGCTATTTGATGGATGCAAATAGATTACAATTAGACAATGCCAAATCTGAAAGATTAGAATTACAAACAAAAGCTATAGATTCTTGTGATAAATTATCTTGTTATGCAGAATTATCCATGAATCTAAATTTAATAAGTTCAAATATTGTAGAACAGTGGCAAAAGAAAATTAGTGAAATTAAATATATGACAATTGGGTGGCGAAAGAAAGATCGTTTGAGATGATAATTTTTGGGTTGTTTGTTGTATGACCTCTTATGTTCGGATTGTCAGCGATGGTGGTTTCATGGATTGCTACGATTGCAATTGGAACAGCAACAGCGTGCGTCCGTTCTGCTCCGGAAGACGAAATAAAGTAAGTAAAATACTGAAATTAGAGTCCCGGCATCAAAAGAATAAGCAACCTTTCCTGTATCGAACGATACAGGATAAATACAAAGGAATGAGATATTATGACAGAAGATAAAACTGATTTTAATAAAGTAACTGATTTTGATAATTTATATAATGCATATAAAAAGTCTAAGAGAGGAAAAGGATTTAGTAAAAGCAAACTTAAATTTGAAATGGTTGCGTTAGATGGTATTAGTCAAATTAAAAAACTATTGGAATCAGGTAATTATATTATAGATCCATATAATGAATTTAAGGTGTATGAGCCTAAAGAAAGGATAATTAAAGCTGGATCTTTTAAGGACAAGATTGTTCAGCATAGTTTATGCGATAATGTGCTGCTTCCGATATTGGAAAATGAATTTATTTTAACAAATTATGCTGGACAGAAAAATAAAGGAACAGATTTTGGTTTGAATTGTTTAAAAGCACAAATGTTTTTAGCGTATCAGAAATATGGATATGATTGTTGGATAGTTAAAGCTGATATAAGAAAATATTTCTATAGTATTGATCACAACAAATTAAAGGATATTATCGGGTATTTTATCGAAGATAAAGATGTCGTAAACTTATGTGAGAAATTTATAGATAGTACCGATAATGTTGGGCTGCCTTTAGGAAATCAAATTAGTCAAGTATTTGCATTATTAAATTTGTCTGGTCTTGACCATTTTATTACTGGTGAGCTAGGTATTAAATACTATGGAAGATATATGGACGATTTTTATTTGATTGTTCAGTCTAAAAAGTATGCGAAGGAATGTTTAAATGCAATATATGAATTCATAAGCACACTTGAATTAGAATTAAACAAAAAAACTCAAATAATTCCATTAAAAAAAGGAATTAAATTTTGTGGTTTTCATATTTACATTACGAAAGATGGAAAAGTTATTCAAAAATTACTTGGGGATAAGAAACGAAAAGCAAAAAAGAAATATAGAAAATTAGCCATAAAAGTTATTAAAGGAGAAATGACAAAAGAAAATTTTTATAGGTCTTATAATTCATGGAAAGATCATATATCAAAAGGGAATTGCGTGAAACTCGGATATAAAATGGATTTATATATAGAGAAATTATTAAGGATTGAAAAATAAATTATGAGTTATATAGAGAATGTTGTAATAGGAAAACCAATATCAACTCCAGAATTTATGTTTGCAGCAGACAACAAGGATTGGTTATCCAATGAATCAGAAAAGACATATTATACCGAGGAAAGATTTCTTCCTAAAATTCTTGTTGATTTAGGCATTTATCCTTCTATCAGCGAAATTAGAAGGAATAAGCCAAATCTAATGGTTAATCTAGATAAGGTTGATTTCATTGATGGATTGAAAGTAAAGAAGAAACGTTTGGATATGGATATTAGTAGGAGAATAAATAACGAATGAAATCAGACTTTTATTTGATAGATTGGATGGAGAATAATAATGCAAAAAGTAATTAGAAAACTTGTGCCGGAAAATAATATGGATTTTGAAGATATTTGTTCTTTTGAAACAGAATCTTATATTGGGATTTGGGATCAGAAGAGCGAGGATTATGTCGTGATCGCAAAATCGGATTGTGAATTTTGGTTATATCCATTGCCTCCGTGTAGCGATTTAGAAGAGTTGGATAATAAAGTTTATGATTTGGTGGAAGAACACATTATAGGTGTGTCAGAGTGTTCAAGGTATACTCTTAGGATTGATGAGGAATAGAGAAAATTAAAACACAAGAAACAATGATTTTATAAGGAAGATCATGCCGTATATAGTAGGTTTATATTACATGAAAAAGAGAGGAATTGACTATGGCAAAAATTGACAGGGTTTAATAAGGTGGCAGTGATTAAACAGGGGTATGGTGTATATCATTTCGCAATTTATCAATGATGGTTTTGATTACCAACCGGGAGATAAAGTAATTGCTTCTGGAAATAAACAATTACAGGTTATTGATGAAATTACACCAGAAGAAGCGGTTCGGAAATTCGATAAGAATATCACAGCGGAAGTGTAAGGTTGACACATCTTCCTATGATATTAGCGTAGAAGATAGAAAACGAGCGGCAGACGTGAAAAAGAAAATGGATGCAATGATTAAGAAGATGGATGAGACAAATAAATACGAAATGTATGCTGAGAGAAATCCTGAATTGAAAGAATTGCTTGAAGCATATAAAGAATTGGTTGGTTAAGAGACAATTTATTTACGTTAGAAACAATATGACACCATTATAAGGGTGTCAACCATAATTAAATTATGCAGCTTATTTGGTTGGATTGAAAAATCTGGGAAATGCACATAGCATTGAAAGCTGAAATGTGAGGTTTATAACATTCATAAGAATCTATATATAGTAAAGGTGGATGTAGAATTTGAGAATTCAAAAATCTATAAAATAACATAGATACCAAACTGGAGTATAGGATATTATTTGATGAGATTGGATTTATAAGTCTATAATAACATAGATACGTTTCATGATAATAAAACAAATGGAGAAACAATCATTATGATTTTAACAAGAAAAATACAATTGATTCCTGTTGGAGATAAAGAAGAGATTAATAGAGTATATAAATATTTGCGAGATGGAATTTATAATCAAAATAGAGCAATGAATGAATATATAAGCGCTTTGTATGTTGGTGCAATCCAAGATTTTTCAAAAGATGACCGCGCTGAATTAAGTAAATTATATGGAAGAGTTAGTGCTAGTAAAAAAGGAAGTGCCTATACTAAAGATATTATTTTTCCAAAAGGTTTACCAATAGGAATGATGACTATGAATGTTAATCAAGATTTTTCAAAGTCATGTAAAGATGGTTTGTTATACGGAAATGTTTCATTGCCTACATATAAAAAAGACAATCCGCTTATAGTCCATGTGGATTATGTAAGGTTGAGAAAAACAAACCCACATACAGATAATGGAATATATTACGACTATAAATCTTATGCAGAATTTATGGAGCATTTGCACAAAAATGACTTAGAAGTATTTATTAAATTTGCAAATAAGATTACGTTTAAAATAATATTTGGAAATCCTCACAAATCATATGGATTGAGAGAGGAAATAAGACAGATATTTGAAGAATATTACAAGGTGCGCGGTTCATCAATTCAGATTGATGGAAAGAAAATTATTCTTAATTTATCAATGGAAGTTCCAAAAGAAGATATTAAGTTAGATGAGAATGTAGTCGTTGGAGTTGATTTAGGAATTGCTATTCCTGCGGTGTGCGCATTAAACAACAATGAATATATTAGAAAATCAATAGGGTCAAAAGATGACTTTTTAAGAATAAGAACACAGATACAGTCACAGAGAAGACGATCGCAGAAATCATTGACGGCAACTAATGGCGGTCATGGAAGAAATAAAAAGTTGCAGGCTTTAAATAGATTAAGTAACAGAGAAAGAAATTTTGTTAAAACTTATAATCATTATATAAGCAAACAAGTAGTTGATTTTGCAGTGAAAAACAGGGCGAAATACATAAATGTAGAAGATTTATCAGGATTTGACTCAAGCAAATTCATTTTGAGAAATTGGAGTTACTATGAATTACAACAGTTTATTACATATAAAGCATCTAAATATGGGATTGAGGTTCGTAAGATTAATTCATATCACACGTCACAAATTTGTAGTAAATGCGGTCATTGGGAAGAAGGACAGAGAATCGATCAGGCACATTTCATCTGTAAAGAGTGTGGAAGCGAAATGAATGCAGACTTCAATGCCGCAAGAAATATCGCAATGTCAACAAATTTTGTAGATAAAAAAGAAGAATTAAAGGTTGCATAGAAATGTGCAGTTTACAGCTTAAAGCTAGGTAGATTTGACTGCCTGAAGTTGAGGGAAAATCCACTCAACAAATATTGTGTTATCTATGGGTTTTATGTTTTTAAATCATATAAATTTACACAATAATCAAAATATGGTGCATGTCAGTGTTATTGTTTTTACATAATAAAAGTTTGGAAAGAGAGAATTCCATGGATGAAGAAGTAGGAAAATATAAAAAGAAGAAAAAGTCCAACACATCAAAAGCAAAAATTAAATCTAAACATAAACATGAATATAAAAGCTGTTTGATTCGATACACGTATGATGCGTATGGTAGAAAATTCTCATCTATACAGATCGCATCGTATTGCAATCTATGTGGAAAAATTGGTAGAAATACTAATCCTGAAAGAAAAATAACAGAGAAAACAGAGAATGGTTATTGTCGTATGTTGAATAGCGAAGAAATATTGAAACAAAATGAGGATTTGCCGGTATTTGATGTTAATGGATGGGATGATAAATATGTTCCGATGAAGAATATAAAAGTGAGAGGTGAGTAAAGAATAGGGAGAAAAATATATACAAAAGAAGAATTATTGGATAAATTAAAAAACTTATATTTAGAAATAAACGAACCAATTAATTTTAATTACTTTGGAAATGGATATTCTATTCCAACACGAAAAGTATATGCAAAGGCATTTGGAACTTGGCAGAATGCGTGTAAAATTGCAAATGTGCCATTCAAAGCTTCATTAAATAGAATAGGAGAAGAAAATATAAATTATCAAGGATGCTTGATGAGGATTACAAAGTATAATAAATCAAATAACATTGAAATCGAATTTCAAGATCAATATAAAACACATATAAAATCTACTTATGGAGAATTTAAAAGAGGGCAAATTAAAAATCCTTACTTCCCATCGGTTTATGGTGTGGGGATAATAGGAAATAAATATTCTATAGAAAACAACGGAGAATTAGCTAAAGAATATAGAATGTGGACATCAATGATTTTGAGATGTTTTGATAAAAAATATAAAATAAAAGCAAAAACATACAAAGATGTAACATGTTGTGATGAGTGGTTACTATATGAAAATTTTTATGAGTGGTTGCATAGTCAAGATAATTTTTATAAATTATTAAACTCTGATTTTTCTATTGATAAAGATATACTCATTAAGGGAAATAAGATATATGACCCTAAAAAATGTTGTTTAGTTCCACGAGTTGTAAATAATTTATTTGTGAAAAGAACTAATGATAGAGGTAAATATCCAATTGGGGTTACAAAACATGGTAATAAATATAGGGCTAGATGTGATAATCCATTGTCTGGTATTAGAGTACATCTAGGAGTTTATAATACTCCCGATGAAGCTTTTCTTGAATACAAAAAATATAAAGAACAAGTAATTAAACGGGTAGCTGAAATTGAGTATTCAAAAAAGAACATAACAGAAGAATGTTATAATGCAATGTTAAAATATGAAGTAGAAATTTCTGATTAAATGAGGTGAGTGAATTTGAATTATTATATTGCAGATACACATTTTGGCTGCACAAACAAATATGAGGATCGCACATTAGAGCACGACAAACTGATTAAAGAAAATTGGAATCGTGTGGTTCGCAATAATGTAGATACAGTATATATACTCGGAGATATTGGAAGAGAGGGAAGTAACAAAGATAATGAATATCTATGTGAAATCATTTCTACTCTCAGAGGTCGGAAGGTGTTGATCCAAGGTAATCATGAAGGAATGAAAGACGCAAGACTTAGACAGTTGTTTGTTGAAATTACGCCTTACAAAGAAATTATAGACAACTATAATGGTTTGAATCACAGACTTGTGTTATCACATTTCCCCATATTGTTTTGGGCTTCACAACATAAAGGAAGTATTTTACTACATGGTCATACACACATGACAGATGAGCAGAAATTCTTTAAGAAATCTATCAATGATTTGAATGAATTTTTCAAAGATAAAACTCTAAAGGGATATACAGATTGTCCTCCAGCAAGAGCATTTAATGTAGGATGTATGCTTCCGTATATGAATTATACGCCGAGAACTTTAAAAGAAATATTAAAAAGCGGAGAATAATAATTATGTCAGTAATGATATCTAAAGATAAAAAAGAGCTTATCGTAAGTTGTCATTGTGGATGTGACGAAGGATTACATATCGTTAAAATTAAACCAGATGAATATGATGATACATTTGCGTACTTATCTTACATTTCTGGAAATTTTTATAAAGAACAGAATAATACATTTATAGGAGTCTTAAAGAACAAAGCAAAGAAAATTTTGGCAATTATTAAAAATAAGGATTTCTATTATTCAGATGTGAAAATGACAAAAGAAGATTTTTGCCAGTTCAAAGAATATGTTAATCAGTTTGGAGAATAAATGAAAGAGATAAAAAGAAATGTGACAGAATCAAAGACGTTATATGAAATTTCAGAGGATGAATTAATTGAAATCAAGCGTAAAGAAAGAGCAAAAGGCAGACAAGATGTTGTAGAGTATATTGATTTTGCTTTTTGTAATTATATTTATAAAATGAATATAGGAGGAGTGTTTAGTTTTATTAAGAGCCTAATAAAATTCTGTAGGCTTGAAATAAATAATATAGATAATCATTACAAATATAACTTTTTTGATTTTGTTAAAAAATATAGAAATTGATAATGAAGGGGTTAAATTATGAGCAACGAAATTATTTTGGAAAAGAAAAATGGTTGATCTGATAAGGAATATTATTGTGACATTACAAGACTTTTAGATAATTGTAGTAGATTAAAAAATATCCAAAGCATTTCAAAAATTACATCTATGATACCAGAGATTTATGGGATAAGAAAACATTGGTAATCCGTATTCCGGGTAGAACAGTGGGGAACATTAAAATAGATGATAAAAGTATAATTAAAAATATCAGTATTGACATTGTATTAGCTGGAAGGAGCAATTGGTATATAGAAAATGTGAACGATAAGTTAAAAAAGTTTATTGGGATGAAAGTGATATTTCCTATGGAATAAACAGAGAATAATATAATGAAAATATTCGGCTATTATGATATTTCCTTCTGAAGAATATATAAAAAAGAATGCAAATTGTAATATTATAAGTTTCCGAATATAAGATACAGGCTATAAAAATTCTTCCTTCTTATGATGAAAACAAAATTATATATTAAAGATTAGAATTTTAATTTACCTGTATATACAAAATATATGTGGCTATATAAACGCTTCCTCCTTAAATAAAACATTTGAATATAAAGAAAGTAATTAGCGTTTATATTTTCCACAAAACTAAAGGCTATGGTGAAAGTTCCTTCTTAGATATTAAAAAGAACAATAAAACTGAATGTTACTTTCACCAGTTTCATTTAAAAGGAGAAAAATATGAGTAATACAATAGTTGAAGCAAATAAAATTTTATTGAGACGGAAAAATAAGTTGATCGTTGGGAATGTTGGATATGTCATGTCTGATGATACACAAAGATATTTGGTCACAATGACAAAGAACATTGAAACACTCGGATATACATTTTCAAAACAGTTATTCAATAAATTAAAAACTCTTACAAAAGAAGAATTATTTGAGATTTACAAAGAATTAGTATCAGAATTAAAAAAGAATATTGGCGCAGATGTTCAATATAATCCAATGTATCCAAACTTCCCAGAATCTGTTATGGAAGAAAATGAAATGCAACTTTATATGAATGCAATTGTTCATTATTGGTCATATGGAACAATTTTACCATGTGAAGAAAAAAATGAAAGGCTTCCATTATTTGACGAAACAAAAGTGAAAGTGATTGACTCAGGAGAATGGGAAGATTTATATGAAATCTTTGATAATCTGTGTAGATCAAAAACATCTATTTCTCAAACTGATAAAGAAGATTTAGAGTGGATTATGAAAAATTCTAATGTGAAATTTCCAGATGAAATCCCATTAAAAGAAAATGTTGCTTTGATTGGAAAGATTTATGTTGAATCTAATCCATTAGCTACGGCAGATAAATTACAGAAGTATTTTAAGACAGCAACAGATATTTTAAGATTAATCACTGCGATGTCTGATGGAGATATTAGCCTTGCTACTAATACTAAATACAGAAGTTTTAAGAGGAAAGAGAGAAGATTGCTATTAGAACTTTTGGATAATTGTGGAAATATTCAAGAGGATATGCTGCGATACAAGAATAGATGGATTCGTGTTGGAGAAAGGTTACATCCGGGAGAATATAAAACAGGGCAATACAGTAATGCTAGATTGGCGTTTGACAAATTGAGAAATAATGAGAAGATCCAGACCTTTAACAGCAAGGTTGATTATAATATGAAAGACAAAAAATTTGAAAATGCAATTTTGTTATTACAAAAACGCCCCGGAGAACTTGCTAGACGTTTAGATCATTTACTCCGTACAGTAGATAAGAAAAATATTGTAATTAATACATTTAAAGATGTTGCGAATAAAGTATCCACTCCTGTGTTATTGCAGATAAAAGAACATTTTAAAAACAGGCAGGAAGAATTGAGTACACGAGTGTTTTTCCCTAAAGGTTGTTTGGCACGTTCATACGCAATTGAAAACAAACTTCCAGATATAGATAAGAAATATTGTGATGCAATCGTTAAAATCTGCGAAAATGCATTGGTCGAAATTTATAAGTCAAAAGACTTTATGGGAAATGTGTATTTGTCTGATGAATATAAGAACTATATCGTTCCATTTAGTCAGAGAAGTGCAAGTAAATCATTAAAAACAATTGTCAGGGGTTCCAGAATTAAGTTAAAAGAGAACGCAAAAGCAATGAGGGCATTTATTTGGTGGACTAATACTGATGATGAAAGAGTTGACATTGATTTATCTGCAACAGTTTTTGATGAAAATTGGAATTATATAAATCACGTTTCTTATACAAGACTTAGAGATGATGAAATGTATATATATCATTCCGGGGATATTATTAATGGTGGAGATGTAAATGGTATCGGGGTTAGTGAATTTTTAGATGTTGATATTGAATCGGTTGTAGACGCTAACGGAAGATATGTCGTATATCAAGTATACAACTATTCAGAACAAACATTTGGCAATCTTCCACACGCAATGTTTGGTTGGATGGAAAGAGAGGATGTTGATAGCGGCGAGATTTATGAGCCAAGAACAGTGGCGCAGAAAATGGATTTAACATCTCAAAGTAAAGTTTGTATTCCAGTTATTTTTGATTGTGTGGAGAGAAAATTTATTTGGTGTGATATGAACGTGTCATTAGATGGATGTCATCATCATAGAGGTGGGAATAATGTAGAAAGTAATCTAATGGGCGTTGCAGCAACGTGCTATAGTATTGTAAATATGAAAAAGCCAAATCTTTATGACTTAATTGATCTTCATATTAGAGCAAGAGGATTGAGAGTAGAGAATAAAGAAGAGGCAGATATTGTCTTCGATATTGATGATGGTATCACGCCATTTGACACAGAAGTGTTCATGGGAGAGTATATTTAAATAAGATTTTTAGGCTATGGATAATCTTCCTTCTATCATTTGGGATTTAGAATATCCGATATCCTAGAATAAAAAATGATATATGGCTATACTTTGTCTTCCTTCTTTCTTTTTGGATATGTACAGATTTATTAGATAAAGTAGTGACCATAATAGGAAGCGTATAACAATTGTATAAGGTTGTTATTAGATTAATAGCAAGGCGTTATATAATTTCGTTATGGGTGTTGGTGGGAGAATAATAAAATGAATAACCTGCGTAGTTAATAACTTTACAGGTTATTCATAAAATGAAAAAATATAAAAATGTAACAAGTTAATGCGATTCATAAAATTCTTATTGGCTAATTCTAGCCGAAAAATCACAATGTTAAAAATAGAACGAAATTTTGCTTTCATTTGGTGGTCATGAACACTGAATCTAAGCAAGTAAAAAATATGAATGAAAGGAAATTCAAATAAATACTAGTTAAATGTGATATGCATATCCTTTGAAAAATAAGGGATTTTGAATATAAATAATGAAAGCAAAAGTTTAAATAAAAAATGGGAACTTGTAAATTTTTGTGAATTTGATAAATATGCAACAAAGAGTTACTGTGCAATTCACAATGTAGATGAAAGTAAAAATCTGGGTGATATTACAAAGGTTGATGAAAATGAGTTGGATGATTTTAATATGATTTGCGGAGGATCACCCTGCCAGGATTTCAGTATTTCTGGAAAACTAAAAGGTTCTGTATGGACTTGTAAAGAATGTGGGCATGAATATAATCCATTAACAGTTCATTGGAATGAGAGAGATAAATGTCCAAATTGCGGAAGTAAAAATATTGATAAAACAAGGTCTTCTCTTCTTGTAGAATATCTCAGAGTTGTAAGAGCAAATAAACCGAATTTTGGCATTTATGAGAATGTAAAAAATATTGTTGGAAAACAGTTTAAAGATACAACTTTTAAATTATTTACTGATGAATTAGAGGAGTATGGATATAACGTATATTGGAAGGTTCTGAATGCTAAAAACTATGGAATTCCACAGAACAGAGAACGTGTGTATCTGTTATTTATTAAAAAGGATTTGGATAATGGAAAGTTTAAATTTCCGGAACCTTTTGATAATGGTCTGAGATTAAAAGATTTATTAGAAGATAAAGTTGATGAGAAGTTTTATATTTCTGATGAGAAAGTTAATAGATTTATTACAAATTTAAATGACAAAAATTCTTTATTATATGATCCATGCCAAATAAAAAGAGAAGGAAAGAGCAGAGAATATTCTGAATATGCACCAACGCTAACCTCAAGGGATTATAAAGATCCAAGACTTGTGAATGAAAATGCAGTAAAACAAGTTGGGAATATTTCTGATTGTAATGGCAATTGGAATAATCCGCAAGTGGGGCGTGTTTATGATACAAACGGGTGTAGTCCAACATTAAATACTTGTAGTAGAGGTGGACATGAACCAAAAGTTATTACAGGTTTAGTTAAAAATAAGGGAGAAAATTTTACAAAAGAAACAGAATATGCAAACACATTATTAGCAAGAGATTATAAGGGTTTTGGAAATCAAGAAATGAATTGTGTAATTGAAAATAATAAAGTTGCAATCAAACAAGCAACCAAACAGGGGTATATTGAATGTGAAGTTGGTGGTGTTGCAGATTTGTCTTATCCAGATAGAAAAACTAGGAGAGGTAGAGTTCAGAATAATGGGAATACATGTCCAACAATTACTGCGACAGAAACAGGCATTTGTAGAATTGAACCTAAAGAAAGATTTTTTAAACAAGCAGACTTTGGTAATTTTTATGATTATATTTTAGCAATATTTGAATGTTTAGATTGTATGAAAAGCATAATGGAAGAAGGATTGAAAGACGAGGAAAGATATAAAAAATATAGAAAAGTATTGTATGTATTGTGGGAAGAAATTAGAAAGGAAACGATACAATGGGAGACTAGAGGATTTTGGTGTGTTCCAAAGGAGAAAATTCTGCAATCAAGAATGTATGGCGCAATACAGACTGATGCAGCCAAATCCAGATGCGACTTGGAGGATAGCACACCAAACAGCGCAGAGAATAAACGAAAAAATACTGAAAAGAACGAAGTGCGAAATATGTGGGAAGATTGGGAAGTTAGATGTTCATCATATAAATTGGAACTGGAGAGACAATTCATTGACGAATTTACAAGTGTTATGTCGAAGTTGTCATACCAAAATACACAAAATAAAAAACGTATGTTGGATATGTGGAGAACCGATGAAAGGGTTAGGATATTGCAACAAGCATTATCTGAGATACAAGAATTACGGATGTCCATTGATGAAAAAGAAAAATCAAAAGTGTCAAACTTGCAAAAAGACAATAGAAAATCAAATGGAATGTGTGGAATTAGAATTCGTAAGTTGACACCAAGGGAAACTTTCAGACTTATGGGATTTTCTGATGAGAATTTTGATGCTGCACAGAAAGCTGGAGTTTCAAATAGTCAATTATATAAACAGGCAGGTAATTCAATTGTAGTAGATGTTCTTTATTACATATATGTAGAGTTGTATAAAGCTATGCCATATTTGTTTGACAATTTGAAATTGAGTAGTTTCTTTTCGGGAATTGGCGCGTTTGAAATTGCACTTGATAGATTGTATAAGGATATCAATTCTGAAAATTTTATCAATCCACAAGAGGAATAAGTTCTTCTTGTGGTGATGAACCAGTATTGGTAGGTGGAATTGGAGAAAATAACTTTGGAAAACAATTTAGACAAGGCAATCGTGTATACGATTCTGAACATATAGCGATGTGTTTATTAGCACAACCAGTTGGAAATACAGAAGGATATAGTTATTTATATAAGGTAAATGATGAAAATTTTACAAAACCGCAAATGGATTAAATTCTGTTTGCGGAAAAGAATATTATTGTCTGAAATATCAAAGAACAGAATACGCAAAGAAAATCAGAAAAGATTATGAAGCAGGAAAAATTAAAGAAAGAAGATGTAATATGAGAGAATATACATTTAGGACAGATGGATGCAGCAATACAATAACAACAGTTCAAAAAGATAATTATATTGCAGAGATAAATAAATAAAACTCACGTTTCATAGGAGGTAAATATGTTAATAGGGAAATTAAAACCGGACACTTTTACTTGCAGAAACTGTTTAGATATGCAAATAGAATATGGACAAGTAGAAAATTGTAAAAAATGTTCTGTCAATAAAGAATGTCAAATTATCTCAACTGGATCAAGTTTTTGGAGTGGAGATTATGCAGTGGTTTTGATTGATGGAAAAATGAAGAAAGTATCTATGTCAAGATTATATGACATTGAGGAGGAGAATAAATAAAAATGAGATTGATTGATGCGGATAAATTGATTGATTCAATCAGAGCAAGTTTAAATCATGGGGTGTGAAACATTTCCGGTAGACTTAATTGTTGAAGCGATTGAAAATCAACTTATAGAAGAAAATATTTGTTGTAGCAAAGAAATCCATGCTTATCAAAATGAAGACGGAACATATAGGGTCAGGATAATCACAATATATCCAGACAAAGAAAAATATATAGGAAAAGAAAAATTCGTTGAAATGAGCGAATTAGAATCTGAAATTGAACGTGCTGATATACATATTACTGCATACGCATGTAAAGATAATAATAAATTATGTTCTTTTACAATAAAACAATAGGGTGGTGAAAAATAAACTTTATGAAAGAATATAAACCAATAAATTTAACCTATTATAATCCTTGTACAAGCATATTTAAAGTACGGAAAAGTGATAGAGAAAGAGTTACATTGTATCAATGCTGCCAATCTGAAACTTGTGCTGCGTATAAAAATAAAAAATGTATTATGCTGAATGGTATTTGGGGACATGGATGCCCTTATGGTAAACAGATTCGAAAAGAAGGATACACAAAAGCAGCGAGAAACTGCGGAGTATTGGTTAGTGAATATAGGAATAAATATTCTGATATTGAATATGCATTAAAAGCGTTGAGTACAGTTTGCAAAATAAATGATTATGTATATACTGGACTCCCACACTTACAAAATTATGTAAATTCTATTAGACCAAAAGATTTTTTTACATATGATGATTTAATTAAGATTGAAGATTTTACTCTAGAATTTATCGTAGAACTAATTAAGTTTAAGCCTTATGCAATGTTTGGTGGTGAAATTGAGTCTTACCAAAAGAAAGCTGTTCCGCAATTTTGTTATCAGTTAAAAAGAAATATTCCAGATCTTTATCAACAAGTCGTTGAAATTTATCCAGAAATTCAAAATTTAATAGAGAACATTAATTATGTAGGGAAGAAAGCAAAGGTTAAAACACTTCTTCCTGGAAAAGTGAAACTGTCTTCGGATATTTTAGATTGGAATGGTGATATGTTAAAAGCTAAAGGAAAACAGATATCTTGGTGGGGATTACATGATGAAGAAGTCGTTATTATTCCGGATGAACATACGGTTGTTGAGATTTGCAACAACGACACGGTGACGGATGAGACTATATTGGTTGAGTAAAAGAATAGAAGCGATTGAGAAAATTTTGAAAGGAGAACAAACTGGTAACTAAAGAATTAGGAAAAATTACTTTCGCCGAATATGGAACTATTAGAGATTACCCATCTTGGATAGGCTTGCAGCTCGGCTTTCGTATGGGCGGAAGTGCTGTTATGGATGGCGGAAAATATACTGTCAATATTAGTCCAGAAGCCAAATGGAAAGAATTGAACCGAGAGGCAACAATCACAAAAACTATCGAAGAAGTTAATCGGATATTGGAAGATGCAAAAGTAAATTATGTATCAGAACTTCTGAATAAACCAGTTGAGGTAACTATGGAAAACAACACGTTTAAAGATTTCAAGATTCTTACTGAAGTGTTATAGGGGGCGAAATATGTTTTTAAAAACAAAGAAGAAAGAAAAACAAAAAACATTTATTTATTGTCCAAAATGCAATACTGAATTAATTAAAAATGGATTGTTCATAAAAGATGAAGATGGAGTGCTCGAATACGGATGTCCGAAGTGCGGAACAACATCTTTTTGGGATTTTAGTTTTCCGGCTCCGTATTTAAGAACGTGTAAAGATTGTATGCATATACATGATAATGATTTTGGCTCACCTTATTGTGAAAAAGAGGTAAACAAAAAATGTAGTCCACACACACAAAAAATGTTTGATGTGCGAGGATGTGAATATTGCAATACCGGACTTCCTTTTGCATATGGAAGAACAAGCTCTCAAGGAATCTCTATTCAATATCCAAATGAATTAACTGCTTATGCGTATGACAAAAATATAGCTACTGTGAAAATTAAATATTGTCCTATGTGTGGCAAGAAATTGAAAGAGGATGATACAAGGTGAAATATTACATTATCGAAGACACAACATGCAGTATTGGAGATTATAATTCGCATATATTGGTTAAGGCAACGAATAAAAAAGACGCATTGGGGAAATGTGGATTGCTTTAGGATATGATAATCAAAAAGATGATATAAAAAATGGATATAAACCTCATTACAAAAAAGAGTTTAGCATAAAAGATATTGATAGCTGGTTTAATGAAATGAAATTCAATGATTTGGTAGCTGTGATTCATTAAGAAAGGGATAGATAATATGTTGAGAATATTCACAAGTATAGATAAAAAATTGGAAGAATTAGGATTTTTAAAGGTAGAAAATGAAAATAAGTATGGGGCTTGTTATATGAGAGAGATTCCGATAAATAGTGGCGATAGTTATATTCAAAGACTTGATATTTTATGTAAATCAAATGGTCATCATCTCATTCAGTCTTATGAGGAAGGAGTTAATTCTGATAAACTAAATAATTCTGTTGGGCTTGAATACAAGGAGATTAAATTAGCAATGAAAAAATATAAACAGCTAAAGAGGAAGTATAAATGGAATTAAATACAGGAGATTTATCAAATGAAAACTGGATTTCAATTAAAAAAGTTGGATTACCAGAATTAAAATTGAAATCTTCAAGTAATTTTAGTGCAATCTATGAATGTAAAAAAGTTTTAGTACAAACAAAAATGGGAGATATGTTTGTAGCAGAGTGTAGAAAAACTGTATATACAAATAAAAAGTGGAATGATGAGATTGAATGGTTCTCATATGGAACTGGTGGCAGGAGAATGAAAGTTATAAGTAAGGTGATTGCTTGGATGGAATTGCCGGAGAAATATGAAAGAGAGTAAAATTATGAGTATAGAATTTTATGTATGTAAAAATTGCGGAAGTGCATTTCCCGATTGTGGAGAATATATATCTTGTGAACGGTGTTTCACTCATTGGTGTTCTGATGAATGTGCTGAGGAAGATGGTTATATCAAAGAGCATTGTGCTGCACATGAAGATTTAGATGACGGTGACTTGATGGATATGTATAGGGAAAAGCATTGTGATTATGATGACTGTTGTGATTGTGATAATTATGTTCCAGATAGTTGCAAATATTGTAGAAAAGAAGATTTTGAGGACGATGTTTTACTGGAGTATGCTCTTGAACTGTTAAATTTAAACAGAGAAGAATTAATCGAAAGATATAAAAAGAAATAAATAGAGAATATATAAAATAAAGAAAAATACATTGGAGGAAAAATGCATATGAGATTAAAAAACACATGGATTAATGGAGACTGTTTGAAAGAGTTGAAAAAGATGGATGCTGAAAGTGTAGATTTGGTTATCACTTCACCGCCTTATCACAATCTTAGAGTGTACAGTAATGATCCAAGTGATTTAAGTAATTGTGAATCATATGAAGAATATTATTACTTACTTGGTTTAGTTATTGCTGAGTGTTCAAGAGTGTTAAAGCCGGGTGGAAAATTCGTAATGCAGTTTGAAGACTACAATTATACGATTGGAAGAGACAATAGGCGTGGGAAAGAGTCTCTTACTGGTGATATTAATAAAATTTTCTCAGATAATGATTTCATTTTATGGAGTGAAATTTGTTGGGAAAAATATACTCCACAGCGTGCAATGATTTCAGATGGTTCATTATGGTATAGAAATCTAAAAGTAAGAGATGCGATTATTGCTGCAAATTTTGGGTTTGTATATGTTTACAAAAAAAGTAAAACAGGAGAAATGGAAAAAGAATCTGGATCAGATGTAACTCTTGAAGAATGGGCAACATATGCTTCTGGTGTTTGGAAGATTCCAAATAGTTCAGTAGGTGGAGCAAAGCATATGACTCCTTATCCTTATGAGTTATGTAAAAGATTAATTAAGTTATATTCAGCACCGGGAGATACAGTCCTTGATCCATTTGCTGGAAGTGGAACAACATGTAGAGCAGCAATTGAAAATGGTAGAAATGCTATTGGTATTGAATTAAGAGAAGATTTTTATAATGCGGCGAAAGAAATTTTTGATAAATGGGACGATTCTGTTTTTAATTGTGATGATAGTTATGAAAAAATGATTGATAGATTTAAAGAACAGTTAGCCATTGGAGAAATGAATAAGGAAACTGCAAAAGCAGAAAAAGAAGAAAAACAAAAATTGATTAAAAAGAAAAAAGATATTAGAGAAGAAATTAAAGAATTAGAATCGCAGTTGGTTGCATTGGGTATCAAAAAATCTGAAATTAAAAAGTTAAAAGATAAAGCAAAAGAAGAAAGTAATGTCGAAGAAAAAAACTCATAAAAAAATATATTTAGAAGATTTTCCAAAACATAAAACAGGTAAATTTGTTGGGTGTATTGATTGGAAAAATTTGGATAACAACACTATTAGGTTTGAATATCAAGATATGGTTGGTACATTTTTAGTAAAGTATTTTGATAAAGACACAGAAAAAATTCTAGTCAAATACAATAATAGAGAAATATGGTGTCATAGAAGTACATTTAGAAGAAACAACATATGCAGGATAATAGGTATTATTGATAATGATTTTAGATATGAAATTGGACATAGATATATTACAGACAATTTTGATTTTACAATTACGGATAAAAAAGTAATTAACAATAAAAAAATGTACAAATACAAGTGTAATAAATGTGGTTTTGATTCAAACAAAACCACATATTATAAAGGAAATTCCGTTGATTATTGGGTGTCAGAAACAAATTTAAAGCAAAATATATCTTGTCCTTGTTGTGGGGGAAAGAAAACCTATACACAAGAAGAAATTAATGACATTACAACAACTGATAGGTGATGATACCTTATTTTCAAGGAGGTTATGGTGAAGCAAAAAGATATCTTGCAGGTAGTGAAGAAAAAAAGATATTTATATGTCCACTTTGTGGAAGATTAAAAGATAAAAAAATGTCTATTTACACTCTTCATAGGATCAAAACAATTTCCTGTCCGTTCTGCTCAGATGGGTTTAGTTATCCTGAAAAATTTGTTTCTTGTTTTTTAAAACAATTAAATGAACCATTTATAACACAATACTCACCTAGTTGGGCGAATAAAAAACGATATGACTTTTATTTACCAAATATGAATATTATTGTAGAGGTAGATGGTGGTCTTGGACATGGCAAAAAAACATATGATAATCAAATAGATATAGTTGGAAAAAAGATTGATGACTATAAAGACTCTATGGCGTTAGATAATATAAACTGTGTTGTTTTTAGGGTAAATGCTGATGTTTCATCAATGTCCCACATTAAGAAAAGTTTGTTGGAAACTTTTCATGATATATTTTATATGGATTTTATTAATTGGGAAGAATGCGAAAAATTTGCATTAGGCAGTCTGTTAATTGATGTATGCAAAGCGTTTCGTAATAAGGTGTCTATACCAAATATAGCTAAACAATTTAGTATTTCAGAAAAAACTGTAAAGAGATATCTTGATTCAGGAAAAAATATCGGATTGTGTAATGATTTTAGAAAAAATAAAATACGAAAGGAAGAAATGAATGATTAGTTTATCAATACCAGTTGATAAAATACCTTTTATTCGTAGTATTGAGGGGAGAAAATTCAGGGATGGCAAATGGTTATTCCCTGAATCCTCTTATGAAACCCTTGTTAAATATGGTTTATTAGATAAAGAATATAAGGTAGAAAAAAAGGAGTATGTTCAATATGAATTGTCGGACTTCCTATATAAGCATCAAAAAGAAGCAGTCAACAAAGCACTGAATGAAGATGGATATGGATTGTTTTTAGATACAGGCTGTGGGAAGACGTTATGCGGAATTGAAATCGCAAAGCATATAGGAAAGACTTTAGTATTGTGTCCATTGTCAATTATTGAAACCGCATGGGTTGATGATTGCAACAAGTTCTACCCAGAATTAAAAATTATAAACTGTTGGAGTAATTCAAAACAGAAAAGAATAGAAGCATTAAATATAGATGCAGATATTTATGTAATGAATTATGAAAGTTTTAAAATATTAAAAAATGAAATTCGCAAAAAGAATTTTCAATGTATGATCGTAGATGAAAGTTCTGTAATGAAAAATATGAAGTCGCAAATTACGACAGATATCCTTTCATGCATAGATTTTATTCCGAGAAGATATGTTCTCAGTGGGTGTCCAACACCAAATCATAATCTTGAAATTTTCCCGCAAATTAAATTCTGTAATCCGGATATGTTTGGTAATAATTATCTCGGATTTCAAGCATCTTATTTTCATCAAAACTTAGAAAATCCTCATATATGGTATCAAACTCAAGATGATAAAGACAAATTCTTTAAAAAACTTTCTGAAGGCTCTATTTTTGTAAACAAAGCAGATTGTGTAGATCTTCCGGATAAGATATTTAGCATTAAAGAATTTGATTTAGAGAAAGAACAGAGAAAATATTATAACGATATCTTAAATGATATCAGAGAACATATTAATGAATGGTCTAAGTTTGAATTTACAGCAAAGCTTATGAAATTAAGAGAGGTTGTAAGTGGTTTTGTGATTCAGAAAGATGGAAGTGTTTCAGATTTTAAAACAAATAAAGACAAAATATTAGAAGATTCATTGAATGAAATTGGTAACAAACAAGTAATTGTATGGTGTCAATTTATACATGAAATAGAAAGACTTGCGGAGAAATTCAACGGAGTGGCACTTACTTCTAAAACGAAAAATCGTGATGATATAATTCGTGGTTTTAAAAACGGCGATATTAAATTATTGTTTACACATCCTAAACTGCTGGGTAAAGGCGCAACATTTACTAACTGTACATATAACATCTATTATTCTTTGAGTTTTAGTTATGAGGAATTCAAACAGAGTCAAGATCGGATTCATAGAATCGGTCAGACGAATAAATGTACCTACATTATTTTACAAGGAAAAAATACGATTGATCAGAGAATATATAATTGTTTGCAGCGCAAAGGGAATGCGGTTGATGAATTATATTTAGAAATGGGATTGAAGAGTTAGAGAATATACAAGAGAAGATAAATAATAAAGAATCAGAAAGGATAAAAAGAATAGGTAGCTACTAAGGACATGTCACTTTCTGGTGAAAAGAAATAAAAGATATTAAATTATGGTATGGTGATTGTCTTGAATTAATGAATAACATTCCTAACAAATCAGTTGATTGTATTATTACAGATCTTCCTTATCAACAAACTTCCCGGAATAAATGGGATGTAATCATTCCTTTTGAGCCACTATGGGAACAATATAAAAGAATTATAAAAGACAATGCAGCAATTATATTATTTGCCAATGGTATGTTTACTGCAGAATTAATGATGAGTAACAAGCGAATGTGGAGATACAATTTGGTTTGGGAGAAAACGCAACCAACAGGGTTTCTGAATGCTAAAAAAATGCCACTTAGATGTCATGAAGATATTTGTATTTTTTTATAAAAAGCTACCCACATATAATCCTCAAAAAACAACTGGACATGTTAGAAAGGTAAGTAAAGCGGAACACAAGATCGGATGTAAAAATACAACAGATTATGGAAAACACGGATTAACTACATATGATAGCACAGAAAGATATCCAAAATCTGTATGGAAGTTTGCAAAAGATGTTCAAAAATCAGCTCTTCATCCGACGCAAAAACCATTACTTTTATTAGAAGAATTAGTTAAAACATATACAAATGATGACGATTTAGTTTTAGACAGTTGTATGGGCTCAGGTACGACAGGATTGGCTTGTAAAAATTTAAGTAGAAGATTTATCGGCATTGAAAAAGAAAAAAAGTATTTTGAAATAGCGAAAGAGAGGATAAAAGTATAGGTATGGACGTTATGACAATAAATACTGACTGCCAAGAAGAATATGAAAGAAAAGTGAGATCGTTTTTAGAAATTGGATATGAATTAAAATCATGTTCATGTGGATATTATGGAATCAACAGCGACACTTGTTTTCCGTATTGGATGGCTATTTTGGTAAAAGAATAAAGGATATATAAACAGATGAAATGTCTGTTTTATAGGAGATCAGGTGGGTTAAATGAAGATAGAGAAAAATAAACTTGTAAAAGTAAATTGGAAAGTGAAGAGTTTAAAAACAAGTTATATATAGAAAATGTTAACGGATTAGTTTTTGATACGATAAAAGTTTTTGGATGGATGGACACTAATAAAGAAGATAAGAATATATGTCCGTTTTTTATAACCAGATTTGCAAATGATATTTCGACTGTTATACCTATGCTTTCATATGACAAGTATATTATGACTGCTGAAATATTAAAGAGTGCAAATGTGATTGAAATTAAATCAGAAGATTATATGAAACACTTTGCCACAATAGGTGGAGATTATGAATTTGTTTTAAATGATGAGATTGACATAAAATAAAAAACAAAAAGTTCATAGTTTCAAAGACAACAGAATTTGAATTAAATAAGTGGGAATTAAATTGTGAGATTAAAGCATTTGAACTGTTAGTAATATGATTAATCCGGTTCACTTAGCTATGAAATTTGTTTTCTAATAAATAAAGGTGGTTGATAAAAATTAAAGTATACAAAGAAAGACAATATCTGATTTTTGATTTTGAAAACGGAAAAAGAGTTAAGTATGATTTTGCCAAAAAACAAGCAATAGGAGTTAGTGGAAGATCTGTAAAAGATCTAAAAACACAATTACATGGAGTCACCATGAATGAAGTTGTTGAATGCTGCGAAGATAAACAGTATGGAAAGTTCTTAAATTTTGTTAGAAAAAGGTATCCATATAATATTTCAAATGTAGGTACAATTCTTTCACATGTTCCAGAATACGCAAGATATGAACAAATTTTTTCCGCAGGATTTGAGGATGTTATAGATAGAAAATTTTCTAAAACAATAAATGATATTCCAAAGTCTTTGATTAAAATTGCGAAAGAAAGAAATATAAAATTATCTGATAGGTTTTGTAATTTCTGGGAACATAATCCAAACGCATATTGTATTGCGTATCAATTAGAATATATGTCATTAACAGACGATGATATATATACAATACTTGATTATAGTTGTTGGGATTTTGATAAGAAGAAATATTTGTCTTGTTTTAATAGATTGATTGATGAATATAATTACAATCCTAAAAGTTTATTGCTTTATATAGATTCGTTAGCTACATATGAGGCATTTGATGATATGTGTTATTTGATGAGAGAACTTTATGACTATGTACAGATGATGAGCAGAATTAGTAATAAATTTGACAAATACCCAAGAAACTTTTTAACAACGCATCAAATAGCGTGTAGGAATTATAATCGGCTAAAAGAACAGTTCAAAGAAGATGAATTCAAAAACAGGATTGATAAACGATATGAATGCAGTTTTGGCAAGTATACATTTATTTATCCAAATAGCACACAAGACATTAAAGATGAGGCTGTAAAACAAAATAATTGTGTCGCTTCTTATATTAAAAAAGTTATTGATGGTCAGTGTCATATTCTATTTTTAAGAAAAAAGGGTTTTGAAAATGATAGTCTTGTTACTATCGAAGTAGATCCGGTAAGAAATATAATTGTACAAGCAAAAGGAAAATTTAATAGAGATGTAACTGAAGAAGAGAATAAAGTAATAGAAGCATGGAATAAAAAGTTTTCAATTAATAAAGATATGGAGGTTGCAGCATGATTAAGGGAGACAGAATTAAACTTGTAAACAAAATGGGAGTATTTACAAATGTTGGTGAGATTTGTGAAGTTATTGATGTGACAAAAAATGGAATTATTAGTTTTAAATTTGGGAACGGTAAACATCTTGGATGTATGTCTTATGACGAGTTTGAAAAGCATTTTGAACTGGTAGAGAGTAAGAGAGTATGGGGGAATTGGGTTCCTAAGTATTTAAATTATATATGTATTGATAATCATGAGTTTGATATTGAAGCACTAATAGAAACTAGAACAAATGGAAAGATCGTTCAGGCTAGAATTAAGTTGATGAATGGTGAATATATCACTTCACGAGCTTCATGTCATAAAGATGATGAGTTTTCTATTGATAAAGGAATGCTATTAGCAGAAAAAAGATTGGTAGCAAAAATATTTATGCATGAAGCTAAAAATTGTGCGGCAAGTTTGTAAATGAAATCTGCTTTTCATTGGAGAATATTTTATAAATAGGAGGACATATATGAAGAAGTTTTTAAGAATTTTAATAGACGTATTTTTAATCGCTGCGGGTATTTACATTGCAGTTGTTTCAAACAATAAATTGAATATTTTTATTGGTGGTGTTTCAGTAGGAGTTTGGATTTGTTGTTTTATTTTTGATATTTTAGAGTTTTTGTTTAAACATAACGAAACTCAAGATGAAGAAATGGAGAATATGTAAATGAAGATGGGTTGCAGCAACATCAAACATATGTGCATTAGCAGTTGACCTTCTCAGTAAAAGGACATTATGCGAATGGCAACTTCTATAATGCGAATTTTACAGAAAAGAGCATTGGTAAGAATGTGTTCTTAAATAAAGAAGATGCAGAGAAAAATATTAAGTGGTGAGGTGAGATGAAATGGTAACAAAAGAAGACAGAGATATGTTGGATAATATAATTGGAAAATATTATGACTTGGAAACAATAGGAACAAATACTGCTTTAGAATACGTTTCAATGAACCCAAAAGATTTGAGACAAAGTAAGTTAAAAAAATATCGTCATGTAAAATTAGTAAATATTAATGGTTTAGGTATTGGACAAGCATATTTTGTTACTGATGATGGGTTTTATCTTTTACTTCCTTGGTGCTACATAATCTCAATGACTCCAAATAAAACAAATTACGAATAAAAGGAGGAAACAAAATGCAGTTAAGCGAAACAGTAACAATGATGAATAGCGAAAATTACAAGGAAAGATTCAGAGCAGAATATGCTCAGTTGGTAAACAGATATTATGGACTTCGTAGAATGTTAGAGAAGTGGGATAATGGAATGTTAGAGTTTGAACCGACATGTCCGAGAAGCACATACAACATGCAGATTAAAGCAATGGCAGATTATATTGCTGTGCTTGAAGCTAGAGCAATTATGGAAGGAATTGTATTGTAAGGAGAGAACAAACTATGAAAGTAACATGCAATAACAAATATGAACATTGGTGTCCATATGGAGCAGAAAATTGTGAATGTGATATGTATGATGAAAGAGATTTGAGAGATGGTGAATGTTTCACTTTTACATGTACCGACATAGATGATGATCAAAGAAAATGCAATCTGTTATTTATTCCGGAGAATGAAACGGAATTAAAAGTGAAAAAATTCGTAGATATGATTCTTCATGGAATTGACGTTTCTGAAATTCCTAAAAAACTGGATTGTAATAATATTTCACTAAAAGAATTTTTAGATACGTTGTCTAAAACAGAATTTAAATATATCAGGTTGAACACTGATCTACGAGAAGATATGTATTAAAAGTAGGTGATTAAAATATCAGAAGAGATTATTAAGGTATTAGACAATCTGGCAACAAAGTTTGGAATTGTAATCGATTGGTCATCCCAAAATATTGTTCCATATTTACAAGAAGTTGTGGGTAGATGTGTTAATTATAAAATGTATACAGCGATTATGTGGATTGTTGTTATGATTGTTATGATAATTATTGATTGTTTAATATTTAAAATTTTCTGGAACAATTATAAAAGAGATAAATGTTTTAAGACAAAAGACAATTTATTATTCGCCAGTATGGTTTGTGGATCTGTGATGCTTTTCTTGTTTGTATTTGTTATTTTGAATGCAAATACTATTATAGCCTGCGTTACATTTCCGGAGAAAATAGTTTTAGATTATTTGACAGCTTTGTAACTTATCAATTTAATTCATAAACGAATCAGATCGTTCAGATCAATTTAAATCACAAAATATAGAACTGAACAGAGAATAATAATTAGGGTGGTTGCAGCATACCCTTGGGTTCTTATACTCAAAAATCACTGATTACATAGAGTTTAACATATTAGTTACTTCTATGTTCCGTCCCTAAAGGGCGTTTTAATAGATAAAAATTTTTATATTATAGGAGGCACATGTGGTACATGAGTGACAAAGTAAGACAGATGGTAAACAAGGTTGTATTGACAGGAAAAGTAACCGAGTTTGAAAAGAGAACTGGAACAATTTCCAGTGGCGAGAGTAAAGGAGCACCTTATATTAGCTTTAAAGGGAAAATTCAGTTTGGTGAACACAAAGCCATGGAGCGTTCTTTTGAAAGATTTGTTCAGGAATACAGTGTAAGACAAGGGAAAAAGAAAGAGAATAAAGCTTACGAAAGAACAGTTGAATGGGCTAATTCTGTGAAGTCTGTTGCTGATTCAAATTGGGAAGAAGCCACAGAGGTAAGTTTGCAGTGTTCATTTGCAACTAATGATTATGTAAATGCAGAAGAAAAATTAGTTGAGGCATTAAAATGTAGCGTTGCTTTTATTAACGATGTGGATGGAGAATATGGGGCAACAGCAGATGTAGAGGGTTATATCAGCCAGATTACACCGGAGACAAGAGGCGAAGACCAAAATGAAACTGGAAGATTGCGAGTCACAGTTTTGACCAACGACTTTTTTGGAAATATTATTCCAGTTAAAAGCATTATCGTTCCGGCAGAATTGCGAGAAGCCTTTGAAGATAACTATGAAGTAGGACAGACTGCAAAACTCTTCATTACATTTGAGTTACATAAAGGAGAAGAAAAACCAAAGAAAACTGGTGGGATTGGTGTACAGAGAACTACAGATGGGAAGTCATATGTTGAGATGATTTTGACTGGTGCTGATCCCGCAATGGATGAAGATGACAAAGACTCTTATTCAAAAGAAGCAGTTCGCATTGGAATGTCAGAAAGAAAAGCAAAACTTGATGAACTAAAAGAAAAAGGATATCAGGGAAGTAAAGGAAAAAATAGCGGAAGTGTCTCAAAACCGAAAGCTGTCGTAGCAGATGACGACATCCCGTTTTAAAATTTGTGGCTAGATTTAACTTCTAGTCACTGCCAAAACCATTGATAAAAATAATTAAATAAAAGGAGATACAAAGAATATATGGCAGAGATTGATATTTTTAGTTTGCAACCGAGCACAATTAGTAGAGATTTATCAGGTAAAAGTTTTTTGATTTATGGAACCAGAAAAAGCGGAAAAACTTCTAATGCAGTAAAATTTCCGAAACCGTTAGTTATGGGATTTGAGAAAGGTTGGAATATGCTTTCTGGTGTTTATGGACAGCCTATTAATAAATGGTCTGAGGCACTGAAAGTAAAAAAGCAGCTTTTGTCAGACGTAGATAAAGTTGAAAAGGGGCAGAAAGATAAAACTACTTTTAAAACAGTAGTGGTAGATACAGCAGATCTGGCTTATATGATGTGTGAAGATTATATTCTTGCTAAAGAAGGTGTTGAATATCTGGATGAGACTGAATCAAAACGTGGTTATAAAGCTGTTAAGAAAGAGTTCAACATGTTTTTCCAAGAAATTGTAAAAGCAGGATACACACTTGTTGTAATTGCACATTCTGAAACGAAACAAATTAAGGAAAACGGTGAGAAATATGAAAGAACACAGCCACTTGTAGATAAACGTGGTTTTGAAGTTCTTGCAGGGCTTGTTGATGTTGTGGGATTTGCAACTAACGAATTACAGGAAGATGGCACAAATAAAATGGTTCTTACTTTGAGAGGAAACCAGTATCTTGAAGCCGGAACAAGAAACAAGTATATGTCAGCAAAGATTCCGTTCACATATGAAGCATTAAGAAAAGATATGGAACAGGCGATTGATAAACTGGAAGCAGAAGACAATGCAGTTGTTACAGACAAACCTATTGAAGTTTATAAAGACCAGTCTGAGACAGCAGATTTTAAAGAAACAGTATCTTCAATTGGAAAGATGGCAAAAGCATTAAATGATCAGGGGATGATGGACAAGTATCAGACAATCACAAATAAATATCTTGGAAAAGGTAAGTTGGTTAGAGATTGTGATGCGACTCAAATTGATTTGTTAATGCTAATTTTAGACGATTTGAATGATTTGATTAAGGAAGAGGGAATTCTAATTGATTAATAGATAAAGGGATTCCCCTTTATCTTATTAAAAAGAGGTAGTGTAACGATGGCAAGAAAAGTAAAATGTCCTGAATGTGGGACTTACAACGACAAAGAAAATACAGTTTACCATAATTCAAAATACTATTGCAAAATTTGTTATGAAAACAAACAGAAAGAGGCACAAGAGTATAAAGCTTTAATCGCATATATTTGTGAATTATATCAGATTGATGCTCCGACAGGATGGATGTTAAAACAAATCAAGGATTATAAAGATCAGTTTCATTACACCTATCGTGGAATAAAAACCACTCTACATTATTTTTATGAAATACAAGAGGGGAATAGTGTAGAAGATAGTTTAGGAATAGGCATTGTTCCATTTGTTTACGATGAAGCAAAAAAGTTTTACATAGACAAAAAAGCTATTAAAGATAATCTAAAAGATTGTGATATGCAAAAGATACAAAATAGGAAAAAAGTCATTCACATAAATCGGAATCAAGATGAAAAAAATAAATATAAAGAGATGGCTTTGATTAATATAGAAGAACTTTAATATGAAAGGAACTATAGATTGAAAAAAAGTAAACTACTTAGTTATGTGAACAAACAAGCAATAAGAGAAGTGCTAGGAAGTCTGTTACAAGAACCCTCGCTGATTAGAGAATACAAAATTGTACAAAATGATTTTCCAGAAACCTTTCATAAATTGATTTTTGCTGCCATTAACAATTTATATAAAAATGGTGCAGAAGAAATTGATGCTGTAGCAATTGATGAATATTTATCCCATTATGAAACGCAATACCAAGTTTTTATAAAAAATGAGGGGATTAGTTTTTTAGAAAAAATACAGGAGATGGCTTTGCAGAGTAATTTTAAATATTATTATGACCAATTAAAAAAATTTTCTTTGTTGCGAAGCTATGTTGAACATGGAATTAGTGTAGAAGAATTTTTTGATCCTGATGAAATTAATCCGGAAGTTATAGAAAAACAGCGTAAGCAATTAGATGAATATACGATACAAGATATTATCAATCATTACAAGAAAAAACATTCAAGAGTGATTGCACCTTTTTTAAACACCGAGGGACAGGATTCTAAAAAAGCAGGAGTTGGAGGACACGAGCAAAAAGAAAAATGGAAACAGGATACTGCATGGGGAATTGGATATGCTAGTGCTTATCTTACAACTGCTTTACATGGTATTAGAAAAAGACGTTTTAATATCAAATCTGCTGGAACGGGTGTAGGAAAAACCAGAACTTCGATAGCAGATATTGGATATGCATGTTCACCATATTATTATGATAAATCTCTTGATAAATGGTGTGAAAACCCCAATGGTAAATCGAATGGTGGATTATATATAGGAACAGAGATGGAGCTGCTTGAAGAGATTGATCCGATATTATGGGCTTATATTGCAGATGTCCCACAAGACCATATTGAATTTAATTTGTATGAAGATGGAGAAGAGGAGAGAGTAGACAAAGCAATTGATATTTTGGAACATGAAGCAAATATTTGGTTTGAATATGTCCCGGAATATGATGCGAATACTTTGGAAGAAATTATTGAAACACACAAGTTAGAACATGATATTGAATATGTTTGGTTTGATTATATTAGTGCAACAGTAGAATTAAATAGCGAGTATGCAGCAGAGTCAAAAACAAAAATGGTCGTAAGAGAAGATCAAGTGTTGGCAAATTTATCTAAGAAACTGAAAAATTTCACAAGGAAATTTGACGTATCAATTGATTCTTTTACTCAGGTAACAGGTGATTTTAAGAATGAAGCAAATCGAGATCAAACGATTGTAAGAGGGGCAAAGGCAATTATTGATAAAGCAGATGGAGCAATGATTGCAATGCCACCAACTGAAAAAGAATTAAAGAAAATTGAACCAATCACAAGAGAGTTAATAAATAAACCAACTCCTAATTTGGTGTATTCATTATATAAGAATCGTGGTGGGAAATGGAATAAAATTAAAATTTGGCTATACATAGATTATTCAACTATGAGAGTGCATGATTTATTTGTAACAGATTATGAATACAAGCTGATTAAAGATATGGAAAAAACATATATAGATGTTAATGATGAAGAATATGCTTCTACGAAAGCCAACATAAATCCAGTAGATAATTTGGAGATAAAAGAAAAAGAAGAAACAATTGCATTTTAAGGTGGTTGTAATGATAGATAAAGATTGTTTGTTGGAGCGTATAACAGAAGAACAAATACTTGATATTTTAAAGAGCTTTGGAGCCTTACCATATGGAACATTTAAACAAAACGAGATTTGGTTTAAAACTATTTGTCACGGTGGAGATTCACATAAGTTATGTTATTTCCGAGATTCTAAAAGTTTTTATTGTTATACAAATTGTGGGAAGATGTCTCTTTTCAATTTAATAATGAAATTGAGAAATTGTAATTTTGGAGAAGCCATAAATTATGTTGCAAACGTTATGGGCATTAGTAACCGTCACGGATTCTCCAATAGTCTTCCCAGAATAAATCAAGAGTTATCGATAATTGATAAATATATTGCAATAAGAAAAAGAAAAATTGGTGAAATAAAAAATTTACCTTCGATAGATGAAAATATTCTTAAATATTTTGAAGATGATGTATTCTTTGAAGGATGGATAGATGAGGGGATTAGTATTGAAACTATGAAGGAGTTTGGTGTTTGTTGGTATGAAAGTGAAAAACACATCATTATTCCGCATAGGAATTTAAAAGGGGAATTAGTAGGAATACGAAGAAGAAGTTTACAAGAAAAAGACCAGAATAATAAGTATATGCCGGAAACTATACAAGGGAAAACATATACGCATTCTCTTAATATGAACTTTTATGGATTAGATAAGCATCTTAAAGGAATAAAGAAAACAAAAAAAGTTGTTATTGTTGAATCAGAAAAAAGCGTTATGTTAGCTCATCAATATTATGGAGAAGATGCCTTTGTTATCGCAACTTGTGGTTTTAATATATCTAATTGGCATAGAGATATGTTATTAAATTTAGGGGTTGAAGAAGTAATGTTAGGATTTGACCGAGATTATGACTTAATGGCTTTCGAGAAATGTGAAGAAGATAATCCAGAATACAAAAAATGTCAAAGGTATGTAAAACGAATTAATACTTTAGCACAAAAATTAACACCATATTTTACTGTTTATATCTTATACGATTACGAAGGACTTACAGGATTAAAGTGTTCGCCTTTTGATTGTGGCAAAGAAATTCTTGAAAAAATAATGAAACAAAAAATTGAGATAACTACTAATACTGTTATAGAAAGTGGGAATTAATTGGGAAAGAAAGGTGAAGAATAGATATTGAATAAACTACTTTGGAAAACAATTCATCAGTGTGAATTTAATAAAGAAGATGATTATTTAGCGAGAATATTAAATCAAGCTGGAATTGAAGATATATATGAATTTTTGCATGTTAATAAATCACATACACACGACCCATTTTTATTAAAAAATATAAAAGTAGGGGTTGATTTATTACATAGCAATTTAAATAAAACAATTTTTATTAAAAGAGATCCAGACGTAGATGGCTTTACCTCGGCTGCATATTTAAATGGTTTCATTTCAGATATTGCGCCCGATACAAGAATTATTATAGGCGGAAGCTATCAAAAAGAGCATGGATTAAAAATTAGTGATATTGAAAAATATTGTGATGAGCTTTCATTGATTATTATTCCGGATGCAGGTTCTGGCAAAGAATCAGTAAATGTATATAAAGAGATTAGAGAAAAATATAATATACCTATTTTAGTTATTGATCACCATGAAATATGTGAAGAAACGATGAATTATGCGACAGTAATTAACTGTAAAGATGGGGAATATCCTAATAATACATTGTCTGGTGTTGGAGTTGTACATAAATTTTGCTTGGCTTATGCTACAAAATACGATATAAATCCGAAAGTATGTGAATATTATCTTGATTTAGTATCTTTGGGAATGATTGCTGATTCAATGGATATGAGGAACTTAGAAACACGCTATTATGCATTAGAAGGGATAAAAGAAGAAAATATACACAACTTACTTATTAAAGAGCTGGCGATAAAAAACGAGGATGAAATGAAGCTGGGGTTTACACTTAACAATATTGGATGGGTTATCGCACCTAAAATAAATGGAGTTATACGTTATGGCAAAAAAGAAGAACAGGATGACTTATTCAGGGCAATGTGCGGAGTAAAAGATGACAGAGAATATCAGCCAAGAAGAAAGAGCAAAAATGATCCGAAACCACCCGTTGAAATCCATTCATTACAAAAAACAATGGCAAGAGTTTGCACAAATGTAAAACAGAGACAAGACAAAGATGTGCGCTTATATATGAATGAATTAGATAAAGAAATTGTGAATAGAAAACTTGATAAAAATAGTGTGATTATCATTGATGCAACAGAAATAGTCGATAAAAAAACAGTAACAGGATTAGTGGCAAATAAACTGGCAGAAAAATATTATAGACCAATCGTTATTTCGAGGGCTAAAGATGACAAGACTTTTGGCGGCTCTGGTAGAAATTATGATAAAGGAATTGTCAAGGATTTCAGAAACTTCTTAAATGAAACAGAAGTATTTGAATGTGAAGGACACCCCTCGGCTTTTGGTGTTGCGATTAAAAAAGAAGATTTACCTATAGCTATTGAACGATGTAATCAAAAGTTAAAGTTAGAAGACTTAGTGACAATTCATCAAGTGGATTATGAAATAAAAGCAGATCAACTTACACCTCAAACAGTGCTGAAAGTAGCAAATTCTTATGAGATTTGGGGAAAAGGTGTACCTGAGCCATCTTTTGTAATTACGAATATTGTGATTCCGGCAAAAGATATTATAGGGTATGGAGACAATAAAGGATTTATTCGATTTACATACAATGGGGTCGATTATGTTAAGAAGTATTGTTGTAAGGGCGAGTGGGAAGAAATGACTCTTCGGGATAGAAATGTCTTGGGAGAAAATAAAAAAACGCTTTCGCTTACAGTTATTGGGAATTTTGTTTTAAACGAGTGGGAAGGACAAAGATTTCCACAAGTTAAGATTAAATTTTTTGAAAGTAACGAATATATACAAGAGAATAAAAAAGTAGATATAGATGATGATTTTCTGTTTTAAAGAGGTGAGAAAATATGAGTTATGTTGGGTGTCATTGTCATGATGAGCGCAGCAATTTTAGAGGTAGAGATGCTTTAATACGAACTACGGAGTTAATTGATTACACACATGAACTGGGATATAAAGGAGTTGCGATAACAAACCATGAAACGATTTCATCTTCATTAGAAGCTAATAAATATATTACCAGCAAAATGAAAGAGGAAGGATGGGAAGATTTTAAGGTTATTAATGGTAACGAAATATATCTATGCAAAGACCTGCAAGATGAGAATGACAAACCTAATGTATTTCCTCATTTTATTTTATTAGCAAAAGATAGAGTCGGATTTGAACAATTGTGCGAATTATCTAATATAGCATGGATTAACAATTCATTTTATAACGTCATGATGCGAGTGCCCACTTATTATAAAGACATAACGGATGTCATTGGTAATAAAAAAGGACATCTGATTGCGTCTTCTGCGTGTATAGGTTCTACATTAGGGAGGATGTTATTACTATTTAAAGATACACAAGAACAAAAATATTTTGATATGTGTATTCGTTGGATTCAGCGTATAGTCGGTATTTTTGGACAAGGTAATTTCTTTTTAGAAATGCAGCCTTCTCATGGAGAAGAACAAATTTTTGTTAATAATCAAATTTTGAAACTTTCTAAAATTACTGGTGTAAATTACATAATTACTACAGATGCACATTATTTAAAAAAGGAAGATGCAAAAGCTCATTCTGCCTTTTTGAAAGCACAAGATATTGAACGAGAAGTAGATTCTTTTTATGCAACTACTTATGTAATGTCAGAAGAAGAGATCCATTCTTATATGGATGATTATATCGGGTATGATGCGGTAGAACGAGGATTAAATAACACAATGCTTATTTACGATATGGTGGAATATTATGATTTAACGAAACCACTGCACATTCCTTATATACCATTGAATCCTGTTGAACCACCTCAGCAAAATGAATTTTATTCAAAAGTTCCATTATTAGAAGAATTTAAAGAATCCAAAGAACCATCTGACCGACATTTAGTGACCAGATTAATAGAGGCTTTTGAAAAAGATTCTCAATTTAGAAACCCGGAAACCTATGAAGCTGTTACGGTTTGTATGGAATCAATTAAAGCTAGTTCAGAAAAAATGAACGTCCCATGGTCTGCATATTTGCTTCAAATTGCAGACTATGTGGATATAGCATGGACGAAGAGTTTAGTATGTCCGGGGCGTGGTTCTGGAGTAGGTTTCATTTTACTTTATATGTTGGGAATTACACAAATAAATCCTTTAAAAGAAAAGACAAAAACTTATCCGTGGCGCTTCTTGAACCCAGAGCGAGCATCAGTATTGGATATTGATGTAGATGTTTGCAGTAGCAAACGGGACGAGGTTATTCAAGCAATTAAAGATAAGTATGGAGAAGATAGAGTAAGCAAAGTATTAACTATAAATAGAGAAAAAAGCAAAAGTGCTATCCAGACAGCAGCACGCGGTTTGGGAATTAACGATGATGTAGCTATCTTCTTGTCTTCGCTGATCATATCGGATAGGGGACAATTAAGAACTCTTAAGCAAATGTATTATGGAGACAAGGATTTTGCTCCAGATACAGAATTTAAAAATGAAATGGATAAGTATCCTGAATTGTGGGAAGTTGCTCAAAAAATAGAGGGTGTTTGTAATGGATGCGGTTCTCATGCAGGGGGAGTAATTATTGTTGATGAACCATTTACAAAGACAACCGCTTTAATGAAAACGAATTCAGGAGAGGTAATCACACAATTTGACCTGCATGAATGTGAAGATGTATCTTTGATTAAGGTCGATTTGTTAGCAACTGAAGGAATGGACAAAATTTATACATGCTTACAACTTTTGGTAAAGTATGGTCATGTAAAACAGTATCCTACCCTTAAAGAAACTTATGAGAACTGTATTGGTATTTATAATCTTGAACGTGATGATAAAGATATGTGGAAGATGCTTTGGAATCGAGAAATCATGTCGTTCTTTCAAATGGAGAAACAAAGTGGTATTCAAGCAGTATCTTTAACAAAGCCAGAATCAGTTGATGACTTAGCAACAATAAATTCAGTTATGAGACTTATGGCTGCTGATGGCGGTGAATCACCATTAGAAAAATACGCAAGATTTAAAAAGAATATTCTTGAATGGTATGAAGAAATGGATTCATATCATGTTACAAAAGAAGACCAAGAGATATTAAAGGATATTTTGAGTGTATCTTGTGGAATTTGTGAAGCACAAGAATATTTAGTTCTTTTAACAATGCATCCTAAGATTGGTGGCTTTTCATTGGCATGGGGGGATGCATTAAGAAAAGCAGTAGCCAAGAAAAACCCAAAAGCTTTTGTAAAGTTAGAAAAAGAGTTTTTTGAAAATGCAAGACAGAAAAATTTAGACAAAAATCTTACAAATTATGTATGGAATGTGTTAATACGAACTCAGCGCGGTTATGGTTTTAACAGATCGCATACACTTGCATATTCATTAATTGGATTACAGGAGTTAAATTTGTGTTTTCGTTATCCGATTATTTATTGGAATACAGCAAATCTAATTGTCGATTCTGGAAGCCTTGATACAGGTGGAAAGAAGACAACGAACTATGGAAAGATCGCAACTGCGATTGGTAAGCTGCAAAATAGCAATACAAAAATAGAACTGCCTGATATAAATGAAGCAGATTTTGGTTTTAAACCAGACGAAGATAACAACACGATTATTTTTGGACTGAAAGGTATTTCCGGTGTTGGTGATGCAGAAACAAAAGCCATTATTGAAAATCGTCCTTATACAAGTTTAGATGATTTCATAAATAAAATGGAGAAGTATAAGACAGAAGCAAAAGAAAATAAGTTTGGTGAAAGCGCAGTAATCACTTTAATTAAAGCAGGAGCTTTTGATCGGTTAGAAAATAAAGATCGGATTGAAATTATGACTGATTATATCAAGAAAATTTCAAAGCCTCTTAACAATTTACAAATTGACAGCATTCTAATTCTACATGAAATGGGATTACTTACAAATGAACAAGAGCAATTTGAGTTACGTTTGGTACGTTTTAGAAAATATATATTTAATCGCGATTTTTTAGTTGATAAACGTGGGAAATCTGTTAATACATTTTTTTATAGATTAGACCAGAGATTTGCAGAACCATTTTTCTTTGAATATTTTGAAACAAACATGCAGGAAGAAAAAGATTATGAATATGATGAACAGGGAAACATATTAGTAAAAAGAGGTAGCATAGATAGAGAGTTCAATAAGCTGGTAGCCTCCTTTAAAAAGAAAGTTCTTTGTTCTAAAGAAATGCTCGAAGCAATTAATCACAAAAGATTCTTGGATAAATGGAATGAAAAAGTAGAAGGAAATATTTCAAAATGGGAGATGGATTCTTTAAGTTTCTATTATCATGAACATGAATTAGCCCATGTTAATAAGGCGAAGTATCTTATTTCTGATTTTGAGTCTTTGCCGGAAAAACCAAAAATTACAGAATATTATGTATATCGAGGAAAAGAACGCCCACGTTTTAAACTTACAAGAATTTGTGGAACAGTGTTAGATAAAGACAAAAATAAGCACTTCATTACACTTCTTACTACTGATGGTGTAGTAACGGTGAAGTTTTATAAAGGGCAATTTAGTTTTTATGATAAACAGATATCAGAGTTAAACGAAGATGGTTCAAAAACAGTTTTGGAATCTTCATGGTTTAAAAGGGGGAATAAATTATTGATCACAGGCTATAGAAGAGAAGATCAGTTTGTTCTCAAAAAATATGTGGATTCGGCATATAGACATACTTTACAACTTATTACAGATATAGACGAAGAAGGAAATCTCAAACTGCAATCAGAAAGAGTGGGTGAAGAAAACGAGTAATATTATAAAATTTGAAGGTAATTTAAATCGAATATTATTTCCCAAGTATCCAGAAGTACTTGGAAAAGATAATGATTTTGGCATTGTAAGTTGGAATCCGGTAAATGTGTTGGAAGGGGAACCAATCATAGATTCTTGGGGAAGTCTTATTGTAAAAGGAATATATTCAGAAGAACTTGATTGTCACAAAGACTATACTATTATCGCAAAAGAAATTTATGATGAACAACGAGGCACACAATATGAGCTTATGTTCATAGGTGAATCACTGGATTTATCAAAAGTTAAAAATCAACGGGGTTTTTTAAAATCTTTTCTTACTGATGGACAAGTTGATGAAATGTTTAAGGTTTTATCCAATCCATTGGAAGCAATAGAGAACCATGATATTGCAGCTTTAAAACGGGTAAAAGGAGTTGGCGATTATATTGCTAACTGTATTATAGAAAGATTTGAAAAAAATAAAGATGATTGCGAAGTTTATATTGAATTAGATAATTTTGGTTTAACGCCAAATTTTATACAAAAGTTAATTCAGAGATACAAAAATCCTCACAAGGTAATTGAAATTGTAAAACAAAATCCTTACCAATTAAGCTTTGATGTGGATGGGATTGGTTTCAAAACAGCAGATGATATTGCCATTAAGGGAGGTATTCAAAGAAAATCGCCAGAGCGTATCAAGGGGTATATTAATTATATACTAGATAATTTAGGACAAAGCGGAAACTCATATATAACTTCTGGAGAATTGACTTCATATATATTTGAAGAATTTGGTGGGAGAGATAATATATTAGATATTTATCAAGATAAAAATGGGTGTATTATTGGGAATAATATTAATGATGCAATTAATTCTTTAAAAGAAGAGAATATCATTATTGTAGAAGATCATGAAGAAAAGTCTCAACGTAGGGTTTATTTAAAGAAATATTATGATTTGGAAAAAGAAATTAGTGAGCATTTAAAAAGAATTGCTAATGCAGAAAATAAATTTAATTATGAAAATTGGGAGGAAATCGTAAGACAACAGGAGCATAAGCAAGGATATCAGTTCACAGATGAACAGATAGCGGGGATTAAAACAGGACTTGATAATCAAGTGTGTTTTATCACAGGTGGCGCTGGAGTTGGTAAGTCTAGTCTTGTGTCCGGTATATTAGAATCATTAAAAGATTACACATTTGCTCAAACTGCCCTAGCAGGAAAAGCATCCGCAAGATTACAAGAAGTAACAGGCGAAGAGGGATTTACTATTCATAGACTACTTGGTTTTAATCCTTCGCTTGGTTTTACATTTAATGAAGATAATCCACTAGAATATGACATTATTATCCTTGATGAAATATCATTAGTTGGCGGAGAGATATTTTTGTCTTTGCTAAAGGCAATTCCAAATGGAAGTAAGTTAATTATTCTTGGAGATATGGGACAATTAGAATCAATTGGCTGCATGAACCTTGCTTTTGACCTATATAAAAGTAAAAGTATCGTCACCATTGAATTGACTAAAGTACATAGGCAAGCACAAAAATCTGGAATTATTACTACATCTCAACAGATTAGAAAAGGACAACCCGTTTTAGAGAAAAAGTATACGGGGATAAAAACATTTGGAGAATTACAGGATATGCACTTTGATATAGAAGATTCATGTAATACAACAAGAGAACGTACTATTAAATGGTTCAAAGAGAAATATGAAAGTGATCTTGTTAAAGATGTCATGGATATTCAAATTTTATCTCCGTGTAAGGAACGTGGAGATGCAAGTGTATTCAATCTTAATCAAGGTGTGCAGGAGTATGTAAACCCTCATGATAATGGCAAAAATGAAATAAAAGTAAAGTTGGGAAAAGATAAAAGTTATTATCTACGAGAGGGGGATAAGGTCATGTGTATTAAAAACAATTATAGAATCCAAGGGAGAAAGAAAATAGGAGTATTCAATGGATGGTGTGGAATATTAAAAACAATTGATAATGTCTTGGGCTTCCACGAAGTATACATTCCCATGATAGACGATACGATGATTTTTAGTACAAGTGATCTAACCAGTGGTGTCGTTTTAGGATATGCTTCTACAGTTCATAAATATCAAGGTTCTTCAGCGAAAGTTGTTATAGGAGCTTTTGATAATACAACACCTCCGTCAATGAGAACAAGGGAATTGCTTTATACATTGTGGACAAGAGCTGAGAAAGAATGTATTACTGTTGGACAAAATAGTGCTATTTACAATGCTGCACGAAATAGTGGCGTGACGGATAAGAATACTTTTTTGGTAGAGCTATTAGATGGAAAGGAGATGTAAATGGGAAATTTAGAAGATATTTTTGGTAGTTATTTTGATGTATATAAAGTGGGTGATATACGATGAATAAAGTTAAAATATATTGTACTCGTCCACGGTGGGCGAATACATATAAAAATAGAGGCTTTTTTAGATTTTATATTTTACCTTCTATACAAATAAATAAAGACGATGTATTTGAAGAAAATTTATTTAATATAGATTTTAATTGGTTATTCTGGGATTTCTCAATTTGCTTTGATAAGAAGAAGTCATAATGAATATATGAAAATATAAAAAGGAGAAAACTTAAATGGCAATTTATGTAACAGGTGATATACATGGGAATCCAAGTAGATTATCTACCGATATTTTCCCGGAACAAAAAGAAATGACAAAAGAAGATTATGTGATTTTGCTAGGTGATGTGGGGTTGGTATGGGATTATAAAGGAGAAAGTAAAAATGAGAAATATTGGCTTGACTGGCTAGAAACAAAATCGTTTACAACACTATTTATTGACGGCAATCATGAGAATTTTTCAAGGCTAAATTCGTATGAAGTCAGCGAATTTTGCGGAGGAAATGCAAGTTTCATCCGACCATCTGTTATCCATTTAAAGCGTGGACAAGTATTTAATCTACAAGGAAAAACATTCTTCACTTTTGGCGGAGCAAAAAGCCATGATATCCGTGATGGTATCCTTGAGCCGGGCGATCCGCGGATTAAAAAGTGGAATAAAGATTATAACAAAATGTTCCGTATCAATGGTGTGTCATGGTGGAAAGAAGAATTACCGTCACAAGAAGAGATGGATGAAGGTATTCGCAACCTCTCAAAAGAGAATAATAAAGTAGATTATATTCTTACACATTGTCCGCCAACATCTATTTTAAAACAGATGGATGGTGGTTGCAATTTGTATCAATCAGATATTCTGTCAGATTATTTGCAGAATATAAAGAAAAACGTTGAATATAAACAATGGTTGTTTGGTCATATGCACGTGAACGAAAATTATCAATGGGATAAAGCAGCGTGTTTATATGAACAAATTGTGAGGATATTATAGCGAGCATGAGGACGCGGTAGTATATAAACAGAATGGAGAATGATTATATGGAAGGTATTATCAAAATTGAAACAATCCCAGAAACATGTAGTGACTGTTTTTTTGCATTCATATGCAATCGGATGTAGATGTAAGAAAAAATCGTTTGAAGGATATAAGAGTACACGACCAGAATGGTGTCCGATCGAACGAACAACTTATCATAGACAGAATTTGGAAGTAGATAAGAAAGAGGAATTTTATGAGTAAATTATTAACAGCAAAAGAAGCATATGAAATCGCAATAGATGCCCAAAAAAGATCATATAAAAAACAATTAAAAGACTGTTTGAAGTCTATATTAAAATTTTCAAAAGATGGAAGAACTACAATTTTATTTTTGGATCTATATAAACAAACTGTTGAGCATTTAAAATCTCTTGGCTATATTATTGAAATTGAATATGAAAAGGATGATTGTATATATAACGTTTCATGGGAAGATAGTATGGAGGTATGTAAAATAGATGAGTAAAGTTGAAAGAATTAAATGGCTTGTAAGAGAGCTAAATAAACACAGAGATGCTTATTATAATGATTCAAGACCAACGATTTCTGATGCAGAGTATGATAAAATGTTTGACGAATTACAAAGTCTTGAAAAGGATACGGGGATTATTATGAGCAATTCACCAACTCAGACTGTTGGATATGAAGTAAAATCTGAATTGCAAAAAGTGAAACATTCGCATCCGATGTTATCTCTTGATAAAACAAAATCTGAGGATGATTTGATTAAATTCGCAGGAGATAAAGATTGCATTTTAAGCTTGAAGATGGATGGCTTAACTGTTTCATTAACATATGTTGAGGGGAAGTTGATAAAAGCTGAGACACGGGGCAATGGTGAGATTGGCGAGGATATAACACATAATGCAAGAGTGTTTGAAAATATCCCTATGACAATTGATTGTAAAGGTCGTTTTGAAATCGAAGGTGAAGCAATTATTACATATAATGACTTTGAAAAAATAAATAACACTCTTCCGGAAGATAAAAAATATAAGAATCCAAGAAATCTTGTGTCTGGATCAGTAAGGCAGTTGGACAGTGGTATTGCTGCAAAACGTCATATTAAATTTATTGCATGGAAAGTTCCATTAATGGAAGAAAATAATCTTTCAAACAGTTTCCTATATAGATTAAACTATGCGAGATGTCTTGGATTTGAAGTTGTTCCGTTTCTAACATATACAAATAATGATAAAGAGACTCTTTCATTGATTATTGAATCTTTGAAAAATGGTGCAAACGTAAATAGTTATCCGATAGACGGATTGGTTCTTGCTCTTAACGATATTCAATATGGAGAGTCACTTGGCATGACCGGACATCATCCAAAACATTCTATTGCCTTTAAATTCTATGACGAAGAAGTAGAAACTACTTTATTAAATATTGAATGGTCGATGGGGAAAAGCGGAAATCTTACGCCAGTTGCAATTTTTGAACCAGTAGATATTGATGGTACTACAATAGAACGTGCAAGCCTTCATAATATAACTATAATGAATAATTTATCTGGCGGATTTGAAAGAATAGGTGATACATTAACAATCTTTAAAGCCAACCAAATTATTCCTCAAATTAGAACTTGGATTCATACAGGCGAATATTCAAAAGAAAGACATCTTGATATTCCATTACATTGTCCGATATGTAATTCACCAACAAAAATTAAGCAAGACAACGATGCAAAAGTTTTAGTCTGTACTAATCCATCTTGTAAAGGGAAGCTTCTCGGAAGACTATCACATTTCGTATCTAAAAAAGGTATGGATATTGATGGACTATCTGATGAAACTTTGAAGAAATTCATTGAACTTGGATGGGCAAAAAATATTTTTGATATTTATTGTTTACCGGAGTATTTCAATGATCTATCAAAAATGGATGGATTTGGGGCAAAATCAGTAACAAAATTGCAAGATGCAATTGAAAAGAGTAAAACGACAGACCTTCAGCACTTCATTGCAGCGCTGAGTATTCCGAATATCGGTACATCACAGTCGAAAGAATTATGCAAAATATTTAAAACATGGGATGATTTTTCAGCAGCAGGATCCGGTAATTATGACTTCTCACAACTTGAAGGTTTTGGAACAGTATTAAATAGTAACATTCACACATGGTTCGACACGATGTATAAAGAAGATCAAATTGATCAACTTGCAAGAAATATTACATTTACAGAAAATGAAAATAGCATATCCACAGATACACTAAAAGGAAAAACGTTTGTAATTACAGGAAGTCTGAAACACTATAAAAACAGAGAAGAACTGAAATCTGTAATAGAACGAAATGGTGGTAAGGTTTCCGGAAGTATAAGTAAAAACACGTTTGCACTAATTAATAACAATATTAATTCAACATCTTCTAAAAACAAAAAGGCTAATTCTTTAGGAGTTCAAATTATTTCTGAAGAAGATTTCATTCAATTAATTTCTAAATAATTGAGTATATTGTAATATGCTCGATTAACACATATCAAAAATAAAAATTCCCAAATAATTAAATAAGGAGAAATTATGTCGTTTATAGTTAAACAGCCAAATGGTTTATATTGTAAATTTTCTACGATGTTCGACTGCCCTGTGCGTTTTAACATGACGGAGGAGGAATATATAGAATCTTGTGTGGAACGTGCAAAAAGAGAAGCTATTGATGTGTTAGAAAATCATCTAAAACCATTTGACATGATGATAGAAAAATTTCAACCCATTAACGTAACGGTAGAAGAATTTAATAAAATTTTAAAAGAGATGGGTTATAAAAAAGAATATAAGGAGTAATAAAAAATATGTACTTTAAAGTAAAATTAGGAAATTCTAATAACGCTGCTTTGTTTGTGTCTGTCTGTTCGTCATTTGAACCATATATAGATTATAAAATCGGTAGATATACAGTAGATGCAAAATCAATTATGGGAGTGCTTTCTACATCTTTGGATAAAGTAGCAACTGTAATTATTAACACAGATGACGAACATATTATTAAGTCATTTAAAAAAGATATTAATTTATGGATAGTGGAGGGGTAAGTTTGAAAATTCTATTAGAAGACATCAATGACGTTACTTGTTTCGTAAACGGCGGAAATTTCTATGAAGGGGAAATTGAAGTAGCACAAAAACGATATAGGATAAATGGAAGAAGCTTTATAGGAATGTGCAGTATAGATCTAACAGAACCAATCGATGTAAGGATTATAACGGAGAATCCGGTTTCAAAAGAAGATTTTTATAAATTTATCAAAAAGTGGGAGGTGAGAGAGTAAAGTGTTGATGTTTATAGGAACGATTCTACTACAAATTATAAACTTGCTACTTATTTTGTTTGGGGCAGTTTTAGTAATTGGATTATTAGCTGTAACAATAGTCTATTGTTGGAATAATAGGATGAACATAAGAGGAAGAAGTAGAAAAAGGAGAATGGATAATGATTAAATTTAAAAATACAGATGTTTGGGGATTTGAACATGCGTTACGGGGAATGAGAAATCCAATGAATAGTTGGAATAAAAGCGATAGCAAATATTGTGGAGACTTCGATGACTGTGAGAAATGTAATCTGAGAATAGATACTTGCGATGCATATCTTATCGGAGAAAATGATATGAATTTAGCACACAGACTTATCAAAGGCGGAAGCGAACATAGAAAATTCTTACGACAGATTTTTGTGTCTGTTGATATTACTGCGCCTATTTACTGGTGGAAAGAATTCGATACTTACAAGGTGGGTACTACAGCAAATAGCACAAGTACAATGCATAAAATACACGCCAAGAGATTTGAACGGGACGATTTTAGCATCGAACATCTTAAAAATTGTGATGAAGAACATTGGATGGTTTGTATGGATAATATTATTTCTTCATTAAATGTTGCAAGAGAAAAATATTTAGAAACAAAAGAAAAAAAATACTGGTGGCAAATGATCCAACTTCTTCCTAGCAGCTACAACCAAACACGTACCATCACAATGACATATGAGAACCTACTTAATATGTATCGGCAAAGAAGAAATCATAAACTAGATGAATGGTCTATTGGATTTATAGATTGGATTAAAACACTTCCATATTCTGAAGAATTAATTATGTATACAGAAGGAGAAAATAAATGATTGTTTTACTTGGAAAGACTTGTAGTGGCAAAGATACAATCCTAAACAAACTTGTAAAAGATTATGGGTATTTTAAACTAACAACTTACACGACTCGCCCTATGCGTAAAGGTGAAATTCAAGATAAAACATATCACTTTGTTTCAGAAGAAGAGTTTTTGGACAAGCTGAATTCAGAGTTCTTCTTAGAACATAAAAAATATGAAACGGCTGAGGGTGAATGGTATTACGGTTCTGCAAAAGAAGATTATGAGAACGGTGACAATAACTCAGTTATCATTCTTACACCAAGTGGATTTGAAGCATTAAAAGTGTACATTGCCAGACAAAAAGTGGATATTGATATTGTATCAATATATATCTATGCAAATAACAAAACGATATCTAATCGCTTAAAGAAACGTGGAGATAAAAAAGAAGAAGCTGATAGAAGAATTAAAGCGGACAGTGTTGATTTTAAAAATGTCGTTGACATAGTAGATAAGATTTTTTACAACAACGAGACAAATGATTTGGATGAAGTAGTCAAGAAAGTTCATGAATACATTAAATATAGAAACGAGGATAAAAATTGAAAAAGAAAATGTACTTAGCTGGAGCAATCGGTTGCTATAAAGACAATTCTGAAAAAGCTATGCAATGGAGAAAAAACATTTGCAGAATTTTATATGAGCGTGGGTGCGAAAGCGAGTGGGAAGCTTTTGATCCGACAAAATATTATAATTATTGGAATCCTATCCATAAAACCGAAAAAGAAATTATGCGGTTTGAATTTAATCGAATTAAACAGTGTGATGTTGTACTTGTGAATTTAAAAGACATTAACATATCGATTGGCACATCTGACGAATTATTATTTTCATATCTTAATGGAATTCCTATAGTTGGGTTTTGTGAAGAGTCTGATTATATTGATCTCATACATACTTGGAAAATTGAACAAATTGATAGGATTGAAAGCGGAAAAGACGCATTACAAAACGCACTGGATTATATCTTAAATTATTATTCATAAAACGGAGGAAATAAATAAACTTGATTAATACTAGCGGAATGCTAATGAGACAATTAGAAAGGATGCGTGATGAACCTATAACAGCAATTTTAGATAATAAAGAATTTGTAATAGAGAATATTATTCATGTAAAAGATTATACTGACTCGCCGTCATCTCATTTGGCATTAAAAATTCGTGACGGTGGGGAAGGTAATATTAAAAGATAAGAATGTAGGAGGTATATGTTTATTGAAGGTTATTAAAAGAGATTGTACAGAGGTCGAGTTTGACAAAAGTAAAATTTCTAATGCTATTTTGAAAGCAATGAGAAATGGCAGTGGTATTATTCGTCCTAAAATTGCCGAATCTATTGCTGATGAAATTTATAATGAATGTAAAAATAAAGACGAGGTAAGTATTTCTGAAATTGAAAGTCTTGTTTATGATAAGTTGATTTCAAAAAAACAGAGATTAACAGCAAAGGCATATGAGGGATACAGAAGTATTAGAGAATTTCAAAGAGAAAATTTAAATACAACAGATGAACAAATTGAAGAACTTCTTTCTGGATCAAGTGATTACTGGAATAATGAAAATTCAAATAAAAATCCAAAATTGCTAACAACACAGAGAGATTATATGGCAGGAATCTTGAGTACAGATATTACACGAAGGTTTCTTTTGCCACCTGAAATTGTACAGGCACATGATGAAGGTCTTCTTCATTTTCATGATGCAGATTATTATGCACAAAATGCAATAAGCAATTGTTGTTTGATTAATTTAGAAGACATGTTACAGAACGGTACATGCATTAATAAAGTTACAATTGATAAGCCACATAGATTAATTACAGCTACTACAATCGCTACACAAATTATTACAGCAGTAACCTCTAGCCAGTTTGGAGGTGCTACTATCACCTTAACACATTTAGCACCGTTTGTAAGAGATAGCTTCAACATTTATTTTGAAAAATACAAAAAAAGAGGACTTAATGAAGAACAGTGTAAAAAATTTGCTAAAGAAGATATTAAAAAGGAAATTTCAGACGCTGTACAAACATTTAATTATCAGTGCAACAGCATGACAACAACAAACGGACAAAGCCCATTTTTATCTGTTTGTATGTATCTTGGAGAGACTGAAGAATATAAAGAAGAGCTTGCAATGCTTATTGAAGAGTTTTTAAACCAGAGATTAACTGGACTAAAAAATGAAGTTGGTGTATATACAACACAAGCGTTCCCAAAACTTCTGTATGTTTTGGAAGACGCAAATGTATATGAAGATTCTCCATATTGGTATCTGACAGAATTGGCAGCTAAATGTACCGCAAAAAGAATGGTTCCAGATTATATTTCAGAAAAAATAATGTTAAAAAATAAAATCGATAAAAATGGCAATGGAAATTGCTATCCGTGTATGGGTAAGTGAAAATGCAGCCCAGGATAAACCGATTGAACCTTGCTTAAAGGGTGTGTGATTTGTATAAATCATGCTAACGGATAAGTCTTATAGAGAAGAGATTCAGTGACATAAGATTAGTACCGTGCCAACCCTATTACAAATAGGAAGTGTGTATCGACTAATGGTGATGAGTGTAGCCATGTAGGGTGGGAGATAAGCACCCACTCCAAGCAGTCGGCTCTGTGAAGAGAGTAACGGACTCTGAGAGAATATATAGTCAGTGTGTATAGTGATATACAGTTTAACGTGCAGAAGTTTTTTAACTCCATATGTAAATACAAATGGAACGGCTCAATATTACGGACGTTTTAACCAAGGTGTTGTTACTATTAATTTAGTTGATATTGCATTGTCATCTGGTGGAGATGTTAATACATTTTGGACTATTTTTGATGAAAGAACAGAATTATGTCATAAAGCTTTAAGACTTAGACATAAAAGACTTGAAGGAACTGTTTCAGATGTTGCTCCAATTCTATATCAAGATGGAGCATTCGCCAGATTAAAAAAGGGAGAAAAAATTGATGATCTACTCCATAACGGATATTCAACAATTTCTCTTGGATATGCTGGTTTGTATGAGTGTGTAAAATATATGACTGGTAAATCCCATACAGATAACGATAAAGGAACAGCGTTTGGTCTTGAAGTAATGCAAAAATTAAATGACAAATGTACAGAGTGGAAAATAGCGGAAAATATTGATTATAGCTTATATGGAAGTCCAATTGAATCTACTACATATAAATTTGCAAAGTGTTTAAAGAAAAGATTTGGAATTATAGATGAAATTACAGATCGTGATTATATTACAAATTCATATCATGTTCCTGTATTTGAAAAAATTGATCCATTTACTAAGCTTGATTTAGAAAGCCAGTTTCAGAAATTGTCTCCGGGTGGAGCGATCAGTTATGTGGAATGTGCAGATTTAACGAAGAATACAAAGGTTGTATTAGAAGTTGTAAAATTTATTTATGACCATATTATGTATGCAGAATTAAATACAAAATCGGATTATTGTCAGCAGTGTGGATACGATGGTGAAATTAAAATCATTGATGAAAATGGAGAATTAATTTGGGAGTGTCCTAATTGTGGCAATAGAAATAAAGACACAATGAATGTAACACGGAGAACATGCGGATATATTGGAACTAACTTCTGGAATCAAGGACGTACAGAAGAAATTAAAGAACGATATGTTCATGTAGACGATCACGAGTCGGAGGTATAGTTTATGAATTATGCCAGTATTAGAGAAATGGATATTAGTAACGGAGAGAGCATTGGTGTTGCTCTCTTCGTACAAGGCTGCCATTTCCACTGTCATAACTGTTTTAATCAAGAAACATGGGATTTTAATGGTGGAAATGAGTGGAATGATGAAATAAAGGATAAATTCTTAGAATTAATTAATAGACCATATATTAAACGGATTACTATCCTTGGCGGCGAACCTTTAGCGAATGAAAGTGTAGAAAATATATTAGATTTAGTAAGTGAAATCAGAGTTTTATTTCCAGATAAGTCCATCTGGATTTATACAGGATATACATTTGAAGAAATACAACTGTTGTCTAAAGGCTTAGATCAAGAATCAATGAGGTTTAATAAATATAATAAAATGCGTCAAAACATTCTCGAGAACTGCGATGTGCTTGTGGATGGAAGATATATTGATGAACTAAGAGATATCACTCTTAAATGGAGAGGTTCATCAAACCAGAGAGTCATTGATGTGAAAAGATCGTTAAAACAAGGAAAAGTAATTTTATGGGAAAATCAATAATAAAAAAGAAAGATACTCTATATTATGCAAGAATCATTCCTACAGTTGGCATATTCGATGTATGCCAACTAACTATTAGAACAGTAAAAGACGATTATTTTGTAGGGTGTGATAAAACAGACAAACATTCGTATTTGTTCTCTTATTCATCTTTGAATGAAACAGTTTTTCAAAAAAGAGAGGACGCTGTTAAGGTTGTTTTAAAAGCAGAACAAAATAATAAAAAGAAGATTAGTAATGAGGTATATTACGAAGAATATTAATTTTATAAAATTTTAAAGGAGAAAATATATGAAGCAGCTTAAACTACATAAAGAATGTACACACGACAAATTAGTAAAATTTGGATTTAGAAAATACGGCTTGAGTTATAAGCTGTTTCTTCCACTGTATAAATACAAGACATATGATGTGATTATTGTAGAATTTTTGGTATCTACGATAGACCATTATATAGGATATGATGTAATAGATAATAATACGGGTACATTATATTTTCCATATTATTCAAATGATAATATTCATAATTTAGTTGAACAAAAAATTACAAAAAGGATAGAAGAAATTTTTGATGAGTTAAATAATCAAAACATTATTACAATATAAGAAGAGGTGAAAATGAAAAAACGAATTGCAAATGCAATATTATTTTTGACCAGTATTATATTTATCATGGTTTATATTATCCAAGTTAATAATTGTTATATTAGAGATGTAAAATTAAAAAATGTACTCAATACGACAGTAGAAATAACAAGACAGGCTTATTACAATCAAGTTCAAAACAATTTATTAAAACATATAAATATCTGCATCCAAACATCACATGACATATATACTAATTCTAAAATCTATATTCAAGAAATAAATTCCCATTCTAATGAAGAGAATACTGTTTTTAAAGGCGTATATTCAATTACTGCATATACGGCAACAGGTTATCCAATGGCAAACGGAGAATATCCTTATGTAGGTTGCGCTGCATCATGTGATTTTCCGATAGGTACAGTTTTGGTTATTGAAGGGATTGGAACTTATGTAATTAAAGATGTTTGTCCTACAAGTGGTGTAATTGATATTTATATGAACAGTTATGATGAATGTATACAGTTCGGAAGACAGACGGCAAATGTATATACATGAGAAATTAGAGCTTGAGGAGAATAAACAATGAAAAGAATAGCAAAATTTGAAAAAGTAAGTTTCGGACAGTTTTCAGATAGTTGGAACGATATAATTCAGACAGAAGAAAAGGACGGAAGTGAAACCCGAAACGAAGAAGTGATCAAGGCGATTTACGATCAGATCAAGCTGCCTCGACGTGCAACGGCAGGAAGTGCGGGATATGACTTTTTTGCTCCGGTTGACATTATACTGAATCCGGGAGAAACGATTAAAATTCCGACAGGCATCAGGGTTTGGATGGAACCGGAATGGGTGCTGAAATGTTATCCGAGAAGCGGACTTGGGTTTAAGTTTCGGTTACAACTGAATAATACGGTCGGAATCATTGACAGTGATTATTACAATTCGGATAATGAAGGTCATATTTTTGCAAAACTTACAAATGACAGCAACGAAGAAAAAACAGTTCAGATTAAAGCAGGAGAAGGTTTTATGCAGGGAATCTTTGTGGAATACGGGATTACTGTTGACGATAGTGTGACCGATGTGAGAAACGGCGGATTCGGAAGCACGACAAAATAATTTTGATAAACTATGATAAAAATTAAAGAGTAAATAATGGGTGTCTACATATGGTAGACATCCGTTTTCCTTATTATTAAAGGGGTGATTTTTTGGATAAAATTCCATTATACGAAAAGATGAATTTAACAATTGAGCAAGCATCAGAATATTCAAATATAGGAGAAAATACTCTTAGACAGTATATTAAAGACAATCCTAACGAAAGATTTATCCTGTATGTGGGTAAAAAGATTTTAATTAAACGAAAAGAGTTTATTGAATGGAATTCTTCTACCTTTATTGTTAAATAAAATTTATAAAACAAAGAAATATATAATATATATTTTATGCTTTAAACAAATATGATATAGTATAGATAAGGTATTTTTATTTGATTGCATTGACTTTATTCTATACTAATTCACAAGATAAAAAAGGAGGATTCATATGGGTAAAGACCTAAGAGGACGAGAATTAGGCACTGGAATAAGTCAACGAAAAAACGGTAAATACCAAGGAAGATATGTTGATAGATTTGGTACTAGAAAAACTATTTATGATGATGATTTGAGATCTCTACACAAAAAGTTAACTACTGCAATTTATGAAAACGACCGTCAAATAAATCCAGTAAATGAAAAAACAACTGTCAGTGAATGGTTTGAATTATGGTTCAAAACATATAAAATTGGATTTGTTAAATCTGGAACACTATTAATATATCACAATATGTACGAATATCACATCAAAGATAAGATTGGTTATTTGCCGTTAACAAAAGTAACAAAAATGACATGCACTCAGTTATTAAAAAAATGCAAAGATAAAGATAATATGAGTTATGAAATGCTCAATAAAACAAAAATACTTCTCAAAGATATGTTTGATAAAGCCATAGAAGACAATTATCTTGTTAGAAACCCAATGAAAGGTGTCAAACTACCAATGAATAAACCTACTTGCGAAAGAAGAGTTTTAACACAATATGAGCAATCTGACTTCTTCGATTGTTGCAATGGTACGTTTTACAACAATCTTTTTGTGGTAGCAATTAATACCGGCTTAAGAATTGGCGAAATGGCGGCTTTAACATGGGACGATATTGATTTAAAAAATAAAGTAATCCATGTCAATAAAACAATGACATACCAAAAATATCTTGACGAAGATTGCAAAAACTTTCACATTGAAGATCCTAAAACTTATACAAGCAGAAGAGATGTCCCAATTAATGAAATTTGTATGACTGCATTAAAGAAACAATATATGCAAAAAAATATTATTGCAAATAGAGAACATGCAAAAGAATCTGAATTTCAAGATAGACTGTTTATAACAAAGTATAATACACCTATCAATGCTCAAATTGCTATAGATGCTATTAATAATATTATAAAAGAGATTAATACAATGCGAGATTCTTTAGATCAATTTGAAAAATTTTCGTTTCATACGTTCAGACACACGTTTGCAACTAGGTGTATTGAAAGCGGAATTAACCCTAAAGTTGTGCAAGAATATTTAGGACACGCAACATTACAAATGACAATGGATTTATATGTGCATATAACTGATGATGCAAAACATTCAGAGATTAAAAAGCTAAATAACATAAATACAAAAATTAATGAAAATGATGGTAATGCAGATAAAATATTTGACGAGAAAAAAGGTAATATAGTCATATTTGATAGCACTATGATGGCATAAGAAAAATTGATGATAAACACATATCAATGGTGTAAAAATGGTGTATTACACCATCAAGACACATTTTTAAGAGTGAAAAAAGCCTTGAAAACAAGGGGTTTGTGAGCTATGTTTGGAGCAAAACCATATTCTTATTACGTATATCAGGTGACACCGTATGATTTGTATGGAACGCCTTTTTAATGTGATATTTACGGGATTTATTGAAAAGTCAAAGTATATAAAATGATGTCAAATATCGGGCTGTATCGCAAAATTGGGAGTACAAAGGGAGTATAGAAGAGTTTTTATAGGAGTACAAAAAGTATGATATAAATTGTCTTATAGAAACATTGTGGGGGCATATTGTGTAAGTGCAATATGTCTTTAAATTTTATAACTATGGACTTTAGTCTGTTGAGCCCATTGGAGTTTTTCGTTGATCCGAAAAATGGAGATGGGCGAAACAATAAACCACCCGCTATGCGGGCAATGTCGTCAACTTAAGAGTATTTGTTAAAAAAAGCTGTATGCTAATAAAGTGATTGGATTTAT